CAAACTATACTTCTCACGCTAATGGTTCTCAATATACCGTTTCAAATTCATGGGTAACAAGAAATCTTTTTTCAATGCAATCGGGTGGTACGGCGATAGCGTCAAATACAGCATCAGGCCTTAGTGGCTGGAAATCTTGGGCAGTATATGGTTATGGTAGTAATGGTGGTAAATTAATTATCACTTTAGACCAGGCACAATTTAATAATGCTAACACAACTCGTTCAGCAAGAATGTATGTCTTTTTAGGAGAAACACTTGAAGAGGAAGGCGTATTCAGTCCAGCATCATATACTTCAGAACCTACAACTGCACAAACTAATTTAAGATCAACTACAAGAGGAATAACACACAGTGGCAACGGAATTTATATTACACAAAGTGGTAATAATGCAAACATAGACATTATACAATACGACAATGATAATTTAGTTGCAGGTTTAGGAACAACTTCCAGCAGTATCGACAACGCAGAAATAACTGGCGACAATAATACACTATCAATTACACAGGGTAATAACTCAGGATCATTTAGTGATGGCAATACTGTTTTGCTAGATATTAACGGAAATAGTAACACTATGACAATACGACAAGGTGACAATATCGATGATGATGGTGACCATGATTTAAGATTAAATGTAGTTGGTAATAGTAATACAGGAACTTTCACTCAAGAAGAAGACGGAGCCGTTGGTAACTTGGGTCATTTTATGGATGTCGACATTGCAGGAAATAGTAACAATATAAATTTACAACAAAATGACGATGGCGATAAAATGATGTTTGTGGATATTAACGGAAGTTCTAACACATTAGATTTAGACCAAGCCGGAACAGGAACACACTTTCAAGACATTACAGTTGGAAGTAACCAAACTGTTTCAGTTGACCAAGATGGATCAGGCGACCATGCCGCAACAATTAATATGTCTGGGTATTCAAGTACATTGGATTTACACCAAGATGGTAGTTCAGATAAGACATATAGTTTAACACAAAGTTGCACTAATGCCGCTGGTTGTGGAACAACGACCTTTACACAATCAGATTAGCACCCCAAATTTCCTTTAAATAAATACTAGTATGAAAAAATATTTAACGCATTGGTTAACTGCCTTTGTAACATTGGCAGTTCTAACCTTCTTCCATTACGGCAATAGTAGTATAGTTGAAATATTGAGACTTAAACAGTTTGATTTACTACAACAAACCGATACTCCGGTTGTATCCAACGACATTGGTATTGTAACAATAGATGAAGCATCTATTGAAAAATACGGACAGTGGCCCTGGAAACGTGATGTTCTAGCAGAACTTATTTGGAAGTTGCGTGAAGCAGGAGCAGGTGTAATTGTAATACCTATACTGTTTAGTGAAGATGATAGATTAGGCGGTGACCAAGCATTTGTTGAATCGATAGCCGGCAATGGGATTGTTATTGCACAAGTAGGAAGTTTAAAAGTAAATAAAAATGCGGTAACAAGAGGAGTTGCAACAATAGGTGATGCAGTACCTTATTTGTTCGAATGGCCCGGTATGTTAGGACCTATTCCGTTACTAGGCTTAAATGCAGACGGCGTTGGTGTTCTAAATACACCTAATGAGATAGATGGTGTTGTAAGACGTGTTCCTTTAATTATGAGAGTAGGCACTAACACATACCCATCAATAGCAATCGAAGTTATTAGAGTTAGTACAGGTAAACCAAGTTATCAAATTAAAGCAAACCAAGGCGGAATAGATAAAATTCGTGTTCCGGGATATCCAATTATTAGTACAGATCCCAATGGACAAATATGGTTACGTTGGAATAAAGAGTTTGAAACAATTAGTGCAAGTAGTGACGACTTTTCTTTATTCGCAGGCAAAACAGTTATTATAGGTTCGACAGCAGAAGGCATCGGTGGAGTAATTGCTACACCTACTGGTCCTAAATATAATTATATACCTTCGGCAGTAACACTACAAACAGTTATCGACGGAGACCAGATACAACGCCCGTATTGGGCCGTGCTAGTTGAATTACTAACTTCTGTTACGTTAGGTCTCCTTATTATTTTAATAAGTGTTAGATTACCATATTATATTGTTGGACTTACGATATTAAGTGTTAGTGCAGGATTAGTATATGGTTCATTGTATGCATGGCAACACTATTTGTATTTGCTCGATGTAACAATGCCATTAATAGTATTTGTACTTACAGGCTTTCATGCAGTGTTTAATAGATTTGTAAAAGAGTTTAGTTTAAAACAACAAATTAAAAAACAGTTTGAGCACTATCTAGCACCTGCTATGGTTAAGAAATTACAACAAAATCCAGAACTATTAAAGTTAGGTGGCGATACAAGAGAGTTAACTTTATTGTTTAGTGACATTAGAGGATTTACTCCTATTAGTGAACAATACAAAACAAATCCACAAGGGTTAACTTCTTTAATTAATAGGTACATGACACCTATGACAGATATTGTTATGAAAAACGAAGGCACAGTAGACAAGTATATTGGTGATGCACTTATGGCATTTTGGAACGCACCTTTAGATGTTCCTAAACAACGTGAATTAGCAATTAAAACTGCTGATGAGATGTTTGTTGCATTAAGAAAACTTAATAAAGAATTAGAATCCGAAGGATTAATGCCTATTAAAATTGGTGTTGGTATTAACACAGGTAGTGCTGTGGTAGGTAATATGGGGTCTAATCAACGTTTTGACTACTCAGTTTTGGGTGATTGTGTTAATTTAGCGGCAAGACTAGAGGGGCAAAGTAAAGAGTACGGTTTAACATTGTTAGTTGGTGAAAGTTCAGTATCCGACGAATACACATTCATAGAACTAGATAAAATAGCAGTTAAGGGCAAGACAGTACCGGCTACCATTTATACTGCTTTGTTTAGTGAGTGTGCAGTTAATTACGTCAAGGAACATGATAAATATTTGCAGTTATATAGAGATTCCAAGTGGGATCTAGCGATTAATCAAATTTCCAAATTACAAAGTGTATGCCCTGAAGAGCTTCATAATTACTATGAAGTAATGTCTGAACGGGCCCATGAGCTAAAAAGAAAAGGTACAAAACAATGGGACGGAGTATTCATCGCAACAAGCAAATAAAAGATTCGTTGAGTCTGGGTTCTGCACGAAAAGATAAACCAAAGACTAAGCCACCTTTAAGAGATTATATGCAACTGCGAATAGCAACACAAATGAGAGCAGATGCCGCCTACGCAAAAAGTAAAGCAAACGGCGAACAAGAATAAAAGAAAAGACAATCGACAAATGTTAAGTTTTAACAAAGAATGTAAAAATCCAATTGAATTAAGAACAGATAGTAAGTTACCTTATTTAATGTTCGATGTCAATATGCCTGTAGAAAATATTTTACAAGAAATATCACAAGCACAAGATAACTTTTATAATCACAGAGAAGACCAATCAAAAGGTTGGTCATCATTAGTTATGCACGGGCAAGGTGATGAATTCACTAATGCTCCAATGTTTTATGATATACAAGAAGAAGATGCAGTCTTTGATTGGACTAACGCAAGTAACAGTATACCTTCACTTAAACAATGGTTGTTAGAACAAAATTATTTTATAGACTTTGATAGAATTAGAATTATGTCTGTAGCACCCGGTGGTTATATTGAATCACATAGAGATTATGATAAAAGTAGATTAGGTCCTATCAACATTGCAATTAACAATCCAGAAGGATGTGAATTTGTTATGGAGGATGTCGGAGTTGTACCATTTAAACAAAATAAAGGTGCATGGTTAGATTTAAGTAACAAGCACAGTGTTCGTAATAATAGCAATGAACATAGATATCATATTATTTTACATGGTGGCAAAACTACAGAGTTTAAGAAACAGGCTTATGAAAACTACAGGAAGTTGATATGAATTTAGTAGCAGTAGCATTAAATTGTACAAGTGACGAGTACTTACACAACATAACTTGGTCAAACATATTTGATATGGGATTGATCAGAGATGATAATACTGTAGCAGATAACGAACATATTGATATATTTAAAATTACTGGTACATTAGACAGTACTCTTACTAACCTCAGAAACAAGGCAGATTACGCACTTATCGTTCGAGAAGGTACATATTTGCGTAACGAATTAATGTTAGATTTTGTAAAAGAAGCAATTAAAGATGAACCGGATATTATTGCATTTAAAAACATGAATAGTTTTTGTTTTGTTATACGATTAAATCATGATTGGTTTGTGTCAGGATCTGATACGTTTGTACAAGATGTTCCTGTTAATACAACAATAAAATGGTTTTCTAAAGAAGTTGGATTGGATACATTTGTCAAAACTGATGATGATTGGGAAACCGAACACAACTATAATTTAGACTTAGATAGGTTATATGTGGAAAACACAGAACCTGTGTACAAAGATTGTAGCAAAGAACAATACGATAAATTTTACTCTTATGATAAAACACTTTACTTATTGTGTGCTGGTAACAAACCATTTATAACATTAACTGAATATTATAAAAATAACGTAATACCTGACACAGTTGTGTTTTATGATATAAGCAAACACAGTATCGAGTACTACAAAGAAATTTATACCAATAAAGAAACGGTATTAAATCAGTTACCTGATAGTATAGACAGAGAAGATTTTTGGGATTGGTTTGAATCTATTCCAGTTGAATTCCTTAATAAGGATATTATAGAAGATTTTTCCTGGATAAAGCCTGGTTCTAGCATATGGCGTTCTAATATCTTTACATACTTGCCAACTAGAATTAAATATGGTGCAGATAATGTTGTTGCAATTAGACATAGGTTTGAAGACTATTGTAAAGATAATAACGTATTACAATGGAAATTCTTACCAATTGTTAAACTGCAAGTCCTACAAGAAATCCAGACAATAAAGCAACAGTAATTACGATAAGCATATCTTTATCATGCCATATAGGTTGTGATTTTAAATATATTTTAGTAGCAGTATTTTGACTATTAAGCCAGTTGTTATTTCTTTTTAGCATTCTTTAAGTTCTCTTTCTTAATCGATTCGATGTCATCGACAGTCATTGCGAGTTTCTTCCCCGTTAGTTTTTCGTATTCTTCTTTGAACTCTATAACCATGTTAATCTTTTGTGTTAATCTTATCATGTCGTTATCGAGCATTCTTATACGGTCAATTAACCCTATAAGTGTTCCACTAGTTGCGCCAATTAAAGGTTTAACTTCAATAGTTACCCATTTCCATATATAATATACGAAATATCCCATGCCCACCGCGGCAACAATAGGAAATCCGTAATCGCTAATTAAATCTGTTACTATCATGTTTAAATATCACTATCTTAACTTCCTTTTAATCCATAAAACAAGAGCATACACAGTTATTGCATATACTGTGGCTACACTAATATCTACCATATGTTCTCGCATATTATAGATAAATTCTATACCTGCTTGTACATCACCTATACCGGAAACACTATCATCTATTGTAATATTTTTAACTACACCGGCGTCAGTGAACTCTACACCAACTCTGTCTGCTTCGCCAAAACATTCAGTAATGCAACCATCATCAACGGGTGGTGCTTCCACTGTTTGGTTAATATCTATATCTGCCATTAGTCTCTCCTTGCGTCTTCTTTGCCTTCATTAGCGGCAATTCTGTCTACATTTGGTTTAACGCCAAATGCATAACTTATTAATGAATCCATTTTAACCAAGTCGTTATTCATTGTTTGTACACGGTTGTCTAAACTGCCTACAATACCTTTTAGCCCTTGAATACTACTAGTTACACTTGCAAGTATAAATTTTACTGTTGTAAAGACAAAGAAGCCAGCCGCTAAAGCACCTGCAATAGGGAAACCTAGTTCTGCTATGAGTTTAAAAATATCCATACATTCTCCTTGACATAACAACATAATTCTGTTATTATAATACTTAACTTACATTATTATTTACCTATCTTTGAAGAAGATAAGTACTAGTATAATAAGTTATTCAAGAGAGGCAAAGATGCACATAGTATATGGTAAAAAACAAGCAGAAGCATTAAGAGACAGGTACACCGTGCTTGAACTAGACACGGTTACTGTGAAAGAAAAGAACACAGACCTTACACTATATGCAGTTGTAGATACTGCTAAACTAAGCCTTGACAGTTTACCACAGTTAGAAAACTGGACAAAGTTGCACGAAGACTTTGTAATTGAATTGAACAACAATAATACAGAATATTGCCTACAAGCAGTAGACCATCTAACCGGACAGTTTGGTGGAGAATTAGACACTTTTTATCAACACGTTAGGGAGAGGTTCAATGATTAATATACACATAGTAGGCGATGGCAAAAATTTATATGCCGTAAAAACATTACTTGAAATTAATGCAGTACAGTTCGATGATGAAATTCAAGTTACTTGTTTTGGTGATAATTATTTGAACCCAGCATATGTTAGAAAATTTACATCAACACTAACAATGCATGATATTGTCAGAGGTGCTGACATTGTAGTTTGTACAAACCCAAACTATGAAGATGACAATATAGTAGGCTTATGTTCAGAATTCGGAATACCGTTACTTTGTACATTTGCATTACAAGATGACGTAGCACCGCACAATAACATTATTTTAGATGATATTAATTTACAATATGCGGCAACGGATATGTGGATTAAACGTATTGTTAATGTAAACGAGAATGTAAAGTCTATCAAACATTTTACAGGAATTTCTAAAACTAGTGAAACAGGTGAAAATGCTTTACCTGGATTGTCATTAGAAGATTACCAAGAAGTAATGAATAACGTATTAGGGCAACCTAAACTTATTAAGTTACAAAATAAATATTTTTTCGCTAGTGAAATTGATTCATGGCTAGGAGATGATAATATCGACATACAAACAAACTGGATAGCAGATACCGACAACGTTGATGCTAGTAAAGTTGATTGGCACACAGAAACATTGTTCCATACTACGGTTACAAGTAGTTCAGAGTATCAAACAGAAGATTTAGTAAAACACAGTCATTTACTGATACCTGGACGAAGAACACTTAACAGTTGGCATTATGCTAACGCCTGTGTAGTTGCTAGTTTTGTTTATATGTGGCATCGAGGGTTTCTACCCGAGAACTGCACAAGTTACGAGCAGATTGACCACAGTACATTTGTTGATAACATCTTTGGCGGAATGTTCAAACTAGCATAACCTTTAAAGAATAATCACAAAATGAAACAATCAAAGACACTATACAAGACACTCATATCTGAATATACCAGGCGTATAGCAGAAATGAAAGACAATCTTCCACTAATAGAAGATGTAAAAGAAGAAGCAGAAACAAGAATTAAAATACAAGACTTAACAGAGAAATTAGACTCGTTAAAAGATTTTTGGCAAGACGCAGAAAAAGAGTTGACAATCGAGCAATAGTTCGTTATAATGAAACAAATACTTGTACTGTATTCAATAATAAGACATTGAAAATTTTAACAGGTAAATAATATCAACGCCGCTTTAGCTCATTTGGTAGAGCAACTGATTTGTAATCAGTAGGTGCCCAGTTCGAATCCGGGAAGCGGCACCACAGAAAAATAAATTGCGTGAATGATCGTAACAAAAATAATAAACATAATACCAGATATCGTGGCATGAATCCTAATGCAAAATCAAATAGGATGCAAAGTATAAAAGTAGCACCAGACGAAGTAGTCGGCGCTAGAAAGAAATTATACGCAGAATGTAAAGCGGCTGGTTTGACTGATATGCAGGCACTAGTTAAGTGTTTTGAAATCGTACCTAAATAAAAATACTCCGGAGAGATGGCTGAGCGGTTGAAAGCACCGGTTTACTAAACCGGCAAAGGGGCAACTCTTTCCTGGGTTCAAATCCCAGTCTCTCCGCCACTTTTATGGCTCTTGACAACACTCGTTGAATGTTATATTATAGTATTAGTATGTTACAAAAAGAATTTAGTTTTGGGGGATTAGCTCATCTGGGAGAGCGCCTGATTTGCATTCAGGAGGTAGCAGGTTCGATCCCTGTATCCTCCACCAAAACTATAAAGGCACCCTTAGCTCATCTGGATAGAGCGTTGGTTTGCGGAACCAGAGGTAATAGGTTCGAGTCCTGTAGGGTGCGCCAAATTAAGGAGAAATGCTATGTTGCATAAAATAAGTCAGTTCTGTGAAAAGATAGACAGCATTAAGGTACAATCGGATAAGTTACGAGATATGAAGTACGGTCCAATTAAATCGTCTAAAGACGAGATTGATGTTGCTATACAAACAATCCAAGCAGACTGTTTACTATTAGCCAAAGACACTAGTAAGTACGAAAAGTAGAGTCTTATACGGCTACGCAATAGTATTGATAAATACATTGTATAAAACAATCCAAAAGGATAAAAATGAAAATGTATTGGTACAATACTGTTGACAATCTATATAAGCAGGATAAAACTAAATTTCTAAAGTTAGTAGAATTAAAAGCTCAGATCATAAGAGATACAATGGGCGATTTTACAACTGACGAATATAGCACTGCATTGGTGTTGGGCTTCAATCCTATTCTTTGGGCATTATGCAAAGACAACGTAGATGCTTTTAAGTATCATGTATTGTGTAGAGATGATCATGAATCGGAATTTATCCGTAACCATGAAGATTTAAAGCACGTTACAGTATTAACTAAAGATGAAATTACAGATCAAAAGTTTGATGTTACATTAGCATTGGATAGTTATTTTACGAGATACGGAACTGAGGATACTCAGAAACAAATTATTGCTGATGCACATGGTTATACTAGAAAAGCATTAGTAACTACTATTAAAGATTTCAAAAATATGAAGTCAGTGGACCGTTTAGTGGATCCACCCATGGTTATTAATAGTGGTGAAGCAAGTCATGTATTTGTATGCCATAGAACATGGGATCGTGCAGACAAGCAGAAATTCAACGAAACAATGTATCAGTTAAGCAACGGTAAATTAATATCCGAGGTAACTGAAATAAAAAGAACATTATATTTCAAGCAACTTGCAAAATATATACACGACTTAGGCTGTTCAGATTTTAAAATATCTCAAAGCCTGTTTTACAAAAACCTATTCAGTAGAAGTTACGAGTATATTGCAGTTGCCAAGATTTAATAATAAATCAAAGAGGCAACAATGTCACAAGAACTACAAAACGCATTACAGTCATTCATACGTGAAACTGTAGAAAAACAAATACGAGAGAACCTTAATAAAGTAAATCTTAAGGAATCTGTCGCAGAATTTGTTAAACAATCTGTACAAGAAACAATCGATAGTTTAGAATTCCCAACTGGGTCTATTAACAATAGTGCAGTTAATTGGGAAGGATTTAGAATGAACGCTGGTATGATTACTGGCGATTTTAAACACCTTAGTACTGAATTACTTTCAACTCCAGAGTTAGATGTTGACGCAAATGGTGTGCAAGTAACACACGCATTACACTCTCCAGACATTACATCAGAAAATTTAAACACTAACAACTTAAATGCACAAGAAATTACAGTAGATAAATTAACAGTAACAGGGTTATTAACTGCTGATAGCATACAAGGATTATCAGAATTACAAGATTTTGTAGCAGGCGATAGTTTGCCTAAAACTATAATTAACAGTAATCTTAAGTCGGTTGGTAACTTATCAGACTTGGTTGTAGTAGGTGAAACATTACTTGGTAACACATTATACGCATCGAGTACAAAAAGAGTTGGCATTAATACAGACGAACCAACAAGCACATTAACCTTATGGGACGAGGAAACAAATCTTAATATAGGTAAGAGCAAACAACATACAGTTGAGATTAGATCCAAAAGCAATATGGAAATTGGCTCAGCGACACACAACAACATTGTATTAACACAAGACGGTGAAACAAAAATATCTAACCCTGTACTTGCAGGCACAAGACATTCTTCAGTAACAGAAACACCAGGACATTCCGGAGAAAAAGGCGACATTGCATGGAATAGTAATCCAGCAGTTGGTCAACCGGTTGGTTGGATTTGTTTAGGTGGCACAGTTTGGGCCATTATTGGACAAGCTCAATAATGGATGTTGGTTACGCAATAGGTAATGCTAATAGTAGGAAAGATTTTGATTTACGAAAACTTTTTGGCAGAGGTATTACATATGGGTGTAACAGTATTCACAGAGACTTTGTTGTAGAGAATATAGTTTGTAATAAGTTACATCATTTACAAGAAGCAGTGGAACACAATTTACAAAAAAAGTCCTACTTGTTTACAACAACTGACTTAATCAACATTGTTAAGAATCCATACTTACAAGTATTACCAGAAATACCTTACACTATTACACACGAAAAAGATGAAGAAAAGAATTGGACATCCGGTTCTTATGCAATACTACTTGCCGCATTAGAAAATGAAATTGTAACTATTATTGGTTATGATTTTATTGGTTCTGGCGAACGATCAATGAAAAATCCTTTTGGTGCAATTAATTGTATCTATTCAGGATCACAAAACAATCCAAAAGAAACTGCAAAGCAACGTGACATGGGATATGATGTCCAACAAATAGGACACATTATTGAACACTTCAACGATGTTAAGTTTATATTTGTTAATGACTGGACACCGGACAGTCTTTTAAATCACCCAAATGCGTATGCCGATACTTACGAAAACTTAGAAAATCAACTGTTGACAACATAATATAATTGTGCTAACATAGTGTTATGTTTAGTTTAATGTATAGGATATTATGTTTAATCAAGATATAAAAAGAGTTGGTTTCGCTTGTAAGTACATGGTAGCAGATCAAACCCAAAATAAAAAAGTATTAGAAGAACTGCAACGTCCTTACAACAGTAGGTCGACAACAATCTCATGGCTTAATAGGCAAACTAAAGAAGTTGCTGAACAACGACTTTGGGATATTATGGTTCATAATATTGAATCGTACAAAAATCTTATTACCTATGTAAGTACATTACAACCAGAACTAAGAATGCTTAGACTAGGCAGTGACTTGCTACCAGCATACACAGAACCTAGTTGGCGTTACTTTTGGCAACAAGCATATGTACAAAAATATTTAGAAGACAACTTAATTAAAGTAGGCGACATTGCCAGACAACATGATGTACGTCTTAGTATGCACCCTGGTCAATTTGTTGTATTAGCAAGTGATAGGCCCGAAGTTGTAGAACGTAGTATAGAGGAGTTCGAATATCATGTTGATTGCATCAAATTCATGGGCTACGGCAAGGAGTTCCAAGACTTCAAATGCAATGTCCATATATCAGGTAGACAAGGTCCAACCGGTATCATTAATGTCCTCCCAAGACTTTCTAAAGAGGCGAGAAATGTTATTACCATTGAAAACGACGAAAACTCGTGGGGCATCGAAGACAGTCTCGAACTTGGCAAGCACCTCGCACTCGTACTTGACATACACCATCACTGGGTCAAAAGTGGTGAATACATACAACCCTCCGATGATAGATTTAAAGGCGTAATAGATAGTTGGCGTGGCTTACGTCCTGCAATGCATTATTCAGTAAGTAGACTTGACTATCTTATAGACCACGATGTTAACACATTACCTGATAAGGAATTATTATTAGAACAAGGTTACAAAAAAGGCAAGATGCGTGGACATAGTGACTTTATGTGGAATAATGCGGTAAATACTTGGGCATCCACATTTAATGAGTTTGCAGATATTATGGTAGAATCAAAAGCAAAGAATTTAGCAAGTATAAAATTCTTTGAATCTTTTAACAATTAAGAGGTAATGTTATGGTATTAACAGTTTGGCATTGCAGTGCGTTTATAATCTTTACAGGTGCTTGTGCTTATTATAATTGGAAAGCAGGAGTAGAACACGGTGTTACTACGACATTAGACGTATTACAACAATCTGGTGTTATTGATATAACAGATGACAGAATACATCAAACAGTGGATAAAATAGATAAAGAGAATAATGAAGATTAATCACGAACCTTTAACTGATACTGATCAAGTGGAGAAATATTATGGAGTCGAAACCGGAGGCGAAGTACGATACATTTGCACTACTGAGCTCGATAAGCCTGACGTGCCTGTTGACATTTTTTACAAGTCCAAGCCTAGACTTGACGATCATCGTGGGTATTTTGGCATATATTGGGATAAGGATAGTGGGTCCTTATATAGTATGAATGCTGACATGGTTGAAGGTATGCAGTTTGCTATGGTGGAAAAAGACGGTCTATGGCATTATAGTAGTACAGTAAGTGATGAGAAGATGGTAGACGACAAAACTGTCGGTGGTGGCAGGCAAAGCATTACAGGGTGGGGGTTTGACATTTTTACCTTAGACCAAGGCGTATTCATTGTATTAGATAAATAGTTGTACGTTGGAGGGAAGTGCTAATTTCCCTAGTAATATCTATTACTAAATTTATTGGTCGGATTTGAAAAAACTAATTATTAGTTCACGTGTTAACGGATTTGAATACTCTCTCTCCAACCCACTAATTGTCCTTTACACATCGAGAAACATATGACATCCGTCTTTATTTTACTTCTGATTAAGCACACATTTTGTGACTTATTCATGCAGTCAACACGACCATCCGCAGATAAGAGCAACTTATTTAATCGAGGTTTACATAGACACTGTATTGACCATGCAGTAGCAACACTAATCATATTACTATTCTTTATAGATATCAAATATGCATTACTATTATCAATGTTTGATTACACTACACATTGTATAATAGATTGGTTAAAACACATAATATTAAACAAGTACAAAGTAATTAAAAATGGCAAAATGTTTTGGGGATTACAAACTATTGACCAAGCATTACATTATATAAATTACTTTGTTATAGTTACATTAATAGGATACATTTAAAAAATGATACAAGGCAAGTTTCACACAGAAATAGATGAAGTAACTTATGACCGACAAGCCTTGGAAGATTTATTTGAAGAGCATAGACACCTTATAGAAAACTTTGGTGATTATATGCAGTATCTAGCAAGAGGTACTAAAAGAGAATTTAAAGGTCGGCAAGGAATGAATACAATAGCAATAAGGAAAAAGAACGATATGTCTTTGTTAGACTTTCCTGTTGTTAGAGATTTAGTAGATAAGTTTAATTGGGGCGAATATCCTGATCCAGACCATATTGATATACTACATTATGATGTTGGTTACAAGTTTCACCCACATACTGATCATTTTATGAATTGTGCTATTATGTTTCCAATATTACCTGTAAAAGACATTACTCCTATTAGTTTCTTTAGTAGAGAAGGTATTGAACCAGAAAGAAATATCAACTACGAAAAGAAATACGGTTGGGACGATAATGATATAGATTACTTACATCATTATAGTCTAGAACACCCTACTATGTTTAACGGAATGGCAGTACACGGTGTTCCAGAGATAACCTCAGAACGTGTAATTCTTAGACTAAAATGTTTAGGTGAAACATATGACTCTGTTGTAGGAAAATTAAAGCAAGGAACATTTGTAAAATAATATGAATTTAAAAGTCATAGAAGTTACACATTACACTGATAAACTATTTAAAATAAAATTAGAAAGACCACCAACATACAGATTTGTTGCGGGTGAGTTTACTATGATTGGATTAGATAACTGGTCAAAAAAACTACAAAAAAATAAACCTATAATGAGAGCATACAGTTTTACTAGTGGACCGTATGATGAGTTTTTAGAATTCTACAGTATTAAAGTAGAAGATGGTCCATTAACTAGTAGACTAAAAGATATTAAAGTAGATGATGAATTAATAGTAGGTGAAAAACCCACTGGCACTCTTACACTTAATAATTTAGAACTAGGAGGCAATTTGCATTTAGTTGCAACTGGTACAGGCATTGCTCCGTTTATTAGTTTATTAAGAGACCCAACAACATATGATTACTTTGATAGTATATCAGTGTATTGGACTGTTCCACTTGTACAAGATTTGAGATCATATAACACATTCTTAGAAGAACAAGACATTACATATTTCCCAACAGTAACTAGAGAAGAATTTAAGAACCAAGGACGAATTACCAAATACATTGACGCCGGTATATGGGACGACATTACTCCAAAAACTGATAAAGTTATGATATGTGGTAGCATGGATTTTAACTTAGAAATGAAACAACGTTTAGAAGACAAAGGTTACACTGAAGGGAACAATCGTTCTGCAGGATCTTATACATTAGAACGAGCGTTTGTTGGGTAAAATAATTGAGCCTTAAAACGTTCTATAACCGCAGGATTATTTCCCGATTGTTCTATAAACATTTTTATAGCAATAAGCCCGGAACCTAAAAACACCAATCTATCATCGATATATAACCTTGATCTTGTAGTTGCGTACTCAAGTACAATATTCTTATGACTATATCTCATACAATTATTTACCCAAAAAGGTTGACGGGTGGGTTTATTTTGTGTTATAATTGTTTCGTAATTAAGAAAAACTAAAGGAAAGGTATTATGGGTATTACAGTATATGAACGTAGTTTAGATGATTGTGTACAAACAAAGATTGATTACTACAATCAACCACATTTGCTTAACAACATCCACCACCCTGCAGGATTTAAGGGTACATTTGCATTTAGTGATTACAAGAAGATTCCGGAAGTGTTCCATGCATACTTGCAACGACATTTTCAACAGTATCGTCTTCGTCGAATGGATATAGAAAAAGTTAATGAACTATTAAACACAATATGGAACAATGATGGGTTAGAACAGATGTTCTTATTAGAACAAGCAATGTTTAATAGTGATAGTGATGTCCGTTTAAGTGCTACAGATACTTCGCTTTTAAAGAAAAAGATGGCATATGATGAAGTCGAAGACGACCAAGAAATGGTTGACAAAGCGATGAAAGATGCTATAATTAGTGAGTAAGTTAACAAAAAAGCCAATATAATAGCACTAAAATAAAAGGTTGACAAACAGGCTAGATGTGCTATTATAAAGTATAAGTTAAACAAAAGGAGATACTAAATGACAACATTTGTAAAAGACAATTTTAATTATGACGGAATGTACTTAACGTATAACAACGATAGTACACAACATTATGGTAACAATGAGTTTGTTGCTAGGTTTAAATATGTTAAATTTGCAGGTGCATTTAAGTCTTTTCTTATTAAAAACTTTACTACTGATGAGTATTTTGCTAGATATAAAGCAGGTGAAAGTCCGTTAACAATACTAGAATCTAAAGGTTTTGTTACTCCACAAGCAAAGAAATTGTGTAAGCAATATGGCATGGAACCTACTAATGAGAACTATATGGCAATAATTCGTAAAATGGTTGACGAAAGGGATAGCAAATAATGAAGAATATTACTAGTTTAGCAAGTCTATACAAAAGAGATACTAAAGGTAAATTAAGAATTTGGACTATCGAGCATGGTTACGATTCCGAAGATGTAGCAGGTATTAGGACCATTTCAGGTTTAGTTGATGGTCAAAAAATTACAGGTGCATGGAATATATCAGTTGCTAAAAATACAGGTAGAGCAAATTCTACTACTTCACAAAGTCAAGCTCTTGCAGAAGCCAAAAGTGAATGGACTAAAAAAGCAGACAAAGAGTATTTTGAAAACGTAGATGATGTAGATAGTTACGAATTATTTAAGCCTATGTTGGCACACGATTTTACAAAAACTCCTGTAACAAGTGGATACACACAACCTAAGTTAGATGGTATCCGTTGTGTCACTGATACAAATGGTATGCATACACGTGGTGGTAAACCTATTAACAGTTGTCCGCACGTTATGGAGAGTTTAAGTGAACTAATTAAGTCTAACCCAAGTATTGTACTTGATGGAGAACTTTATAATCATGAACTAAAAGCAGACTTTCAAAAGATTGTTAGTTTAGTTCGTAAAGTAAAGTGTCGACCAGAAGAGATCGCTGAAGCAAGTGAGAAAGTACAATATCATATCTACGATATGTTTGATAAAAACAATCCTAGTATGACCTTTACTCAACGTAGTAAGTGGTTAGCAGATAATGTTTCAGGTAATCAAATTGTACTTGTTCCAACTGACAAAGCAGACAGTACAGAAGATATTGATAAGTTATATGGTGAATACACACAGGCGGGTTACGAAGGTCAAATGGTTCGTCAAGATAGTGCTTATGAATGTAAAAGAAGTAAAAATTTACTAAAACGGAAAGAGTTTATTACTGAAGAATATTCAGTAGTAGAAGTAGTAGAAGGACAGGGTAACTGGTCAGGTTATGCTAAAAAGTTTGTTCTTGTATTATCCGACGGTAAGCAGTTTAGTTCAGGAGTGCGAGGTTCACAAGCACAATTGAAAGCATTATGGGAAAGTACAGAAAAGCCTACTTGGGTAACTTGTAGATATTTTGAGTTATCAAATGACGGAGTTCCTAGGTTTCCTGTAGTTATTGATTATGGTATTGGAAAACGAGATGACTGAAATAAACACAGAAGGTCATCATCTAGTAGGATTTGAGTGGCCCGTGATTGGGTCAAAGGGCGATGAGTATACAGTTGTTATGTTAGACAGAGGATTTGAATGTAACTGTCCTGCATATGTTAAATGTAAACACATCAAAGGAGTTGAAAAAGGACTTATAGGAGACTGGTAATGACTGGCTTAGAAATTTATGGTATATTATTTGTAATTAACATTATTTTAACAGAAATTGATCCAGATATGCTGATGTTTTGCGTATCAGGGTGTGCATAATTTTAACAAGGAAATATGAAAAAAAAGAGAAATAAATTAGAAAGAAAACTCGACGAGTATAATCATACTATGGAATTAATTAGAACCATAGTTCCTATTATAATTCTAGGGCTTCAGGTAATTATATTGGTAAAACTAATACAATAATGTTCGAAAACAACTATATTTTACTAAAAGAATACTAAAAAGCCTTATTAATAAGGCTTTTTTTATGGTTGACAGATAAGCAATATGTGTTATTATAATACTATAAGTTAAACAAAAGGAGATGTATAAAATGGTTACACCAAAACAATACAACGTTTTAAGAGAAAACGAACTTGCTCTTGTTAAGCACATTGAAGCAATGAACAAAGATGCCGATAAGAAAATGGCAGAAACTAAGGGTCTATGGATAGGTCATTTAGTTACTGACCCAATGCATTGGGCAAGTTATGATGTATACACTCCAAAGCAGTTTGACAGGTATATGCTAGAAACCGATCATTACTATATAATGGCGGACAGGTATTCTAAAGGTTATGCTAGAAGCATTGACCTTACTAATTGGACAGATGCAGAAATTATGGCAGACATCGATAATGAAAGTGAGGTTGCTTAATGCCAAAACAATATAGTTCGCATGATTATAGAAGTACTACAGATGACGCAGTAGTAGTGGACGAACATAACACTATAATCAGACCGGCAAATAATTTAAAGGTACAGTTCAAAGACAAGCATGGCAATAAACACGAAGTAGAAGTATCTAGGTTGATACAAGTGTTTAACAATAACATCTGGAATCATAAAAGGAGTGTAAAATAATGGGTAGCATTACAAGTATATTCGGAGCAATATGGTTTACAGTAGTTGGTGTTGCAGAAACTGGCGCAGTTACTGGTAAAGATATTTTAACTACTGGTAAAGTAATTTACCAAATTAGTGAAAAAACAAAAGACGGAACCTGGGGAGATTCGGCACACGAAGAAGGTGCCCAAATTATTAAGGATATAGCAAGGGGCAGTAATACTCAGGGGAACCTAAATGCTAATCCGTTACCAACAATACCAAAGGGGAACAACTAATGTATAAACCACTTCCAGACGGACTAACAATTAAAAAATCAGGAGTACAAGGCTTAGGCTTGTTTGCTACAAAAGACTTTGAAGCATGGACGATACTAGGCATAGTGCATATATTAGATAAAAACTTTCCACATGGTAGCATAAGAACTGCCTTAGGTGCTTTTTACAATCATGCAGATGATCCTAATTGTAAAAATGTAAAAGGATTTTGGCATCAATTACCTGTAAAATATTTGCAAACAATAAAGCCAATTAAAGCAGGCGAAGAATTAACTGCAAAATATACATTGTACAATGACTTTGATGCAAACGGAAATTAACAATCTAACAAAGGAGTAAAATGACAAGCACAATTGATACACTAATAAAGATGGCAATTTTAATATTGCTAGTTTATATTTCAATATCAGTTAAGCAGTTACAAGATGAAGTGTTCTGGGACCAGAGTATTATGAAACCAGCGATAGGCGAATATCAAGGATATAGAGATAACTCAAATGAATTAAGAGATAATGTTATCGGTCTATTGAACGGTGCTTTACAAAACGCAATTAACGAACAGGAGAAATAATATGAGTATAGACACAGATGTCTTTTTTACTAAAGAAGATTTAGGCAAAAACCTTTACTCTAAAAAAACTTATTACACAGTTATGATAGAACAACACGTTCTAGCAAATGACAGTGATGACGCCGATAAGTTATTTTTAGATGGCGGTGGAATAGATTACGATAACGTTAACTCGAGCCTTGCAGAAGCAACTGGCGGAGTTGAAACAACTGTAGTAGATGCAAATTATACAGATTCGGATACTACGACTTTCTTAGGAAAAGTTGCATATGATGAAGATGATGAATATGCAGAAGAAGATGGTTCAGTTGTAATCGATACCTATGCAGAAGAAACCTCTCAACCCACAAATAGGGTAGAACAGATGGTAACATCACCGGAGTAATATATGGATAACCACACAAAGGCAGTTCTTAGGAAAATTAAAAAGTGGACATTGTGGACACTTTATCTTATGGTCTTTTCTTCCTCTGTATATGCAGTAGGAACATTTTATCCAAACAGTTGGGTAGTTAAACGAGTTACTACATTCACTGAAACTCAGATGATTAATGAATGGAAATCATACGGATACCAAGCACCAGAAATAGTGTACAGTAGCAATACAGAATTTATAATAGCAGTGGGCAAGTGTATTAGTTTCCATAACCTAACATTAACACAAAAACAAAGAGTACACAGAGATATAATTGTGGCAATGGCTGTACTAGAAACAGGACACGGCAAAAGCAGATTCGCTTTACAAGGTAATAATTTATTTGGTATAAGAACATGGGATTCAAAGGTTCCGCAACTAAAACCGTTGGATTTACCTAATGCAAAATTCGGTGTAAAAGTGTATAAAACTAAATGCGATAGTGTGCTTGATATGATTACTACTATTAATACACACCCAGCATACGACGGATTTCGCACTCTAAGAGACCAACAAATAGAGTCTGGAGTAATCGATTTAGATGCACAAATTGACCAATTGGACAAGTGGAGTACTAACCCAATATACACTAAATTAGTTAAGAATAAAGCCAAAAAGATTGAAGAAATATTGGTAAAATTTTATGGAAAATAGTGCATTTAGGGTCTTGACAGATAGAGCAAAGGTGCTATACTAGTAATATAAGTTAAACAAAAGGAGCAAAAAATGACAATAGAAAAGAAACCAGAAGCAGTTGAAAATCTAGTTATTGACCTTGATGGCCCAAATGGTAATGCATTTTATTTACTTGGTGTTGCAAAAGACTTGTGTAAACAAGCAGGACTTGATTTTACTAAAATTGAAAAGAAAATGACCGAAGGAGATTACATAAACTTAATAAAAGAGTTTGAAAGGTATTTTGGTCCAGTAGTTACATTGCAAACTAGCAATCCAGACTATTTAGATGCGTTTATGAGTCCAGACGTAGAAGAAACAGTGTTACATTAGGGCTTGACAGATAGACGTAAGATGTTATAATAATACTATAAGTTAAACAAATAAGGAGATACAAGATATGATGAAATCAGAAGAATTAGTTAAATTTAATGGTGAATGTGCAGATCCTCAAATTATTTGGGACGAAGCCTGTAAGGCTGGTATAGCCGCAGTTGATGCCTTTACGGCAAAACATGGTGAACCTATGTACTGTGGTTTTGGTAGTGTAAACATTTATCCTGCAAGAGGACATTTTGTTAAGTTTCTTAAACAAAACGAAATTGGTAGGAACGGTTATCCTAAGGGTTGGTCGTTTTCATATTATGCAGTAATGCCAAAAGATCATCCATTTAGGCATACACAATCTTTGGATATCAAAGAAGAATGTGTTAACGCAGTTGCTAATGTACTACAAAGTTTCGGACTTAAAGCATACGGAGTAGGAAGAGCAGACTAATGAGTAAGTTAGCAAATTATATAAACACTGCAACATCGTTGCAATTCTATGGAGACCCAGATCCTTTCCAAGTTAGGTTAGGTTTTGGGGACTACGAAATGAGTATTGTTAAGCATACTGGTTCGTATGGTAGCAAGATGGGTTTATATGAAATTGGTTGCTACAAAGACAACTTGATGGTTGAGATGCCTGGTATCACTGAAGATGGTAATACAGTAAAAGGATTTCTAACAGAGTCAGCAGTTGACAGTTTAATAATTAAGATGTTTACAGTAACTGGTAAAGATCCTATACAAATTGTGGAGCAAGTATAATGCAAACTAAAGAATTAGAAATGGCAATCCAAGCCATACGAGCAATTCGAACACAAACAGATTTAAATGAACTTGCACAAGCATGGAAAAGTCAACAAACTTTTATTGCCAATCGCATTGGACGAATGGTTAAGAAAGGCGACACTGTACAATGGGAAAACCGTGGTGTTGTTAAAACTGGAACGATTACTAAACTTAACAAAAAGACTTGTGAACTTAAAACCACAGGAGCAGGTAGTCAATACCAGATAACTAAAATCTACAATTCAATGATTGTAGGGAAGGTAGAGGCATAATGATTAGACTTGCTATTTTAATTGCAATATTTTTAGCAGTATATCCTATGATTGGGAATGGCTGGGAGCAGTTCAGTAATGACTTTGATGTTACTGGTGTGTTTGATTTTGTAACTAATGCATTTGATAAGATAAAAGGGTAATAATATGATAACAAATAAACAATCAAAAAATAGTTGGATTGATACAAACTATCTTCGTGAACGTGTATGTCGTTATACACCAGAACAACTTGTAGACAAATCATTCAAAGTTAAAAATTGGATGGATATGAATCCTGAGAATTGTTGGGTACAAGATGCTGGTAATGGAATTATTAACAAACTTAATGCAACTTATACTATGGAAGGACACATTTAATGAACGAAGTCTTAAATGATATCGAAGATTTGAATACGGCAATAACACTTCTTCAAGAAGGTGCAAGTGATGAAAAGCGACAAGGTATTACAATGTTGCAAAACATGGTTGTTGCTAAAGAAAGTCAATTCAAAGAGTTTGAAAAACAACTGGAATTCGAATTAGTATGAAAAATAAAGCCAGAGAAAATTATCTCGTACAAATGAAGAAACTCTGCGAACAAAGAACAACTGTTGCCCACCGGGGAATAGGAACTTTATCTGCAATAGTTCAAATGAATGGCGAGAGACCAGATTATCAAATTACTCCAGGAGTAATGGAACTTATTGAAGAATTGGTTCATGATTACAATAATTTTTCAGAACAAATTAAACACACAGATTTACTAATTGATTTAGTGGATCAGAAAATGGACGAAGCATAATGGATAACGTAATAGACGTTAAAGGAATGTTTGCGGCAAAACAATTACAAGCAAGTGTTCAACGAGATGTAGACTCTTCGAAGTTTACAGTACAAGTCGAATATGATATCGTAGATAACAAAACGTATAACTGGACTAATTTAGACTTTAAATTAATCGATAACAGAACTGGAAAAAAGAGTGAAATACCTATTACTAGTATTTGTAGCAATTAATCTAGGCGCCTGTTCGGCAACTACACAACCTACGAGTATTCACCGTACTAGTACGGCAGATATGAATTTTGAAAGAATTAATCACCTAGTGATTGACTGTAAGATAGCAAAAGCCCAATATGATTGGCTCGAAAGTGAAAAAAGCGGAAAGGTTGACAAACTAACATCTTCCGTGTATAGTAATACTAGAGCTGGACAAATATATGCAAGTTTTACAGGGAAAACAAAATGGGCATACACAACAAGGAGTGGATTACGAAATGCAGTCATCGATTTTAAACAAGATCAAATTCGTGAGCATTGTTGGCCTACTGTGCCTATCGGGTACTAGTTACGCAAAAGAACGTTGCAACATAATATCTGCAACAGAAACAATTAGTGTAACAGAGATAAAGCAGTATGACAGTGTTACAAAAAGTGTTATACCAAATAATGATGGTACTTTACAATGTAGTGTAATGTTTAATGCTTTAATTAATGGACAATGGTATCCTGCTTATGGTAAAGCAGATGGACATACAAACAAAAACTTTGTTTGTAACCAAGCATTGGAAAATGCACAACAAGAAGTAGTGCGTATTGCAGGTGCTGAAACAATTATTAGTAACCAACACATGGTGTGTGATGACAATAGTGATTATACACAAAAAACAGGTTACGAACCAGAATTTACTTACAAAGGTTTTAGATGTAAGTATTTCATGCAAACTATCGAGCAAGCCGGTAAGTTGTATAATGTAAGTCAACCCGCTTGTGAGATTGGTCCTGGACAATGGATTTCAATCGAAAACTGGTAAAGAGGAAAATATGAACAAAGCAACAACAATAATTGCGTTAGTAGGTGTAGTGTTTCTTTCGGCTTGTAGCACAATGACTCCTGGAAGTCCAGAGTCCCTTGCTAAATTGCAAAAGGAAAACGAAAAAGCCAAAATGAAGGTACTTGAGGATCAACTCGACGATATGCCTAAATGGTATTTGAAAACACCAACAAGCGATTATGCCGTTTATGCCGCTGGTACTGGTATTTCAGAGGATCCACAATACAGTTTGGATCTTGCTATTTTGAGAGCAAAAGTTATGTTAGCAGACAGACTGCAAGGCGAACTTTCTCAAAAATCTAATAGTGTAAAGACTCAAGGGTCTGAAGTAAACACACAAGCAACACAAAACATCATCGATGGTGTTAACGTTGCTGGCTATAAGGTTAAGCACAAAGTTCTGGAACTAGAATCTGGCAAGGTTAGAGCATATGTACTTCTTGAGTATCCAATAAATGGTACGAACGATGTCTTGGAATATAAGGCAACACAAGAAGCAAATGAGTTCAAGAAGAAGTTAGAAGCAGACGCTCTTAAAGACTTGAACAAACTATAGAATTACTTACTGCCCTTAGCTCAGTTGGATAGAGCAAGTGCCTTCTAAGCACTAGGTCAGAGGTTCGAATCCTCTAGGGCAGGCCAATGCGTAGGCGGTGATACTTAATTGTGTCATCGCCTTTTTGGGTGAATAAATACTAATATAATCCTAAGGTGAAAAAATGAAGGCTTTTGTCATTAATCATGTAAAAGAAGATCAACTTCCTACATGGTTTTATCAGGTCGCCACCAATTACACAAAATTAAATTTTGATTACTGTATGGCAGACCGTTTTGAAGAAAATGCTGATTGGCATTTCTTTGAAACTACTAATCTAAACTATGAACATTTCATAGATTATGATATGACAATCGTAGTTACGGCTGGAGTTATATTTCCTTATTCGTATTTCCAAAGAGTGATTGAACCACAGATTGGAAAATTTCGTTGGTATGATATAGGCCCAGATATTACAATTTATAATCCAAGTGGCACACACAATAATACAAAACTTGAACTATCTTATGACTTTCCTGTAGTTGATCCTTCAAATGCAGATACTTTTAGTGCTACTCACGATAGTGCAATAGACATGGTTTTAAAGAACTCAAATCTGGCATATGTTGTGCATAATGAGATACCAAAGCCCGTGTACGGGCGTATTACACCTATACAATGGGCAATGACAGTGAGCTCCGGCTTCTATATTAACTATATTTTAGAAGATGGTGGCTTTACTGAAGATACTATTGTTAACCATATTGATATAAGCAAAAGCAGTATAGCAGTTCGAAAGTATACTATTGCTAATTGGGACGGGGAAGATTATCTATCCTGGTTGGACCATTTATATGAGAAGTTTCCACTATTAAGTACCTTTAATGGTAAACAATTTCAACGTGGACACAAGCCTACACATGAAGTATTGGACCATATGAACAAAAAATGGACACATGATGAATGGATAACACATTGGACAACGTATAAGAAGTGTAAACACAATTTTTATGTTTGTAATTTAGGTGATCATACTGCACTCAAACGAATATTAGACGAACATGAAGCATATGACTTTAGTGTATTCTGGTATAATGGTGCATTAAAGAGACAACCAGCAAATGTTAACAAAACTAGCCAACAAAGTTATACAAATGTAAAACGGTTTATGAAAACCTTAGAATCATATAATCCTAAACTACTAGTGTATGGGTCAGATCATTGTTGCCATACATTTAATGGAACTAGTACTAAAGCCGCTTCAATAATGTTGAAAGACGGTGGCGATTCAAGAGCAAAATTATGGAAACGAGTGTAATACCACAACATAACAAGATTGGTGTATTGTTTAGCGGAGGTGCTGACAGTTCACTTATGTTGTATCAAATATCTAAAACACACCCTAACAGTGAATTATACTTGTATGTAGGTTCAAGATTAGATGATGGGCAATATCATTTAGACAATGTTGACAAAATACTAAACGAATTAAAGATAAGTAATATTAAAGCATATGCAATATATACTTTTAAAGATAGAGCCGAAGGAAAAGCAAAACGTGACAAGTTACGAAAAAAGTTTGCAGAATTCCACAATTTAGATTGTTACATAAACGGCTTTACTCGAAACCCTTCCGAGTATCTTGGAGAAGGATCAGACGAAACACGCAATCAAAAACTAGAAAAAGTAGTTACAACTAAAAACGGTTTAACTATGTATAGACCTTTAGCAGACTTAGATAAAAAAGACATTGCTAAACGTTACAAAGAGTACAACTTACTTGAAACACTTTTTCCGTTAACTATAAGTTGCGAAGCAACACAGCCACCGAGACCATGCAAAGAATGTTGGTGGTGTAAAGAAAGGCATTGGGCCTTTGGAGAATATTAATGCAATTTTATGATTTAGAATTTAGTAGAGACCCATTGTCGATGTGGGAAAAACTAAAAACACAACCACCTGTAAGTAAAGATGGTTATAATAGTTTATACGATTTTTGTAAAGCAACAAGTAGATATCATTTCGATGAATCGAGAGATGATATTGCAGAATTAGATGGCGATTGCCCACCAGTAATACCTGTTGGAAACTTTAGTGGTGACTGGGATCAAGCAGTTGCAGAATTAAGTGCAGAAACAAAACCAGCAGACTTTAAGTTTCGTAAACAAACAAGAAAAGACACGACAAACGACTGGGAAGAAAACGACTTTAAAAAATGGGGTTATGATATAGATGGTGGATACACTATTGCTAACAGAACATTACACCCTAAATTAAAAGATAGTTTACAATACATTGTAGATGCATTTGGTTTTGAAAAGCCGGGTGTAGTAAAGTTTGATGTACAAAAGCCTGGACAATGTTTTTATTGGCATTTAGATAACTTTGGTGGAGTACTTAAAAAATCCAGACAAGAATATGATAATGCTGATAAGGGAGACTTGGATCAACGCAAAGTAATGAGAACAATGATATTTTTAGATGATCAACGACAAGGACAGATATTTCAATTAGGTAATCTATTAATAAAGTGGAAACGTGGTGATTGTATTACATGGCCCTGGAGAGATGTTCCACATGGAACTTGTAATTACGGACACAGCCCAAGACCCGTGTTAAATATAACAGGCATAGTAACAGATAAAACTAGAGAATTTTTAAATGATGCAAGATACAGTAACATCAATATTTAAAGAAGGTAGTACAGACTTGTACAGATGGCCCGATTGTGCTGAACCTTTAATCGAAAAAGTAAACTCATTAAAGCCTTCAAAAGTATTAGACTTAGGCTGTGGTGCAAATTTATACAAAACAAGAATAGACAATTTAATTGGTATAGACATAGCAACACCAGAAGCAGACATAATTATAGAAATAGAAAACTTAACGTTTGCAGATAACAGTGTTGATGTTTGTCTTGCACTAGGAAGTATTAATTTTGGTAAAGAAGACTTAATTAGAAAACAGTTAGCACAAGTAAAACGTGTAACTAAACCTGGTGGTCATATATTCTTTAGAGTTATGTGCGAACATACACATAGGTTATATTATCCATGGAATGTTGAAAAAGTAAAACAATTTGCTAAAGAGTTTAATTTTACATTCGTAGATGGACCTAGAACTATATATAAAACCATCTGGGAAACTAGAGAAGACACAGTTGGTAACAGAGGACAGGAAAGGCTTTATTGGGAATGGACAGTATAGTATACAAAGGCACATCAGAAGCAGAACACCATTGTGTGTTGGAAGGTGTTGTGTGGGATAAACAAGAATTAATAAAATTCTACAAACAGTTCGACGACAGTTGTCACTTACCGTGGAACGAATTCAAAAAGAAGTACAACAAAGATAATCCGTATCGTAAAACACTTACAGACAAGTTTAGGCAAGTGTATGCTCCTAACTTCGAAGGTAAAGAGTTAATAGATTATCCTGTTATACAAAAGTTTATTAAACAGTTTAACTTTAAGGTTCCATTAGGAGTTACTGATGTACAAATATTAGCATATGAACCAGGCTTTTCGTTTGTACCTCATATTGATCAAGAAGTAGAAGTAAGTATTATGTTACCAATTATTCCAGATGATGGCGGTGAACCTTTAACATTTTCAGAAGGTGACGACTTTCGTAACCCTGGCAAAGAAATTTATAAAGTTTACTACAGTACAGAACACCCAACACTTGTAACAGGTAAAGTTATTCACAGTGTTGAGGAGATGAAAGGTTACAGAGTTGTTTTACGTTTTCGAACAAACGGAGAAACATACAATGACTTAATAGAAAAACACAAAAAAGGTAATTTTATTTTACCTTTAGAGTAAATAGGTGTTGACACTAGCAAGTATCTTTGTTATTATACATTATAAACGTTGAATAATATGGGTGTGGTGTTAACGGTAACACGTTGGATTCCAAATCCAAAATTTGCGGTTCGAATCCGTACACCTATGCCAACGTTGGGGAAATTATGAAGAAAGAAAAAGAAAACATCTTTGATACAACAACAAAGATTCGCATACTAAACGAAGAAATAAAATATGCCAAGAGTTGTATAAGAGAACATGATACTGGACATATACATACTGCTATTGGTTGGTTAGTTGATAGAGTAAACGACTTAAAAAGAAAAGCGAATTTGGGTGAGTAAAAGCGAGTGTGGCGGAATAGGTAGACGCAACGGACTTAAAATCCGTTATCTTTAAGGTGTGTGGGTTCGAGTCCCTCCATTCGCACCACCCAGAAATTAACAAAAACGTTGGGATATCGTCTAATGGTAGGACAACTGGTTTTGATCCAGTCAATCGAGGTTCGAATCCTTGTATCCCAGCCAAAATAAGTGCTTGACAACAAGTGTAAATGTGCTATACTAAAGTATAATTATAACAATAAAACAGAAGGACACATTATGGGAAGAAACCACACTCAAGATACTATTGATACAACAGGTTATAATAAAAGTGAACTTATACTAGTATTAACTAGAATGGTCAGAAGTGGAATAGCAAAAAATGTAGGTGATGCCATTAATCAGTTAGATGAAGGTAAGCACGATACAAAAGCCTTGCTCGACCAAGTGATCCAACAATATCAGGAACCTACGCCAGAAGGCGAAGCCGATCCTTTATACGTTAAAGTGAGATAAATATGTTTAATAAAGTAGGCGACTTTTTACAGTCGCGAAGTGAAAATAACGAAAGTAGAGCAGAACGTAGAGAAAATGCTCGTAAGGCTTATAAGTTAGCAAAGAAAATGCGTAAAGAACTTGAAAAAGATCCGGAACTTGCAAAAGCAGTAAGAGAAGGTAACAAGGAACTTAAACAGCCAATCAAATAACTATGAATAAAATTATAGACTGGCATAAAGATTATTGTGAGAGGCTTCGATTAATATTGAACGTATCTCATTATGCAATGTACTGGATGGCTTTTATAAAAGGAGCATTTTTAGTAGTATTAATCTGTATGCTGATGGGTTGCACGATAGGGAGCAAGAAAGTGAATCCACCACTAATGGTATTAGAGAAATTTTGGGACACTCTGGGATCAGGTGTGGATAAGACCAAATCCAAATCCAAAGATAAAGAAGTAGAAGAAAAAGAGTGGAATGAAGTTAAGTAAATGCAATGGTCAAAACGTGTACAATTCATTCAAGTAGACCCTACTAGTTATTGTAACGCAAAGTGTGTCAGTTGTGTAAGAAACATAGACGGCGGAGACACAATACCTCATTTACAACTTAACCATATAGATCCAAAAGTATGGGACAGAGTTATGTCCAAAGATACAAAAGGATCACTATTCAAAAAAATTCATTTTAATGGAGTTTGGGGAGATGCGTGTATGCACCCTGAACTTATTGCCATTTGTGAAAGCATTGTAACACACCACCCAGAAGCATCTATTGGCATTGCTACAAACGGAAGTATGCGTGATACTAAATGGTGGGAAAAACTATCTAAAGTATTACAACGTGCTAAATCACATAAGATTGAGTTTGCAATAGATGGATTAGAAGATACTCACCATTTATATAGACGTAATACAAGTTTCAAAAAGATATGTGAAAACGTTAAAGCATTTAATGATGTAGGCGGAAATGCCGAAATTGTTACTACTGCTTTCGACTACAATGTGGAGCAGTTAGACGCTATTACCCAACTAGCGACGGATTTGGGGTGTTGTAGCCACTGGATTCGACCTAGTTTTGCTAAGAATGAGACATTAGAAGTGTATGATAAGAGTTATAAAATATCACACGATAAAGTTAAAAACTTTAAACGTAAGAGCATAATACTTAAAGAAGACAAGTATAAAACAACATATATACCGGAACAAGCAGAACTAGATACTCCGTGTATATGGTATCAAGACATGAGAATACAAATAGATCCATGGGGAACAGTTTGGCCTTGTTGTTGGACAGCCACTAGAGCACCACAAGCCAAAGCAGAACCGTTCGATATGCCTGGATTTGATCCACAGGTTAACAACATATATGAAAACAAACTACTTGACATTCTATCCAATTCGTGGTATAATAAAAGACTATCCAGCATTATAGACAATAGAGAGTCTGTAGTGTGTAATAAGTTTTGTATCAATAAAACTAAAGTAATGAATAGGACAAGATAATATGACAATGCATTTAGTAGGTCCATATATGACCACAACGAAATATAATCGTAAAAAGAAACAAAAAAATTTAAGTGTTTCACAACAAGAAAATCTTGTAAGACAGTGGAAAGCACATAATAAAGATTGTCGTAGACGACACATACATTCAGCACAGTTTGAAAAGTTTGAAGACTTTTGTGCATATGTAAATGGTACTTATAAAGCACCAAAAGTAAAGACAACTGCTAAAACCTACGAACCTCCAAAGGTACGTGAAGGAAAGGTTTATCCAAGTTTAGGTAATAATATTGGAGGACCTGCTTTAAGAAAAGAAGTTATGGTTTATAGCGGTGAAAGGAAACTTTTAGGCATAGCAACTATGCATAAGAGCAATCTAGTGCCCGTATTCAGCGAAGACGAAGCAGTTGAGCTGGCTCAAATGAGGCGATAAACAGGTAAATAATACACAATGGCAAAAGACGGCACCATTAACGTGCAGGGCGTAGTGACACAAGTACTACCAAATGCACAATTCAAAGTCAAAGTCGAAGGACACGATACATCCGTAGTCGCTCACCTAAATGGAAAGATGCGAAAAAATAACATTAAAGTTTTGCTACAGGATAAAGTAGACCTAGAGATAAGCGTCTATGATATGAACAAAGGACGAATAATCTTTAGGCATAAAGAAGGATAAAGGAAAACGAATTTTCTCTATCACTATTATAACAAAAAGAAAAGGAGTCAAATATGACAAATTGGATTAAAGACAGAATAAAAGAACGAACATCACATTCAGGTGCGGCACTAGTCGCAATAGGTGTAGTTGTCCTAATTGCAGGACCGTTTGCTAGTATGGCGGCTTATGCCGCAATTATCTTTGGCGCATGGCAAATCTATAAAAAAGGTTAGTCATTAATGCCAATTCTAACAGCCTTGTATAAAGGCAAGAAGATTCAACGAGAATACACAGGCACGGACAATGTAATGATTGCTCTATACGACGATGTCGATTGGGGAACTTGCGGAGGTTCAGTAGCCTGTGGTTCATGTTGTTGCACAGTGTTAGAAGGTGAACAATATTTTAAAGAACCAAGTCAAGAAGAACAAGATATGCTTGACTTAGAAGGAAGACCTGGGCAAAGACTAGGTTGTCAATTAGATTTGGACAATGCTCCAGACGGAAAGATTTTAATAAGGATATGACAGTAGCAATACAAGACTTTAACAGAAGTTCTAATAGCGAAGGTAGTTTTGATTTTAGTATTACAGATACAAATGTAAAATTAGATGATGTTAGAGAACAATTACGAACTGTTAATGATCCAGATATTCATATAAATATATTTGAGTTAGGACTAATTTACCATTGCGATATAGTAGACGGTAAATGTAAGACTGTTATGACATTAACAAGTCCTTTTTGCCCAGTAGCAGGCGAAATGCCAGAATGGGTAAAAGACGCATTATTGAAAGTACCAGGAATTAATGAAGTAGATGTGGAAATGACATTTGAACCTACTTTTAACCCGGATCAAATGAGTGAGATAGCACGTTTCACATTAAACCTTGGAGAGGACGAACATGAAGACGAATACGTTACCAACACCACCAGATTTAGGTAAAAACATTGCTACTGATAAACCGGCTGTACAGAAGTTTAGTATGATACCGGCTATTACAGAAGCCGCAAAAGAATTTTTAATTAAAACTGCTGATAAACAAAACGCAACCAATGTATACTTTGGTGTACAAGGCGGAGGTTGTGCAGGTTTTAAATATAAGTGGGATTCTATCGAAACAGATAAAATTGATCCTGCTGATGAAGTTATTAAACTTAATGAAGAAAAGAATCTTATTATAGATAAGACAAGTTTATTTTATATTATGGGTACAACTATTGATTTACAAGAAGGCTTTGGAGGTTCTCAAATTGTTGTAGAAAACCCCCAAGCAACTTCTTCGTGTGGTTGTGGAGAATCCGTAGGATTCTAATTACTTAGGAGGAGGAATACGCATAGGTGTATCCTCCTTTTCTTTTGGTTCCACTTCCATATCCACTGGCTGAGACATCTTTTCTTCCATGTCCTTCCAACTACCTAGAACAAACTCTAGGGTTAACACTTCTCCCGATTCTATTGTAACCACCTTTACCGTAACGGCATCTCCATCTAACTTTGTTTTTAGATACTTAAAGATGTCGCCATACTCTTGTACCTTAACACTATCTATCTCTGTTAGGTATGATTCTTCAATCATTCCTGCTTTATATAGATTACTGTCAGGCGAGGCTTTTATTTTAACCAACTTCTTATCAACGTCGAAATCAACTTCGATGTTTAAAGCCGGTCTTCGTACTTCCCCGTACGAAATTATCCTGTCATAGACCCATCTTACATCATCAACGTGAATACTCATTGCCCAGGCTTGCGTCTTGGCATTTGGATCTCGACTTAGAATCATTAGTGTATTGATGCCTATTAAATTACCTTTATTATCAAATAGTGGACCTCCACTATTGCCAGGCATTATTAATGCATCGGATTGGATCAGCCGTTGCCACGGCGAAGATACGAAACGTTTCGGATTGCTAACAACACCTTTGCTAACACTCCAAATCATACCTTGCGGATGACCAATGACATAAATGTCGTCACCAAAATCAGGTTCTTTTCCCCACTCGATGTAGCGAAAAATATAATCTTCTGGTAAGTCGATTTTTATTACTGCAATATCCGATAATTTATCGTAGCCCACGATTGTTGCTTCGTATTCAGTCATGGATTTGTCATCATGCATCCATACTGAAATTGTATTCCCTTTTTCTATAACATGGTAGTTAGTAATAATATGTCCTTGTGGGGACACAATAATACCTGATCCCAATCCACCACTTTCCGGCATTGGAACCGGAGCAGTGTTATTAGTTGTTTCGTCTAATAAAGGTTTTACGTTTTTAATTGAAACTAGAACTGTTGATTTTAGATTATTATCGATATTCGCAAGACCACTATGAGCAGGTTGTATACTTGCTCCTACAAAAACGAAAAGACTAACGTAAACTACTAATAGATACCGTTGAACTTGCGTCATGTTTTAATGTCCTTTTTCTTAATGCACTATCTTTTTGTGCAAGTTTATAAACGTCTCCACACGAACCGCAGTAATGTTTGACATAACCATTTCTTTGACTCTTATTAAGTTCGCTTGAACTTTTAAGAATCATATTTTGGCAATTATCACATATTAATGCGAATACTTGCAGTCGACGATGTGTTGCTTTTTGCAGTCGTTGATGCCATTGTTTGATATATGTATATCCTAAATACATACAAGTATTTATGTTATTAGCGTTCGGTTACCAATTGTAGAGGATAAATAGTAGTACACAATATAATCTGCAGGAGTTATAACAATGGCAAAACAAGCAATTAACATTGGAAGCAGTGCAAATGATGGTGCCGGTGATCCTTTAAGAACTGCCTTTACTAAAATTAACGAAAACTTCGTTGAAGTCTATACAGAATTAGGCGGATCAAGTTTAAGTAATATTAGTTTTACAGGTAATACTATTGGAACCGACGATACTAACGGAAATATTTTATTAAGTCCGAATGGTACTGGTGCAATCGTAATAGACACTTCCAAAAATTTACAATTTACGTCACATACTGACAATGCAATCTTAAAGTTTGATGCAAGTGGTAACGTGGCAATAAGTTCAATCGTTGACAACGGTACTACAGTCGTTATGGGCGACATAGCAGTAAACGGAACAACGTCTACACTTACAACAACAACTAATGATATTAATTTAGTACCAGGTGGTGGCGAAGTTAATGTTACTGGACACATTTTAAGTGATACAACAAACACAAGAGATTTAGGAACGTCAGCAAATGCTTGGCGTAGTATCTTTGGTACTAAACTAACAGCAACTGGCGACAGAATCAACATTTCTACAGTGCATACTCCAACAACAAATGCAGGCGCTTCAGGCGATTTGATAGGCGATATATCTGCAGATGCAAGTTACATCTATTATTGTACTGCTACTTGGGTAAGTCCAGGTTCAGCGGCAATATGGAAACGTGTAGCAATAGCAACTTGGTAATAGGAGATAGATTATGGCTGGAACTAAAAGAGTAATTAACATTGGTACAAACGCAGACGACGGTACAGGCGACTTACTTCGTGCGGCATTTGAAAAAATCAATTTAAACTTCGACGATGTGTGGACATATGATGCAGTTAATAGTAATTTAAATATTACTGCTGACAGTATCGCAGGAACAACTGATGTTATCATGAATCCTGCAGATTCAGGTGCTTTTAAAGTAACCGGCGATACAATTATTAATCCAAACAACGGTAATTATAACTTTACTATTAACACAGACTTAGCAAGTAACGTTTTATATGTTAAAGGAAGCAATGGTTTTGTTGGTATTAAAAATAATGCTCCAACAGTAGCACTTGACGTAACAGGTGATATTACGAGTTCCGGAACAATGACTGCTGGTAGTTTTGTAGTAGGTAATACAACACTTGGTGCCAGTGCATCAAACACTATTACATTTAATGCAAAATCAAGCACAGACTTTTTACCAGTAAGTACTACACAAAACCTTGGCGGAGGAACTAATCGTTGGGGAGCTCTTAACGTAGTAAACGTAGATGCTAGTGGTAGTATTAGTGGTACATTTACTGGTGTTATGACAAGTACAATGACAGCAGACATTAATAACACTGACACAACTAGTGTTAACATAACTGCAACAGGTGCCACAAACGTTCAAAACTTAAACGTAGCGGGTAATTTAGTTGTACAAGGTACAACTACTACATTAGAAACAACTGATGTTATAGTACAGAACCAGTTAACATTTGAAGGTGCAACTGCTGATGATTTTGAAACAACATTAACAGTTACAGACCCAACTGCTGATAGAACAATTACATTTAAAGACGAAAACGGTACAGTAGCATTAGTAACTGATATCACAATTACTTTAGCAACGTTAAAATCAACTGTCGCGGCAAGTACAGACTTCGCTGATTTTCAGACGAGAATAGCGGCACTATAGTATATAAATACTAGTGTAATTAAAGGATAATTTAATGGCGGCACCAGTTTGGTACACAACCACAAGTAACCTAGGCGTAATACAAGAAGGTCAATTCTACAGATTCTCTTTAGACGCAAGAGACCCGTCTTCGGGTGTTATTGCGTATTCAGTTGTTTCTGGAACATTACCTGACGGTATCGAACTAGCAAGTAATGGTACATTATTTGGTAACCCTAGAAAGGTTATCCAAGGCGTACCTGTGGAAGTAAGCAGAGATGTTGCCAGCAAGTTCACTATTAGAGCAAAAGATTCAACCGGTATTGTTAACGACAAAACATTCCAATTAATCGTTACAGGACAAGACGTTCCAGTATGGGAAAGTGCATCAGATTTAGGTGACTTTATAGATTTCCAGTATATTAATAAAAAGATTATAGTAAATGACAGCGATAGTGAAGATACACTAACATACGAATTGTTAAGTGGTACATTGCCTGTTGGAACAAAGTTGACAACCGATGGTTATGTTAACGGATTTATTCAACCACAGTTAGTAGACGGATCAAGTGAAGCAGGAAGTTTTGATACTTCAGCATTTGATACAGTTATATTCGACTTTGGTACAGGTGTTGGTAGTTACAGTAAAAGACATCACTTTGTTGTTAGAGCAAGTGACGGTAAAGCATTTATCGTTAAGGAATTTAGTATATATGTATATGGTGCATTTGATTTAAAAGCAGATAGTAACACAATTACTGCTGATAAAGATGACAACTTAATCCAATCAGATACAAGTAGTGCATATGGTCCAATTATTAGACACAGTGCAACTAAAATTGGAACATTCTTGCACGACAATATGTTTAGTTTTAAAGTAGATGCTATTGACTACAGTGGCGCCGATATTACATACAGTATTGAAAGTGGAGCAACACCATCGGGATTAACTATTGATTCTGGAACAGGTTGGATACATGGTAAACTTCCATACTTAAACAAAGTTATACAAGATTATTCATTTACAGTTAAAGCGGCAAGAACAAGCGATGCGGCTAACTTTAGTGATACACATACGTTTACAATGCAATTAATAACTAATAAAGATTTAGATATTACTTGGAATACTGTTAAAAATTTAGGCATATTACAAGCCGGTGCAGTTAGTACATTGTATGTAAATGCAAGTAGTAAGAACAATACAAAACTTATATACGAACTACAAGCAGGTAGTAAACTGCCACAAGGACTACTACTAAACTCCACTGGAGAATTAGAAGGCAGAGCAAGTTTTAAAACATTCCAAATGGACTCAGGAACAACAAAATTAGATGTGGTAACTAGTTCAGCAACAACTACAGTTGATGGAACATATAATTTTACAATTAAGGCAAGAGATAATACAGGTACATTGTACAATACTAGAACATTTAGTGTTGTAGTTAAGAACGAGTATAGTGCTCCTTATGAAGACTTATATATCGACTTATTGCCTACACAAACTGATAGAAACATATGGGAAAATGTTATCTATAATAGACAGGATATCCCAGACGAAGATTTATACAGAGCAAGAGACATTTACTTTGGTAGACAAGCATACCCAAGAATGTTGTTTTTACCAGGACTACCAGCAAACACATTGAGCAAGTACTTTGAAAGTGTTTATAGAAACCATCATAACATAAATTTACGTTTTGGTGACTTTAAAACTGCAAAAGCAACTGACAACGATAACAATCATATATATGATGTTGTGTATGTTGAAGTACTAGACAAATTCGACGCTCCAGCAGGAACAACGTTAACAACTAGTAACTTAGAAATTAAATACTCAAGTATTAATAACCCTATTACTGCTGATGAGTCTGCACACATTGAAAACTCTACATTAAGAGCAAGTGCAAACAATAACAAAATTTTATATCCAGCAAGTTTAAGTCGTATGAAAAAACGTGTTGAAGATAAACTAGGTATCCAGGATAGTAGAACACTTCCACGTTGGATGACTAGTGTACAAGATGATGGAACCATTTTAGGATTCACTAGTGCGTGTGTTATTGCATATTTGAAACCAGGTGCAGGTAAACGTATTCTTTATTACCTAAGTATTAACGATGGTGTTGACTTAAACAAGATTGATTTTACAGTAGATAGATATGTAGTTGACCAATACTTTAGTAAAAACTACGATAAAACTAGTAGTCCAACAGCATGGTTAGTAGGTGGAGAAACAACGTTTGATTCGACTACAACTAGTGTAGATAGTACAAATACAAGATTTTTCCCTAATATCGACGTAAGACGCACAGATATTACCGAAGGTAATCATTATATTAAATTCCCAAGAGTTCAGATAATAGACTTACCTTAAATAAATGATAAATAAATATATTACAACATAAAGTAATACTGGAGTTAAAAAAATATGGCTAGTTCGATTAATACAACAAATATAGACGGTACGTTTCCAGTCGCAGGACAGGATAACAGTTCACAAGGATTTAGAGACAACTTTACTAACGTAAAGACTAACCTAGGTTATGCTAAAACTGAGATTGAAGACTTACAAACAAAAGTAGTTTTAAAATCCGCATTAACAGGTACATCACTTGATAATGATATGGGTGGAAACACTATATATAACGTTGAGTTAAACAGAGCAGTTAGAACTAAAAACGCAATTGGTACTGTAACAGGGACTTTTACTGTTAACTATCAAAGCGGTGGTTACCAAACACTTACAACTAGTGGTAGTGTAACACAAGGTTTTAGTAACTGGCCCGCAACAGGCAAATATGCCGAAGTAGATGTTATGATTAACATCTCAAGTGTTGCACATACTTTAACTTTACCAGCGACTGTATCACATGGAACAGACGCTTTACAAGGATACGCCTCAAACGTAGTCACATTCAGTGCAACAGGTAATCACTTGTTACGTTTTTCTTCAGATGACAATGGTTCAACTATTACAGTTCAATTATTGAGTGGCCCACAGGTTGCAAAAGGTGTAGTTGCATTAACACCAGCAACAAATGTTGGCGTAGCAGGACATACTGCAGGCATGGTGGCATACGATGCCAGTTACCTATATGTATGTATAGCAGACTACGACGGCAGTACTGCAATTTGGACAAGAACAGCATTATCTTGGTAATTCTTTTTTAGAATTTACTTGACTTCACTCTACGTTTGTATTATAATTAGAATATAATATACCAACGGAGTTTCAATGAAAATCATCGCAGGAAATAGCAATCAGGAACTCGCTAACGCAGTTGCTGAACATTGCTTCACTAACATTGTTCCCTCTAAAATATCTAAATTCGCTGACGGCGAATGTAGTGTTGAGTTTTTAGAAAATCTCAGAGGAGAAGACGTCTTTATTATCCAATCTACAAGTTCACCAGTTAATGATAACCTTATGGAATTAATGGTTATGATTGATGCCGCAAAACGTAGTAGTGCTAAACGTATTACCGCAGTTATTCCTTACTTTGGCTATGCCAGACAAGACCGTAAGAGTGCTTCACGTACTCCTATCACGGCAAAACTAGTAGCAAACTTAATTACAGAATCAGGTGCAGACAGAGTTCTTACAATGGACTTACACGCAGGACAGATACAAGGATTTTTTGATATTCCTGTAGATGACTTAACAAGTCGTATTGTATTTGCAAAAGATATCAAACGTAGACTTGGTATGTACGACAACACATTTATTGAAACTGTATTTGTTTCACCGGATGCTGGTGGTACAGTACGAGCTAGAAAATTTGCAGAAATGTTTAATGGTGATATTGCTATTGTAGACAAACGTAGACCCAAAGCAGGCGAAAGCGAAGTAATGGGACTAATAGGAGATGTAGAAGGCAAACACGCAATATTAGTAGATGACATTATTGATAGCGGTGGAACATTATGTAATGCCGCACAAGTAATTATGGATCAAGGAGCATTATCTGTTAGAGCATACATAACACACGGTGTATTAACACATGACGCTTGTAAAAAAGTAGAAAACAGTTGTTTAGACAGTTTAGTAATTACAGATTCAATCGAGTGGCGTTGCCCCGACGAGTGTAAGAAAACAATTCAATTATCAACGGGTGCTTTGTTCGGCGAAGCAATCAGAAGAATAACAAATGAAGAAAGTGTTTCTTCATTGTTCAATACCACACTAAAAAACGGAGTAGTTAATGCAGGTAGACCTAAATAAATATCAAGAATTCGTAGAGAAGGTAACTTCTTTACAAAGTAACGAAACTGGTGGACTAACTTCACAGTTAGAGAAACTAGAAAAAGACAGTGGTGTTAACATGGCATTACTATTAACAGGCTCGATTGGAATGGCGAGCGAAGGAGGAGAGTTTGCAGAAATTGTTAAAAAATGTATATTTCAAGGTAAACCGTTGGATAATGAAACTATCTTTCATGCTAAACGAGAACTTGGTGATATTATTTGGTATTGGATTAATAGTTGCAGGGCATTGGGTATTGACCCTAATGAAGTAGTTGCAGAAAATGTAAACAAACTTAAAGCACGTTATCCAGGCGGTGAATTCGATGTTCACTATTCAGAGAATAGGCAAGACGGCGATTTGTGATTGAAGAAATTAAAACATGGATTTTAAATTTTGTTTCTGTGCATAACGAAACAATAGGCACAGTGCCTTGCCCATTTGCTAAACAGGCTATGGCAGTAGATAAAATCCAGTATACTAAAGTAGATGCGGTTACGACTGCTTCTACATTAATTGACTTAATAGAATGGGACGACAAGTACGAAGTTGTTGTATTGTATGCAGACACAAACACATTCACACCAAGCGAATTATCTTTATTAGTAAAGCAGTTTAATTTAATTGCTATGAAGAAAGATGTTGTAGCACTAGAAGATCACCCGTTAGATGAAGAAATTGTTAACGGAGTACACATGAACTTCGGTAAAGCGATATTAATACTAGTACAAAGATTAAGCAAATTAAATAATGCAAGTAAACACCTTGATAAACAAGGATATTACGATAACTGGTCAAAAGAGAACTATGATGATGTGGTCTCTTGGAGAACGGAAAAACCATAAATACTACTTAATAATCAGGAGTAGTAACTATGTCAGTATATGCCCGTGTTGATTTATCCAAGTGTAATTATAGTCCAATGGACAACTACAAAATTCTCAAATCAGTTAATATACCAGAATTAAACGAAATCTACAAAAAGTACTGTAGGTACAAGAAGTTTAAAAGTGTTATGCCTATCTTCGAAAGTGATTATACTAACAATGATGTTATAGGCTATTATGATAACGACAAGTTAGTAGCATTTAGTATTATTATCAGACAAGATAAAGAAAATGTAGAAGCACTACAGTTTGCTTGGGATTATAAAAATCCTAAACTATTTTTAGGCTTAAAGAGTTTAAGAAGTGAATGTGCAATATACAGAGATTTAGGTTTTAAGTATATGTACCTAGGTGAAGCACATTCGTATAAGAAACAAATAGAAGGATTTGAGGTATTAGGACCTTTATAAAATGACATATAGAATTAACGAAGCAAATGCATACAATGGATGGGATCCATTAAAACAAGTAGTACTTGGTAACGTGTATAAGCCAGAGTTTTTTGAAGACATTAAAGATCACAAGTTAAGAGATTTACTGCAAAAACTATTATACGAAACACATGAAGATTTAGACAATATCCAAAAGACGTTAGAAGACCTTGGAGTTGACGTTGTTCGTTTACACCCTAATTTAACACAAGCCGCAACATTGGCAGACACTAGCACACATGGTGTTGGGTATGACAATATTATGGAATACTACGAAGATACGAAGTCTGCATTTAACGGAATTCCTAAACCTGCATTAATGCCTAGAGATTATCTTATAACAATGGGTAAAAAGATATTGTTAACACAACAGTATCCAGAGTTTCATAAGTTTATGACAACAAGTGGGCAAAACTTTATTAATCCAGATTGCTTAGATTTGAGATTAACAGTTGATCCAAAGAAAAGAAAATTTAGAGGACCATTAATACCTAGAAAGTCTTATGTTGAATACGATACAACATATAAAGCAGAATGGTTTGATCCAAGTATACCAGAAGGTACATTTACTAATGATCCTGAATACATTAAAGCAATGAGTTATACTTGGGGGTTCTGGGCACCAACAGTAACACGAGTAGGCGACACTTTAATTATCGACACAAAAGATGTTGAAAATTTAGATGACGCTATGGTGGAATTGTATCCAGAGTTTAAACGTACTAATACTGCCAATGGCGGACATAGTGATGCAACGTTTAATTTACCAAAGCCTGGTCTTGTTATTGCCGCTTCGTATTTAAACAAAGATGATTTTAAAGAAACATTACCGGGTTGGGAAGTTTTACAAATTGGTACAGGTAAAGAGAAAACTATGGATTCAGAGTATGGCAGTTGGCAACAACAAAAGCACATAACTGATGGAAAATGGTGGACGCCCGATGCTAAAGATAATCCAGGATATACAAGTTTTATTGAACAATGGTTAAGTACTTGGACTGGATATTCAGAAGAAACACAATTTGAAGTTAATATGTTAAGTGTTAATCAAAACACTATATTATCAATGAATTATCAAAAACAAGTACATGACAAGTTAAAACAACACAATATAGAACCAATCTACTGTCGTTTTAGACACAGAAACTTCTGGGACGGCGGTTTACACTGCTTAACACTAGATACAGTCAGAGAAGGTGGAATACAACGTTACTTTTAAAAGGAGTAAATACTATTATGCAAGATGTTAGTTTATCAATGGGAAGTGACCACAGAGGTGTAAAACTTAAAAACTTCATATATCAATATGTAGCACCAAACAAAGAAGAAGAAGTTACATTATTCAACATTAGTGTATTAGCAGATGTTGGAGCATATGATGACAAGTCTGTAGATTATCCCGATATAGTACATGAAGTTGCAAATAACTTAGAATACCAATCCCATGGAATCATAATTTGTGGTTCAGGATTTGGTGTAACTATTGCCGCAAACAGATATCCGCACATTAGAGCGGCTAACTGTAGAAATATTAGAGAAGTCCAAATGGCTCGTGAGCACAATGATATAAATGTATTGTGTTTAGGTTCAGATTTTGTTAAAATTACAGATGTTAAAGACATGATTAAAGCATTCTTTACAACAAAATTTGAAGGCGGTAGACACGAAAAAAGAATAGGAAAACTACGAAATGTTTGATCCTAGAGGTGATGACCTATCTAAATTAAAAGAAGACGATTTAGTTGAACGTGTGAGTCAACTGCACAGTCGTATGAAGTTCTTTATGAGTATTGGCAATACACAAGCAATATTGCAGTTAAACGTTATGTTGGCTGAAGCAAATGAAGAACAATCTAGGCGTTGGAACAGACAGACCCAATTACAAGCCGAAAAACAAGAAGCAAAAGATAAACAAAATATACTTGACAAGTAGTACCTAAATACTGTATAATACTAGTATTACATGGAAAGAAGTATGCACACAGACGAATACGGTATTGTTTACCATAACGAATTAGAGTTATTTGAAGCATTATATAAGAATCCTAAACTAGACATTGGCAAGTTCAATGTAACTGATCCGGATACTTATAATAATAGTGCGGATAAACTTTATAGTGAAGGTCCGCGATTACATAGCATTGAACCTCCTAAGATATCTATAGAAGATTTTGATAAAGAGAATCAAAGCATTTGGAATATGCCAAAAGAATATGCAGAGTTCGATATATGTGAATGGTTATTAGTACAGTGTGATAATGATGCTGAACTACAAAGAGTTGGTACAGAACTACTAATGTTTCAAGAACGTAATTTACTAAACTTATTAAGATTTTTAAAGTATTTTGTTGAAACTATGAGAAAAAACAATACAGTAATGGGATTAGGACGTGGTTCCAGTGTATCAAGTTTTGTTTTATACAAACTAGGCGTCCACAAAGTTAATAGTATGTACTATGATTTAGACGTAGGTGAGTTCCTTAGATAAATAATAGTAGTATATAATTGGAGATAAAAATATGGCAAAGTCATACAGAACTGCAAATGGCAAAATGGTTGATATCGAAACATTAGGTTTAAAAAATGAAACGATTATCGCAGTTGGCAATATGCGTGTAAATGCACGTGGCGACCAATTAGGCCCAGGCGGAAAAATTCTTAAAACTAGAGATGACGTTATGAAAGAACATTATGACGTTAAAGGATCTGTTATACCAGAAGATACAGGTATGCCTAGAGATCCTAACATTGAGGGCGAAAATATTGCTCCTGTTTCTCAACAGCCGCAAGAAGAAATTCCACCAGCACCAACACCAGAAGCAAACAAAATAATCGAAGATGATCCGACAGGACCATTAGATGAACCAGCGTCTGAAGACGATTGGGTAGAAGACGAAGATGGTAACTTTGTAAGACCTGAAGATGTTGAAAAGACGTCTACTAAAGGTATTGCAGATGCACTTGCTTCGACTAAATCAGTGAGTGTTCCGATGGAGCAAACTCCGAAACAAAAAGCAAGATCCAAAAAAGGGATTAAAAGAATATAATATGCAAGTAAATCACGCACCATCATACCAAGGCGTATATAAGATAGAGTCCGTAAGGGCATTACATGAAAACGTACTAGTTAAAGATATGAACTTCGAAGAACGCAAAACACAAGGCGGTATTATCCTACGAAGTGATGACGGAAAATCAGAAGGCGTTCGACCACGTTGGGCTGAAATTTATGCAGTAGGTCCTAAAAACAAAGACAACTTAAAGCCTGGTCAATGGGTATATGTTGAACATGGTAGATGGACACGTGGCGTAATGGTCGAATTACCCAACGGCGAGCAATTTAAAATTCGTAGAGTAGATCCAGACGCACTACTGCTAGTATCAGATACAGATCAAAGTGATCATTCAAGTCATACTGATAGTATGCCTGCTAAACGACCTGGTAAAGTTTCAGATGCATTAAAGGCTTTTGATAAATAACACTGTACAATTTAGTACAATAAACTATACGCCTCGAGGTAGAAATACTAGAAGGATCTTAGGAGAATAATATCATGGCAATAAGACATATAGCAGACTTAGTAACTAACAACGCAAACACATACGACAACACGGTACAGTTCATGTCAGAACACGGACCTTGTGGTAGTACTAACCCAGGTTGTACTTCAATTAACTTTGAAATGCAAGGTAATACTGGTGTTCGTAGAACAATCATATTTGAAGATGAAGCTCAATTTCAGGCTTTCTTCCCAAATACTACCGACAAAGCGTTTACAGTAACTAAAATCGAAAAAGTAACTATATAATAAAGATTTTTAAATAGTTCTTGACTTCATCACAAATATAGCATATACTGTAATTCAACTACTTAAATGAGACAGGCGTGAAATGAAAGAATTATGGACAGAAAAATATAGACCCTCGACTGTAGGGAATTATGTGTTTCGTGACGAAGCACAAAAGAAACAAGTTGAATCTTGGGTTTTGTCTGGCGCCATACCGCACTTACTTTTTAGTGGTGCACCTGGTGTCGGCAAAACTACTTTAGCAAAAATCCTTATTAAGGCACTAAACATCGACGAGTATGATGTTTTAGAAATTAATGCTAGTAGGGAAAACTCAGTAGACACAATCCGTGACAAAATAACTGGCTTTGTACAAACAATGCCTTTTGGAGAGTTTAAGGTTGTACTACTAGACGAGGCGGACTATATTAGTCCAAATGGTCAAGCGGCATTACGTGGTGTTATGGAAACATATGCCAGTACTGCTAGATTTATTTTAACGTGTAACTATCCTAATAGAGTTATACCTGCATTACATTCAAGGTGTCAAGGCTTTCATATAGATAAGATTGATTCAACTGAATTTACTGCACGTTTGGCAAAGGTTATGATTGACGAGAACGTAAAGTTTGAGTTAGATGTACTAGATAGTTACGTTAAGGCGACATATCCAGACTTGCGTAAGAGTTTAAACTTATGTCAGATGAATACTGTCGATGGTGAGCTACAAAGCCCAAAACAAAGTGAGAATACTACTGCTGATTATAAACTTGCAATGGTAGATATGTTTAAAGCGGGTAAGATCCGCGAAGCAAGGAAACTATTAACAAGCCAAGTAAGAGCAGACGAAATGGAAGACTTATTCCGTTGGATGTATGACAACTTAGAACTTTGGAGTGACACCGAAGAAGGACAAGACAAGGCAATCTTAACTATACGAACTGGACTAGTTAATCACAGTTTAGTAAGTGACCCCGAGATCAATCTTTCAGCAACATTGGTTGAGTTATCTCAGATTTAATCTAAGACAACCTATATAGAATTTACAATTACAGGCACCGAAGGGTGTCTGTACTTGTGATGTTACTGTGACTCTACATAAGAGTTGCAATTATTCATAATTAAAGGAAACAATATGAAAAAAATGATGACAGTAGTAACGGCACTAACACTGATGGCAACATCAGCATTTGCTGAAAACTACGATAATGGTACTATGAAACTTACAGCAGTTTCAGAAGACTATTCAATCTCAGTAAAGACTCCTGAGACAGGTGCTAATCAATTTGCCTTTGGTACAACAGTTGGCCCTGTAGATGCTAGTGTAACATACTTCCAAAACGGTAGTGTAACAGACTGGCAATTAAAAGCAAGTAAGCAATTAAACTTCCCAATCGGTGGTGGCGTTGATATTGCTCCGTTGTTAGATACATATGTCGGTGCAGGCTTGGCTTACAAATGGGGTGATAGTTTAACACAAGAAACAATCACTGCTTCACCTTATGTAGGTGTAACAAAAACGTTTGGTAGAATTTCTCCATTCGCAGAAGCAGGCTTTGATTGGAAAGCAGACTCTAATGATGCATTAGACTTTGATCGTAATGACTCTTATTTAGAATATGGTGCCTCATTTGCAATGACTGATACTATGTCAGTAAAGGCATCTATTGTTGAAGACCGTTCTAAGAGCTTTGACCTTGAAGACAAGGAATTAGCAGTAGGACTTACAATTAGTTTCTAACTATAATACAGCCAAAAAGAAACCCAGTATACAATTAAGTGTACTGGGTTTTTTTATGAGTTATTAATCTTGTGTTTTGCGTTTCTTATCTTCGTTTGCTTTTAACTTGCGTTCTAGTTCTTTAATTCTTTTATCTTTAACTTCTTCATCAGCAATATCTTGTTTTTTTCTTAACTCGTCTGATTTCCATACTTGACTACACTTGTGTTTAAGTTCTTTAAAGTCGGGTCCTAGTTCAAGTCCTTTGTATCTACCACACATTTTCAACAATTCTAATTGCTGTCTTATTGCGGCATTTTCTGTTACAATACCTCTGTATCGTTTTGTACAAGTACTTTGTAAAGGTATGCTTAATCTTAATCCAATAGTGCCTCTGTTATCGTCGTATCCACTATTAGATGTACCTGTACCATTATTGTCTGTCTTAGAATATTCTATGTAAGGTTCTAATCTAGCACCACTACAATGTTGATCAGAGTTTAAGTAATCGTTTCTTGCATGAGCAGGGCTAACAAAAAATGCAAATAAAGCCAAAGCCGCCAGTAGTAAAAATGTAAATCGTAAGTCCATCCTTGCACCCTCCATTAGTAACCACCTGTCAGTTCACGTTTTAAATCTTTAATATCATACGTGAGTTGATTAAGTGAATCACTTAATTTGTAATAACTATCTTCTAATGCTCTTAGCTCTGCCTGACTAGCCATTTTGTATGATCCATCTCTAAGGGCTTCTGTTTTAACTCTAATTTCAGTAATTCGTGAGAATGCATCTGTCATTTGTATAACAAGTTCTTCACGTGCTTCGTTGTATTTTTGTGTTAGATTTTTTATCTCTATACCGTACTTCTCGTCAACAGATGCAATCTTTTGAGTATGTTCACTTAGAAGTATAGTATGTGCGGCAATAGTGTTGTTTAATGTGGATACAACATTTATACCTGTGTAAAGAGAACCTATTAATGCAAGGGCAATAGGGAGCCATGTAAATACTTTTTTCAATTCCATCGGTTTTCCTCGTTATGAATGCCCTTCAGTGTATTTACCTAAAAACAGCAAAAAACCCTGTCTTTTTAGGTTGACAATATGGCTAGATGTGTTATTATATAGTATAACTTAAATAAAAGGATTACATTATGAAAACATTTATATTTGAAGCAATGGGCAAAACGTTTACTGCAAAAGCAGAAAATGGGCTTGATGTAATGGAAGATGCTAATAGGTCTATATTGTGGCCAAATTGGAAAGACGGAAGATGGGATCAAGTATCTGATACAAAGTATGTTTGGGTATTAGGTAATTTTTTCGATTGACACTTTGAGTAAAGATGCTATTATAGTATTATAAGTTAATAAACCTTAGGCTGGATATGCCGATAACAGAGGAAAATATAATGAGTACACCATTTACTGCACACGCAGATATTGTAAATGCACAATATGAACATACAGAAAGTCACTTCGTATCGTTACAACAACGTATAGACGAAGCATTCTTACTAGCACCTAAATTCCAAGCACAACTCGAAGCAGTTGTAGAAGAATTCAAAAGACGTAATAAGGACAAATGGAAAGATTTTGCAGACATAAGTCTAGTAGAAGCCATTCCTGTAGATTTTAATAAAATACTAATTGACTCAACAATGCAACGTCCTGTTAATATGCGTCACGTTTTAAGCATACTAAATCACTTTAGCCAAACGATGGTAATGCCTATACAAGTTTACAAAGAAGGAGACAACTATATTGCATGGGACGGGCAACACACTGCTATAGCACTTTACATTATACTTACAAAAGTATTTGGTGAGAGACAAGCACAAGCAATGGTCCCAGTTAACATTTATCCTATCAAACACAGGTTGGAAATTAGACGTAACTTTATTTTACTTAACGGTGATGCAAAAGAGAAACTAGACTTTATCGATACTTACAAGCAAATGGTATACGGTGTTAAAGTTGATTTAAGTGATGATGAAATTTGGCAGGACACTGCTAAAATTAACGATATACTTAAAGAAGCAGGATTGTTTGTTACACATGATAAGTTTGGAGACGAACGCAAAGCAGGTGCATTCACTTTGTTGGCAGATACTATTATGACAAAGAATTTAGCAAAACGTAAAGACGTTGATGTTACTCGTATGTTTGCAAAGTATTGGACATATATTAATGAAGAACGTCCTGTACAAGCCAAAGAAGCAAGGGTACTATATGAATTCTTTGATGCTTGTTTTAAAGATGGTATTAAAGTAGATGACAAATACCTATTAAACTTTGCATTGTTCTGTAAAGAGTACTTTGAAGCAAATTGGAGTGAAACAGGTTCATTCTGGAGTAAAGTAAAACTATCATATGAAACATGGTATGCACAAGCAAACGCAGATGAATACGCAGAAAATGGTTTAAAAGGTTTTACTACAGAACCTCGTTTTGGTATTCCGTTTCTTATTGCTCAAATGAAAAAAAGTACTACACTTAAAACTCCAAAGTACAAACACTTGTTTGCAGTTGATGGAAAGGACTTGTGGTAATGTTAAGAGATCCTGCTAAAGACAAGTTTAAATCGTCGTCAGTACTAACTGAACAACAACTTAAGAACAAGTGTTGTATGTTAGAGGATTGTGATAACAAATTAAGTATGTTCGAAGGACCTGGTAGTCAAGTACTATGCAGAGAACATCAATTAGAATGTAATGCTTATGGTGGAATGGGTAAGCCAGAAAGACCACATACATTTTATAGAGGGTGGGAATGTACAACCTGCGGTTATGATCCACGTGAAGATACACTACGATTTAACCATGAAGACCCATTTATACAAAATCGAGCCATGCGAGGCGTAATGCATGGTGACCATATCCACTTAAAAAGTCATGGTGGAGCAGATACACAGGATAATATTAATACATTGTGTGTATTATGCCATATGGCTAAAACGTATTTGGAAGGTGACTTCCTAGGCAAAAGAAAGGATAATATGGTAGTTTAATTATTAATCTTAAAAAAAGATTCCTTACTATTTTTAACAATCGTTGATTTAGAAGGATTTTTAAAGGTTGACAGATTAAGCATATATGTTATATTAGTTAAATGATGTTAAATACAATAGAGAACAGACATGAAAGTAACAGTAACAGGCGGGTTCAAAACCCAGAGAACTTACACCGAGTCTATAGCAAAATTCTGTGCAGACTTGTTAATGTCCAAGCGACTCCAAAAAAACATAGAAATAGAAATTCAACTTGTTCCGAACTTAATGAAAAAGGAGGAAGTGTATGGTGATTCTTGTTGGGAAGACAACAACTGGAGACCACGTGAATTCTCTATTAGAGCAGACAGCAAACTACGAATGCGTAGAATGTTGGAAACTATTGCACACGAAATGGTACACGTTAAACAATTTGCTAAAGGCGAAATGGTTGACCTTGCTACCTCAGATAAAATTCGATGGTGTGGTAAAATGTTTGAAGAAAAAGAATCAAACTACTACGACTATCCTTGGGAAATTGAAGCACATGGTAAAGAGATTGGTCTCTTTGTTCGTTGGGCTCAAGAGAACAAGTTGTCTAAGCAACCTTGGACAAAGAACGAAGACTACGCCGAAATCAAACAATAATAACAATCAATCACAACCGAAAGAGAGAAATCTATGAATCCGATTAAATCAATCTACGACTTAACCTCCAACGAAATGGAAGTAAGAGCATTTGGCAGAGATGTAATGGACTTATCCTTTATTGAAAAAGATGATGTTCGTGCTAATACACTGTCTGACCTGGGATACCGTTTAAGTAACTTTGGTGAACTGTTTGGTATGAAAGCAAAGGACATTACTCCAGAGGAAGAGCAGTTAATAAACTATGCTCAAAAGGAAGTCCAAGCACCTAAGAATGCTAAAAAATTGCAACGTCTACGAGACTTGCAAAAAGAGAAACTTGAAAAAGCATTTATTCAATCTTCACCGGTAGAATAAAAATGTGGCAAGTTATCTACACACCCAAAGTCGAAGACGAGGTCGTCATCGCAGAATTTGATACTGTTCAAGAAGCAGAAAAACATATGAACAGTATCTTTAAACAGAGCCCAAAGGCTCACCCCCATCACTATATCAAGGAGAAGTAAAATGAAATACTTTACATTACTATTAGTTTGCCTAACGTTAGGTGCTTGTTCAACAGTTGCAGGAGTTGGTAAAGACATTACGTCTGCCTCTGAATATACTAAAGAAAAGATTGGCAATCAGTTATAAACCGGTTGACAACATGGCTAGTTGTGTTATACTTGTAGTATAAGTTAAACAACGGAGTTGCTCATGGGATACTACACTTACACTAAAGATCCAATAGGATGTTTTACTGAAAAGGATCACGGTAACTATTTCGAATACTCACTTAATGATGATAGTATGGCATTATGCGAAGACTATCCACACAAAGTATGGGTAGGCAGTGGACAGATTGGCGGCGACTCAGGTTATCGTTATGCTATTGTAAAGAAGACAGTTGCATATGTTTGCGTAGACGAAGATGAGTTTGGTCTTCCTGTATTAGAGAAGTGGAACTTGACGAAGAACAAGACTTATGTAATTTACGGGAACTAATATGAAGTACTTAACAGAAGTTACAGTTTGGGATTCACCTGTTCAGAATCATACATATATCATCAACGATGTAAATTGGTGTGTAGGTTATATCAAACAAGGCACTACTAAAGAGATTATCTTCTCAAAGCCTATGAAACAATGGTCCAAAAGTTATCGTAAATTTATTCCATATAATAGCAAATAAAAGGTTGACAAGTACTGTAGATGTGCTATTATAAAGTATAAGTTAAACAACAGGAGATACTAATGTTTACAGATACAGTTAAAAAAACACCAGAATACAAGTTTAATGATGAATTTGGTGATATCGAATCCTTAAAATTCGAAGATGTTTCGCAATTTGAACTAGAACATGAACATTATGATGATCTTAAAACTTCATTAAACTATGATACCGTTTGGAGTTTAGATAGTGGTATTCTTCAATTGGATCAAAAAATATTTATCGATAAGCCTTTTATTGTTACATACAAAGTAATCAAAGATATGTCTGATGATTTTCAAACTACTACCTATCAAACATTCACTGCCGTTACTAAAGATGGTACAGTAGGTGAACTTTGGAAAGCCGCTGAAAACTGCTTTCAACAAGCCAAGTTAGCATTAAATGATTGGCACTACTTTGTCGAAGATCTTGTAATGCAAGAAGATGGAACACTACAACTAGTTACAGGAAGTTAGAATATGATAAAACTTTTAATTAAGAAAATGTTATTAGGCGATAAGTCTGCTGAACAGAAATTAATTACCAACCACGGATTAACACAAACCGATATTGCTAAAATTAAGAAATATAGTTATAATTAAAAGGTTGACAAAGCCTTTAATTTGTTGTATTATAAACGTAGTTAAAAAATAGAGAGAATACAAAATGAAAAAAGAAACTTTTACATTTACCAAAGTATTAACACTAGCATTTGTGGCTCAACGTTTTAATAAGTCTTATAATAAGCACACTACATCATCTATGACTGCAAACGATACTATAAAGTATTCAGTTGCAAACAAACAAATTATGCGATTCCTAACTGGCAATGAGCAAGGTATGGAACTTGGTGTAATTAATCATTTAAAGAAGAACGAAAAGAAACTTCGTATTACCGAAGCAGACGAAAAGAATACATCTGAAGCAGTTGAATGGTTAGAATCTCTTGCAATGGGAGTTCTTTCCGGAGAAATCAACGGCTTTGACAGTAGTATCTATATGACCTTTGAAAAAGGAGAACTTCAACATTTTGATTTTGGTTTAGTTGCATATATGCCACAAACTTATATCCGTAATGTTAAGAAAGAGAATTTAGAACTTAGAATTACACAACGTTGTGAAGACAGCGAATATATTTCTAAGCCTGGTCATAAGGTTAACCTAAACATTGAACTACAAACAGGTGTTTATAGTTCTAACTACAGTAGTTTCATTTATGTTGCAATAACAGACAATGATGAACTAGTTACGTTTTGGAGCCAAAAAGACTTTTTAGATGCAGTAGGTAAAACTGTTAATATCACTGCAAAGGTTAAAAAGCAAATGAGTAGTCGTTGGTATCAAGGTATTAACGAAACTCAATTAAATTATGTTAAATTAGTAGAGGAAAGCAAATGACAGATAATGTACAAGAACGCATGATGGAACTTTGCGAGCCTATTGATGAAACAATAATGAGTCTAACAAATCACGAAGATGCCCTTATGCTGGCGTGTGCAATGCTAGAGAAAGTGAAAACTATCTTAGATGCACAAATTGGTGTTAAAGGACGATATGAGATCATTGCATCTGCTAACACTATTAAATTAGATTCATAAAGTTTACGGTACGATCTCCTTCTTAACTTACGCCGAGCCTCTCAGAGTGGTACCGTCTCTGGGAGGTTCATTTTTTATACACTCATTGAAAGGAATACATATATGGCAATGACTGAAGAAGAAATAGTTAATTATAACGAACAAGTAAAACTATGGTTAGCAAAGGGCAATAAGATTACGCAATGCCCTGCAGGCGAACGTACAGAGGATATAACAAAGATAAATCGTTGGAAAGGACGACCAAAGAAAAAGGTTGACAAGTCGGCGTAATGTGTTATACTTGTATAGTAAGTTAAATTAATAAGGAAAGAATGAAGTTGAAAAAAATTATATTAACAGATGCGGATGGTGTGCTTCTTAATTGGGAGTTTGCATTCAATTGTTGGATGGAAAATCACGGATTTAAAACTACTAAAGGATATCAGTTCAAATACGATATGGCTGAACGATACGGTATTCCAAAGACTCAGGTTAAGACACTAATTAAGCAATTTAATGAAAGTGCAACTATTGGGTTTTTGCCTGCTCTACGTGATGCAGTACAGTACGTTACTAAACTAGCAGACGAAGGATGGGAATTCCATTGTATTACTTCTTTAAGTAATGACAAGTATGCACAACGTTTAAGGCAAAAGAACTTAGACAAGTTATTTGGTAAAGGAGTATTTACTAAATTAGTTTGTTTAGGAACTGGAGACGACAAAGACGAAGCATTGTCTGTTTACAAGAATTCTAAGATGTGGTGGATTGAAGACAAACCTGAGAACGCCGAAGCAGGCGCCAAAGCAGGACTTAAACCATTACTTGTAGAGCATGGTCATAATATGAACGGTGACTACAATTACCCTATCGTTAAAGATTGGGAACAGATTTATAACACAGTTACAGCCTAATAAGGTTGCAGTGTCCGGAACACTGCACCTTAATTAATAAGTTATTTTTTAATCATCATCACCATATATTTCTAACACTTCGGCAACTGCTGGATGACGTTCTATGTCACTATGCGAAAACTGTACACATTCGATATGATTTGAATCTCTCGTTTGTACAAGTTGCATAAAGTTTAAAAGTCCGTTATCCTTGTTCTTTCGATCGGCTTGCTTAACATCTCCGGTTACTACAATTTTACTTCCTTCGCCTATACGGGTCAATAGCATCTTCATCTGATTTGGCGTTGCATTTTGCATTTCGTCAGCGACGATATATGCATTTTTAAATGTGCGACCACGCATGAATGCTAGGGGTGATATTTCGATGATTTGTTCTTCTAGCATCTTGGCTGTTTCTTTAGGGGAGTAATATTCATGTAAAACATCGAACAATGGACGAGTCCACGGTTCCATTTTTTGATTGAGATCGCCTGGCAAAAATCCATGTCTCTCGTCGTCAACACCGACCGCCGGACGTGTCATAATAATCTTATCTATTGTACCTTGTTTATAATGTTTAATAGCCGAAAGCATAGCAATCATAGTTTTACCTGTGCCTGCTGGACCTGATGCAAATACAATACTCTTGTTTGACGTGAGTAAAGCATCTACATAAGATTCTTGCGTTCTACTTCTAGGAATAATAGTAACATTTTTCTTATGTCGTTGGTTTTGATCGTTGGTATCTTGTGAGATATACATATATTCTTCTTTATTGCGTCTACGTTTGCCCAATTTGAACCTCCTGAGTTTCTGTTAGGGTATACAAATTATGTTGTATACTTAATAATATTTAACACTGTAGATCCAACAATAACCAATAATACATAAGGCCCAATGAAAAGGATAAATACTTTGAGTAACGAAAAGACGGTAAGTAACACATGAAATCAAACAATATTGTAACAAACGTCAATAAGCTCTATCAAGCAGAGAGTTTTATGACAACATTAGTAGACTTTGAACGTGTCTTAGACAGTGTTCATTTATATGCCTACGAAAACTGGTTGAAGGGCGAATTAGTAGAGGGTCCTAAGGTTGATAAACACTGGGTAACTTGTACATTCATGTGGCCTCATAAGATGATGCCTGAGCCCCAAGGAGCAAAAAGACTCCTAGACTATAATATTAAAGTACGTTACAAAAAAGATATTCTAGAAAGTCCAGTCACTATTAAAGCACCAGAAGATATGGCCCCAGGCGGCAGGTATCCTAAAATGAAATCTGATCCTATTTGGTTAGTTGAAATTAGAATGCCAAAAACAATCATGTCTGACATTTATCGTGGTACTATGGAACTAGAAGGTGAGAAAATTGATCTAGATGATATCAACACTGCATATCAACAAGATTTAGACTTTGATGGAACAACTGATGACAACACCGAAGCAGAATAAACAACTAAACGAAGGTCTTCGCAAAGGCGACTTGTACGACTTAATAGATCCTAATATCTCTATTGACAGATACAAAAGTAAGATGGGCGACGACGATCAAATCGTTGTGGTCGGTTTAAAAGCCATGCACAAAGAAGCGGCAAAAGATTTAGTAGACTTTATTGAGTCAGGATACGAATGGGTACTAGATGCCAATGAAAGTCCTGCAACAGATGAAAAAGGTAAAGTTACAGTATTTGTTGAATTCAATCGTAGAACTACGGTAACAGATAGATTATTAGAATTGTTAAGCGACTTAGATCATTTAACAACTAAAATGGATTGGACGTTTTCATACTACAAAAACGATTACCCTTTAGAAGTTACTGAAGAGAATTTAAAAATTATCCCTAAAAGTCCAAAAGCATATAGGGACAGATTAATGCAAGAGCAAGAACTCGATAATATGATGATGCAGGCAGGACTGGATCCAAGTAAGCGATACGCAAAAGCGCCTGAAGATAAAGATATCTCATTCATACAGAGTATTGCCAAACAATAAAATAGAGGCAAAACCAGATGCAAACCAATTATCAAAAATGTTTAGAAACTATACTTCATCATGAAGGTGGATATGTAAACCATCCTAAAGATCCAGGCGGGGAAACTAACTTGGGTGTTACTAAAAGAGTTTATGTAGAATGGGGCGGAAGCAAAGACATGAAAGACTTATTAGTCGAAGATGTTGCTCCAATTTATAAAAAGAATTACTGGGACAAAGTTAAAGGTGATGACTTACCAAGTGGATTAGACTTATGTGTATTCGACTTTGGTGTTAATGCAGGTCCTGGACGTAGTGCAAAATATCTACAAACTATGATTGGAACAGTAGCCGATGGTGGCATTGGTCCTAACACACTTAAATGTGTTGACGAGTATGTAGACAAGCACGGACTAATAGACACAATTATCAACTTCCAAGAAGCACGTCAAAGTTACTACGAAAAGTTAAGTACCTTTGCAACATTTGGAAGAGGTTGGACAAGACGTGTAAACGAAACAACGGACTTGGCTAAAAGCCTAGTATAAATTTATGTTTAGTGGATTAAAAATCGGACTACTCTTACTCGTACTTGCAGGAGCAGGTGGCGGGTTTTTGTATGTCAAAGGACTTAAAGCAGACTTGGCAGTAAGTGAAGCCAACAATGTGAAATTGGAAGACAGTGTAAACAGTCAACAAGCAGTCATTGGACAAATGAAAGCAGATTTTAATTCCATTAATAAAGCCAATGAACAGTTAAGAAGTATGGTACAAGTACTAAATTCAGAACTAACTGCATTGGATCAAAAATTTAATAAAATTAACGGCAAAGGTGAAGCAAGAGATTTAGGCGACCTTGCTGTTAAGAAATCAAAAGCAATAGAGAAAATAATCAATCGAGGAACTGCTAATAGCAAACGTTGTTTTGAAATAGCAATGGGTAGTGCCTTAACGGAGAAAGAGATCAATGCTACTAAGAAGTCACAAATCAATAGTGAATGTCCTAGTCTCGCTAATCCTAATTACGTTCCTTACTAGTTGCTCATCAGCAGTTAAACAGTTGGAAATATTTAAGGTAGAAGAGAAGCGACAACCTCTTAATCTAGAAGCACCTGCTCAAGCACAATTAGATGATATAAGTTGGATAATCATTAATAGTGAAAATGCAGAGGAAGTATTTGCTAAACTAGAAAAAGAGAATACAGATCAAGTTATATTCGGATTAACTGACGAAGGCTACGAAGCACTGTCTAAAAACTTTGCACAAATTAGAGCCTATATGATTAAACAAGACGCAATCATAAAACAGTATAAAAAGTATTACGAGTCTGAAGAATCTAACAAAAAGGAATAATGAGTAGAAAAACTAATACAATGTTAATAGGCTTACTAGGTACAATCCTAATGGGATTGGCAACATGGACATTAGTTACATTAATAGAATTACAACTTTTAGTATCTATGATTCAACAAGATTTATTCAGTATTGATAAACAATTTGGTAGAGTATATAGTTTTATAGATTCAGTTCGATCGAAGTAATGAGACTTATGTGGTGTATAGCATTAGCCATGTTAATGAGCAGTTGTACAGTAAACTACAAAAAATGCAAACTAGACCCTACTCCTGAGATTAAAGTTGAAACATCAGAAGATGGTACGGAAACTACAACATCGAAAAAAGGAGATGTTGCAGAAATAGGTGATGCAACTATTAGTGTTAATCCTAAAGCAATCCTGTCTTGTCCATTTTAATAAATAATATTAACAAATAAAGGATACAACATGGATTATATTACAACAATGATTGGCGATATGTTTGGAAACCGCTTATGGATATGGACTGCAATCGCAGGTTCAATAGTTGGTTTAGCATTTTCAACATACTTCAAAAGTACACGAATAGGACTTTGGTTATATAGTAAGTTCGATAGTGCAGTAGATTTTCTAGTAAACCGTTGGGGTTGGACTTGGTTTCAACAACAGCCTACTAGACTAGATAAAATTGAAGAAAGACTAACAAGTTTAGAAAAGAAAAGAAGATAAATGTTTAACCCTGGAATATATGATCCGGGGGTACAACAAGAATACAAAGACCATTTCGCTAACAAGGGCTGGTTAGCCGTAGACAACATCCTAACACACGAATTCATTACATCAGTTTACGCATCGGTACCTACACTCGAATACGACTACAGAGGCGGAGTTGGTGATTGGTATGAAACTGTACCTTCCACAAAACCTGCAGAAGGAGAACTGCTAAAGCAGAAAATCCTTCATGGCAATCCTAATAATGATAAGTTTTCCTATTTTCACAGAGTAGCAATGATTCGAAGAGATGGTTATTTCGAATGTCAAAATACAGATGAGTTTGCATCCAATGTTGGAAATACTAAAGGTGACAGCACGTTTAAAGAATGGGTAGAAAATGTTACACAGTTTGATAACTTGTTTACTACATTCCCCACATTTAGTTACTATAGTTACGATAACTGGATCACCCCACATTATGATCCTACTAGAAAAGTTGCTTTTTTGTTTTACTTTAATGAAGAATGGAGAGCAGAATGGGGTGGACAACTATGTTTAACAGATGAACATAACAAAGTACACACTACAATAGCACCCGCAGGCAACAGATTAGTGCTCTTAGATGTGTCAAAGACGTCGTTTAACAAGCATTTTGTTAGTCCAGTTAGTTTTGTAGCACCTAAACCACGTTATAGTTTAGTAGGTTGGTATAGCGAAAGAAACCTTAAAAAATAGCCATCTACGATAAATATCAGTGTAGTTAAGAAAACACACTAGGAGATCGTATCTATGGATTCACAAACAAAAAAGATCAACATCGAACTTGAAGTTGATACCAAAACAGTAGACAGTAGCAAGAACCCTTTTCAATGGTTAATATTTTTAGCAAAAGCAGTAGACAGTTGGAGAATATTCCCAAGAGCATTTTTGACTGTATACATAGTATTACTATACAAAGTAGTATTATGGTACATGAATTTAGATGCACCGAGTATGGAACAATCAGGTCTTGTTTCAATCGTAGTTGGTGCTGGCGCGGCTTGGTTTGGTTTATACACTGGAACTTCCAAAAACAAAAGTTAAATAAAGACTTGCATCTTTACTCTAGATGTAGTATAATATATTCATGAGTAACTATTATACAACCTTAGGCGTTAACGCAAACGCCACACAGTCAGAGTTAAAGAAGGCATACAAAAAGTTAAGTATGACTCATCACCCGGACAAAGGTGGTGATGCAGAACAGTTTAAGGCAATTAACGAAGCCTACTCTACACTTAAAGATCCTGCCAAAAGACAACAGTACGATAATCCTGCACCACAAGGTTGGCAACAGGGTTGGGCCGCTGGCGAAGATGCACCTGATATTTCAGATATGTTTGCACATATGTTTGGTAAAGGATTTCAACGTCCTGGACAAGCAGGACGCCGTGGACAAGATGTTAATTTAACAATGCCAATGACACTAGAGGAAATTGCTAGTGGTATAAAGAAAACTATATCAGTTACAGTTGCAGGCAAAGAAAAGATTATACAAGTTGATATACCGCCAGGTGTACCAAGAGGACAACGAATTAGATATGCAGGTGAAGGTAATCCAGGTGCAGTACCAGGTGACCTATTATTAAATATCAAAGAGTTACCACATCATCGTTTTGAACGACAAGGTAACGACATATACAGTATGCAAGAAATAAGTGTATGGGAAGCATTAATAGGCACAGAGAAAGAACTTACAACTGTTAACGAACGTAAGATAAAATACAAGATTCAACCCGGTTCACAACCCGAAAGTCGTGTAAAATTAGCACATCAGGGCATAAACCAAGGACATCACTACATTATTCTTCATATTAATGTACCTAAGGACTTGACAGATCAGCAAAAACAAGTTATATTAAGTATAATGAATGGACAATTATGAGACTAACAAAAGAACTGTTAAATATTACTACACAACCTGTGGTGTTTGATACCTTTGCACAGAAAATAGAAAACGAACGTTTATCTGTTATTATGTTTGGATTTATGAGAGAATCAAATGGTATTGGACTAGCCGCAAATCAAGTAGGAATAGATACTAGTTTGTTTGTATCATTTGTAGACGGAAAATATAATGCTTATTACAACCCTGTGTTACTAGAATGGGGAGATGAATTAAGTAAGTTTGACGAAGGCTGTTTAAGTTTTGCAGGCGAAAGCATTATAGTAGAAAGACCTGAATGGATTAAACTAGAATGGCAAGACCATAAAGGAAACAAAAGTAAGAAAATATTAGATGGGATAAATGCTAGAGTGTGTTTACATGAATACGATCACTTAAAAGGCATTACGTTCCAACAAAGAGTTAACAATACAAATATACCGGAAGAGTTATTATATGTTAAGACCTAACCCAGAAATAGAAATGATAGTCGAAAAGGCTAGTGAGTTCGCGGCAAAATACGGACACACATATGTTACAACTGAACACTTATCACTTGCGTTAATCAACTATAAAAACTTTAGGATTATGATCGAAGAGTATGGCTCAGATTGGCAAGGACTTAATGATGCATTTGTAAAGTATCTTACAGAAAACAACTTTGGTAAAAAGACAGCAGAAGGTAAAGAGATTAAACTTCTAAGAACTCATGCATTAGAACGTGTATTCAACAGAGCATATACACAAGTGCTATTTGGTGGCAGAGAGCATATGCAAACGATAGATATCTTTTTAAGTATCTGTCAAGAGGACAAAGGTTATTCAGTATTCTTGTTCAAAAAGTTTGGTATTGGCAAACAAGCATTAGTTGATTTCTTTAATGAAACTTATGTACATGACAATCCACATATGGATGCATTAGATAAGGAAGAAGCAGAACGTACATTAGATGAGTTCTGTGTAGACTTAAACAAGTTAGCAAAAAATGGCGAAATTGATCCTGTTATCGGTAGACAGTTTGAAATTGATGAACTGTGTCAAATACTAGGTAAAAGAAACAAAAGTAACGTACTACTAGTTGGCGATCCCGGTGTTGGTAAAACTGCTATTGCAGAAGGACTAGCAAACAAAATTATTAATGGCGAAGTACCTGAGTACTTAAAAGAAGCAACAATCTACAGTTTAGATATTGGTGGATTAGTTGCAGGTAGTAAGTACAGAGGCGAGTTCGAAGAAAAAATTAAAGACGTATTTGAAAGTTTACAAGCCAAAAAAGGTAGTATTGTATTCATCGATGAAGCACATACTATGAGAGGTGCAGGTGCTACTAGTGGTAGTGGTCCTGACTTTGCACAAATGGTTAAGCCTTATATTACCAGAGGACTAAGAGTTATTGCAAGTACAACCTGGGAAGAATACAACACAAGTTTTGAAAAAGACAGAGCATTAATGAGAAGGTTCTACAGACTAACAGTAGATGAACCAACTCCAGGTGTTGCTAAAGATATCCTTAAAGGATTAAAGAAATACTTTGAAGAGTATCATACTGCAAAAATTACAGTAGATGCAATTAATGCCGCAGTTGATTTAAGTGTAAGGTTCCAAACTGATAAACGTTTACCTGATAAAGCAATTGACTTAATAGATAGTGCTTGTGCTAAACAACGGTTATTAAACAGAAGTAACTTTAAAATTACAAAGCAACAAATACTTGAAGAATTAAGTAAAGCAGTTAAGATACCTGTAGACCAATTAGGTAGTTCTAGTAGTGGAGTCAAAGAAGAAGAAGATTTAGACGACATTCAAAGCAAAATTAAACACGAACTATACGGACAAGACAAAGCAGTTGACACAATTATGGATAGAGTAATTGTAACAAGAGCAGGATTAAAATCACACAGTAAGCCAGTCGGAAGTTACTTACTAGTAGGACCAACAGGTACTGGTAAAACAGAGTTGGCTAAACTATTAAGTGAAAACTTACATATGAAATTGTTAAGATTTGATATGGGAGAGTACCAAGAGAAGCACACAGTGGCTAGACTTATTGGAGCACCTCCAGGATATGTAGGATACGAAGATGGTAACTTAGGTGGTGGTTTACTTGTAAGCCAAGTTGAAAAGAATCCTAATGCTATTATCTTGTTTGATGAAATTGAGAAAGCACACCCTGACGTTACTAACGTATTACTATCGTTAATGGACGAAGGATTTGTAACAAGTACAAACGGTAAAAGAGCAGATGCTCGAAACTGTATTATATTGTTAACAAGTAACTTAGGTGCTAAAGAATCTGAGAAGCGAGGTATTGGCTTTAACTCTGCAGAAGAGAATGACAATGCAAGTACAGAAGAAGTTAAAAAGTTCTTTGCTCCTGAATTTAGAAACAGATTAGACGGAATGATTAAGTTTAATAAACTGGATCAAGGCATTATGCGTAAGATTGTTATTAAGTTTATTGACGAGATAAACGAACTAATGATTGAAAAAGGATTGCACATTACTATTGGCGAAAGTGCAGTAGAGGAACTTGCTAAACGTGGGTACGATCCATTGATGGGTGCAAGACCTTTGAAACGTGTAATTGAAAACGATATTAAAATTCCGTTATCCAAAGCAATTATAAAAGACAAGCCTATTGCAGGAACTAAAATTATGTTAAACTTTGTAAAAGACAAGTTCGATTTTGAATATAAAGTTGAAGATAACATTGTTGATAAAGTTGCACCAGCACCAGGCGTTGACCCAAACGGGTTGATTGTACTGGATCAATTCAAACCAAAAGCAGTATAGTACAATTACTAATACGATAAGTAGTAGTATGAGTACCAATCAGAGATTATTTTATAATCGATTTAAGTATCGCATTAGGTTCAGTCTTAGACGAGGAGCCAGTTTAATGCGAAGTTGTTATCACTACAAGGACGACTTGGAAGTTCTTAATACATTAGATCGTATGCGTAACACTGAACTCGAGTATGCAAACACTTCTCAAGGGTTTTTTACTAAAGGTGGTAATTGGGTTCTTGATGAGAAAGAAGTAGAGTACTTATTAAGCATATATGCTTTTAGACAAAATTTTGATCCACAAGGTAAAGTTAGAGTCGAATGTCCAATAGTTGACTTTTATTCTAATAGTGAAGATTATGTTAAACGTGCCGAAGACACCGGTATACAAAATGTTGAAATCACTAGAAGCCTTACAGAAGATCCTAACGTTATTGTTACAGATAAACTGCCATATGGTGTGTACAATTTAAAGTGTATTACACGGTATTCCTGGGTACAAGAAGATGTTATTGATGCATTACTAAATTACCAAATGTCAGGGGATATTAGAATGCCCTGGACATGGGAAACAAGAAGAATGTATAATTATGGACACCCGTTAAAGGAAAAGCCATTACCAGAATACATATATGCTAAAGATAATGACAGCATTCTAATGCTTAACTTAATAGCAGGTGATGTTATCAATACGATATACACTTACCGAATAGCATAAATAGTTATACAATTAGGAATACAACATGACAACAACATTAATCACAAGTACAACACACGGTGCGGCATCCGGTAATTATGACGGTTCAGCAACTTCTTTCTTTAGTATTAAGGCTGAAGGTGATGGATACTACGGATATACTGATGGCTTACATACTGTCGCAGTGTTTCCTAATGCATTTGTAGGTATAATTACTTTCCAAGGTACATTGGCTACAGACCCAGCAGATACTGATTGGTTTGATATACCTGGAATAACAGTTGGCGATGGTTCGACAGGTACAAGTACTGCCGTTACTGGAAACATGACTGGCAACTTTATTTGGCTAAGAGCAAAAGTTACATCATTTACTGCTGGTTCAATTACTAAAGTACAATTCAATTACTAAAGGCTAAACACCCGTGTTAGATTTCACCGACAATGATGTTTCGGCAATCCGGAACAGTCATATAAGTTTTATGGTACCCTGTTATGGCGGCGCCGTATTTGAAAGTTTCTTTGTTAGTTTTGTTAGAAACGTAATAGGGTTCTCAGGTAATAATTTAAAATTTTCATTAGAAACAATATCCAACGAAAGTTTAGTTACTAGAGCTAGAAACAATCTGATTGCCAAGAGTATGGCAAACCCCGAAGCAACACACTTCATGTTTATAGATGCAGATATTTCATTTGATGTTACTGATGTGTATCGTTTGTTAACTGCAAACAAAGATGTTATCGGTGGTTTATATCCTAAAAAGAATTATCCCATACAGTATGTTACTAATACTATAAATGGCGAAGAACAACTAGAAACAGGTATACAAGAAGTTGAAGACATAGGCACAGGGTTTATGTTGATTAAACGAAGTTGTATTGAAAAGATGTTTACTAGGTATCACGACTTAAAGTATAACAATCAACTCAACTTAGACGAGCGATTTGAGCCGTTTATGTATGCGTTATTCGACACATGGCTACTTCCAAATGGCAATTACATTAGCGAAGACTATACTTTCTGCAAACGTTGGAAAGATATGGGCGGTAAAGTATATGCACACAATGATGTTAAATTGGGCCACAGTGGTTATCATACGTTCTCTTCATCAACAACATAAATACACTATATAGGAGAATAACACAAGTATGAATCATTTAGTAGTTTATCCAGGCAGATTTCACCCCTTTCATAAGGGTCATGCTAGTGTGTATGCCGCATTAGTTAAAAAGTTCGGTGCGGATAAAGTATTCATTGCAACAAGCGATAAAGTTCTTCCACCTAAAAGTCCTTTTACTTTTGAAGAAAAGAAGAAGATGATGATACACACAGGTATTCCTGCAAGTGCTATTATACAAACTAAGAATCCATATCAAGCACAAGAATTAGTAGCAAACTACGATCCAGCAAACACAATATTAATGTTTGCTGTTAGTGATAAAGATATGGCTGAAGATCCACGTTTTACATTTAAGCCTAAGAAAGATGGTAGCCCAAGTTACTTTCAAAAAGCAGGCAAAGGCATGGAGTCATTAGACAAGCACGGATATATTGTATCAGTACCAACATTAAGTTTTAAAGTGTTAGGTGAGCCAATGAAAAGTGCAACAGAATTTAGAAGCAACTTTGCAAAAGCAGACGACGATATGCAGGAACAAATGATTACTGATTTATTTGGTAGTTACAATCCAGAGATACACGAACTGATGAAAGCAAAAATTACAGAGTTTGTTGTTAAGAATCCAGGTCGTAAAGAAACAGGACAATGGAAAAAAGATAAAAAGTTACCAAATTTAAAAATTCAAACTAAACCAAGCAAGTTTGTAAAAAGAAAAGAACTTGAAAAAATGCCAGAACATAGCATTAGCGACTTGCATACCAAGTATAGCATGGAAGCCGCAGGTGCAGGCATTGTTACTAAACAAAATGCAACTAAAGATGTTCCTGTAGGTGGCGAATTTGATAATGTTAAGAAATTAAGTTTAAGTAGTAAAAAGAAAAAACCTTTCATTAGTAGAATGGAAGCAGTTATAAAAGAAGTACAACTTTTAAAACAAGATAAAACGTTAACGTTTGAAGATTCAAATAAAATTAATACTAAACTTGAACAGTTAAAATCAGTAGTGCAAATACACAACAATACAGCAATCGTTGAAAGCCTTTACACATTAGACCGTGAAGACATTATGAACAGTGAAGTACTAGTTCAAGGTGTTGGGCGTTATACTATTAAATCATTAATGGCAAACGTACACAGTAAGTTAAAAGATTTGGCTAGTAAAGCATCTACATTAACTAACGGCGGTATGCCAAGTGACTTTAAAGATATTAAAAGCCACTTAGATAGTGGAATAGTGCAACTAATGGTATCATCGTTGGAAACAGCATTTGATGATATTGAAAAGAAAAGACGTGCAGGCGGCAAACAAAGCCAAGGTATCCCTAAAAACGTATTTGATAGTTTTGAAACAGATTTAAGGGAATCTTGGATTAGAAAACAAAAGAGAAAATAAATGTCCTATAGTTGGTTAAGAGAAAGTGGCAACGAAAGTCTACCAGTCACACAAGGCGATTTGCGATCCTTAGAAGATTACGCAGACCGTTTGTTTGCTAAAGTTGGAGTAGACGTAGAGTTTACTAGACACTTCCTTGACAGAGTAAATGATAGTCGCAACGAAAAACAAATCAACGTAGCAGAACTTATTAGAATCTTTAAGCAAGAGTACAAGTACTATGGCAAGAAGATTGCACAACTAGGACCTGATGCACAAGCAGTAATGAAAGACATGAGAACCGATGTTAACATACCTTTCGTTTTACAATGGGATAGTGCCAACAATGAACTAGACTTAATTGCAAAGACTGTAATGCGTAAGAAGAATTTTAAAACTAGTAATCCCGAGTTTACAGTAGAAGAATTTAGTTGGACTGACGAAGAATTAGATAACACACAAGCATGGCAAGAGTTATATGGTGACGTAGTAGTTGAAGCAACTAATATGTTCGAAGAACTTGACGAAACTGCAGAACTATATGTAGACATGGACGGTGTACTTGCAGACTTTTTTGGTGAGTGGGCTAAACTAGTAGGTGTAAACAACTGGAAAGACATTAAAGATGTTGATTCAGCATTAAACAAAATTAAAGAACAGCCTAACTTTTGGGTTAACTTGCCATTAACAAGTAATGCATTGCAACTGTTGTCAGCAATTAAAGCCTATAAAGGTAGATATAATATATTAAGTGCTCCACTTCCGGGAGACGCTAATTCCAAGCCACAGAAGATGGCATGGATAAAAAAGAACCTAAGTTCTTTCCCACCACAAAAAATTATACTAGACCATAACAAAGCCAAGTATGCTAAACAACCAGACGGTACTCCGAATGGTTTAATAGACGACTATGGCAAAAATATTGCTAGTTGGACAGCGGCAGGTGGCATTGCTATTAAGCACGAAAACTCTAATGTACAACACACTATTGATAAATTAGATGACTATATTGGCGAAGCAGAAACATTAAAACTTCCTAACATAGATGTTGGTGACGAAGTGATGGTTGGTAAGTTTAAGAATCGCAAAGCAACAGTTAAAGGCTTTGATAAAGACGATCACAATCAACCAGTATTAAAAACTAACAAAGGCGATCAAAAGTTATTCAAACCACGCATTAGTAAACTAATGAAAGTTGAAGAAGCAACTTTAGATAATGAAGGTGTAGACTTAGTATTACCTAGAGGAAAAATTAAAGTTCTCAAAGCAGAAGATAAAGATTACGACAGAGGTGTACTTATAGAGTTACTAGAAGACGGCGGATACGACATGGCGTATTGGTATGACGAGTTTAAAACATATCCAGTAGAAGTATTAGTAGACGGTATATCTATTAAGAAAGATGCTAAAAAAGTTACAATGAAATATCATCCAGAGCTAAAAGAAAATAACGATTATAGTTTCTTACGTGATGATGCCTTTGATGCTATACCTAGATTTATTAACAAAATAACTAAACCGAAAACATATGCATATGCAGTAGAACTATTGCATTCAATCCTACAACGTAAAGAAAAAGAAGGATTGCACCATAGTTTAGGTTACTATGCCCAAAGTGTGGCAAACACTGTAAAAGGTGCAGACTGGCGTAACTTGGTAACATTATATCTTAAACACTACGGTGACCAAGCAGTAGTAACTGAAGCAGATCTTAATGAAAACGGAATAATTACATCACAGAATACAACTGATGATGTTAAGCCTGGCGAGATTCAGAGACAAGCAAAAAAACTTGGTATGAGTATTGACAGCAAAGGTAGTCCGCCACTACTACACAAATCGGCGGCAAAAAACAGTGACCCTAACAAACTATTCAATTTAGGACTTACAGAAGATGTTAACTATGTCAAGCCACAATTTGATGTAGAATGGGAAGAAGCAAATCGTTATACATACTTTAATAAACTAGGACAAACGGGTTGGGAAGAACTTGCAAGTACAGGCAAAGTAATTACACTAACAACAGACAGTGTAAAGAAAATAAGCAACACAGGTGCTGACGGTAGTGAAAGTTTAGATGACTTAGAGCCAGACAAAGTTGCAAGACTACGAAAAGCAATGGACAGTGGTACAGTTGAAATGCCAATTGTAGTAAAACAACCTAATGGAAGTTTAGACTTAGTAGCAGGTAACACTAGACTAATAGGACTTATTAGCACACAAGGTGAAGCAAAAGTTTGGTTAGTAGATGCTAGTGAGTTATCTGAAAATAAATAATAAGGGCAGGGAGACTTGTTATGGATTATCAAGACAGAGTACAATGGGTCATCGAGGAACTAGACAGTTTATTAGAAGACTTTACTGGAGCAGAGAAACCAGGAAGTAGACCAGGAAGTTTAAAACGCAAAGCGGCGGCTTACTTAGGTAAAGGCGCTGGAGACAAGATAAGTAAAACAGATTTAAAAAGACTTAGAGCCAAAGCAAACCATTTAAAAAAAAGCTCTAAGAAAACCGAAAGAGACAGGGGCAATCAGTTAGCAAAGCAAATTAACTTTGCTTACAATTTTAAGGTAGCCGAGGATACAAACAATGAGAATTAAAGAACTATTATCTGAAGTCGCAAAGATTAAGAATATAAAAGAAACAATGGTATGTAAGGATTGTGGAGACGAAATGCACAAACCTACTACAGACTGTGGACATGATTGCAATGACGAAACAGGTAGTTGGTGGACACCAAAGACTGAAGGCGTTGATGAAGCAAAAGCAACTGCGGGACCAGACAAGTGTTGGCCAGGATATAAAAAAGTTGGCACTAAACCGGGTACTGGCAAGAATAAAGGCAAAACAGTTAACGACTGCGAACAGGTAGGCGAAGCAAGATCAAGTGCATCAGACCAAGCGGCGATGGCTGGCGCTTATAATGGTGGCAAGAGTATCCCTAAGCAAAAAAAGAAAGCCAAGGCAGAAGACCCTAAGTCGCAGGAGCGTAAAGACGCGGCTGTTGCCAAGATGGATGCTGAAGATAAAGCCGCCAGAAAAGCACAAGCAGATAAATTTGCCGCAATGAAAAGAAAATAAACTTTCTTCTTGACTTTCTACCCAATCCCTAGTATATTAATAACATAATAAGGAAACAAATCCATATGGCACACAAAGACGACGACTTCACATCAGATGGTAAAAAGATTGAATGGGTTCCACAACGGAAGCATCAACCCAACTACCTAGGACATTATAACAAAGGCATTATGCCCGAGCCGACGTTAGAGGACATTAAGTGTGAGTTACAGTTAGACGCTATTGGAGACTTTGTTCCTTTATCAATTAACTTTGATTTAAAACTGTTCAAAGAAGAAATGAAACAGTACAAAGATTCGTGGGTACCTTACTTACGCAGAGAAGGTATCACTAACAATAGAGAAGGTTTATTACTTGTAGGTGCTGAAGGCGACAGTGTCGGTGACAGTCTAAGTATGCCTGAAGTTAGAAAACGTCTTGGAGAAAAAGACGGCGAACGTATTAACGAAATTGATTTACATTACCCTACTGAAGCATTTCATAATGTAACTGCTTTACACCCAATCACAAAAGCCTTTGATATGCTAGGCAGAACAATGCTAGTAAAATTAAACAAAGGCGGTTGGTTCCCACCACACAGAGATGCACCATTCTTAAGCAGAGATTGTTTTAGACTTGTTGGATTCTTAAGTGGCACAACAGGACACGGAAGTTTCGAATGGGAACACAACTATAGACGAGTCGATATCGAACCAGGAAGATGTTACTATGTGGATACAAGAAAAACACACAGAACAGCCTGTTGGGGCGATGAAAGTATTCATTTAGTAATGAATGTTCCAAAGACATATGAAAACTGCTTAAAAGTACTATCTATGACTGAACATCATTAATGTATAAATACTAATATGAAAATTTGGGAAATAACATCACAAGACAACAATGTTGTAGAAGACGCAACACCAGGTGCTACTAGTAGTGCTGACGTGGCAGGAGCCGCTATTGCATTTCCATTGTTTGTTAGTCCTAAAAAGGCTCGTAAAGCAGTAGATCCATTTGGGCATACAACCCCAAAAGGTAAAAAGAAAACTAAATTTCAGCCTTACACACAAAAAGTTAGCTCAATATTTGCTTAATACCACTGTTTACTACAGTGTATTAGTACCTATTGTAGTTTAATATAAGATAGTTTATTTGTTCTAAATGAATAAATACAACATAGTACAAAGCATATTGGAGTTATTATGAGAGCAAAGCACTTTAAAAACAAAACATTAAACGAAGATTTGTCCTCTGACACACGTTCAATGGAATTAGATCACGAAGTTAGCATGGCTAAAGGGGATTTATATAAAATCGCCAAGTATGCAATAGAGCTTCATAAAATGTTACAAAACGTATCCGAAGAACAAGGCCTTGAAGGCTGGGTACAGGCAAAAATTACAAAAGCGGCAGACTACATGGGTAGTGTTAAGCACCACTTGGAATACCAAGAACAAGGTGACGAACTTAACATTGATGTAATTGCTGACGAACCAACTCAAGCACCAGAACCAGAAATGGTTACAATTCAACCAGAAGAGTCAATTAAAGGGTAATTAATATGTCAGATGATTTTGCAACACTAGTAAATAAACTTAACGAGATGTCGGAAGACAACTATACAGTAGCACCACAAACTAACACAACTAGTTTGAACGAATCTGCTGATGATATGCGTGGCATATTAGATAGGTTTAATAAAGAAACAAAATCAGATGAAAGTATCCTTGCACAAAAAGGCAATATTAAATTAGTTATGACAGAAAGTCATTCAGACCATTTTAATGTTGATGTGCATATTGACGAAGAAGTAGTTGCTAGTGGACAGTATGATAGATTAGATAATGCATACACTATTGACAATGATGACTTTGCTAGTGCAGACGAAGTAGTAGAAGCATTTGCACAAACGGCGCATGAAGAAGGTAAAGAGTTTAAAGAAGCACAAGTTGTTACAGAAGCAACACCTGAAGAAGCATATGTTGATAATATGTTTCAAAAGGCACAAGCAATGATTAATTCATTGGAAAAAGTATTTAGAGCAGACGGACTAATGGCAAGAAAGATTGAAGCCATTGGCGGAGATGTTACAGGATTAATGGACGTAGTGACAAACTTGTCAAGTACTTACGAATCACTAGAGTCAGGACATTACGATGCAATGGGACACATTGCTTCTGAAGGTAAATTAAAAGCAGATTTAGATACTGCTATTAATACCGAAGAATCTACAGAGGAAAAATAAAATGAAGTTAACTGATATAGCAAAAAACAAACCAATACTAGAAGCTCGTAAGCCTATGTCAGTCGAAACTGCAGGCGAAGAAAACATGGCACAAGCAAAGGCTATGAGACCACAGTTTACAGACAAACAGATTAAAATGGCATTTGGAATTCTAAATGATCCAAGATACAAAGATGGTAATTATGATGGTGCCCATGCAACTATTGAGAAATTAGCAAAAGGTCTATCAAAACATCCTAGTGTAGCAAACGCAATGAAACGTGCTAACGAAGATATAGTAACTGAAGCAGGCGGATATTATACACAACCAGTATACGACATGATCGAAAAGCATGGTTATGAAAAAGTAATGCACGAACTATTAACAAGTTTAGATGCTGATGTAATTCAAGACTTTATAAGCCGTGCAGATTTAGAAGAAGGCAAAAGCCCACATAAAAAAGGTACTGCAAAGTACAAGAAACATATGGCGGCTATGCACGCCGAAGAAGAATATAAACCACACATGATGTACGATCCTAAAACAGGTGAAGGCAAAATGGCGAAGGTAGAAAAAGACCATTTAGATATGAAAGACATGGGTTGGACACACGATAATCCAAAAACTAAAAAAGTTGAAGAAGAAAAGCGTTGGAAACAGACTAGTATGTCTCCGGAAGATGCAATTAGAATTTGGGGTAAGAAAAACGTACAAGTTACACCAGGTGGACTCAACAATGGCGATGACATGGTAGAAGTATTTGTTGAAGCAATGAATGAAATGAACAAGTACGGACTTACAGCAGTAAACAAAGAAGGCAAGTTTTACGCATTTAGACATGGTAAGATGGTAGGTGGACCTTTTGACACAATGCAAGAGTTATCAGACTTTCAATTAAAAAGTATTGAAAACGAAGCAAGAGATACTACAGGTGTTGCTAAAATACCTTATGTATTTGGCAAAAAAGAATTTGAAGAAAACGAACACTATAATATGCATACAGAAAATGCAATGGAACTTGTAAGAATGTTTGGTACTAGAAATGAACAAGAGCGTATGGAAATGATTATGAAAGCTCATAACCAACGTGGACATATTCTCGGTGATGAAATGGCTGAACGTGATGCTATAGTTAAAAAATATTACCCAATGTTAGAAGGATTAGACGAAGGTATGATGTCTGACATGGAAAAAGATTTAATGATGATGTATAGTGGTGACGGCGAACCTGGACTTGCTGATGCAATGGGCATGAGTGAAAAAGAGTTTGCTCAAGCATATACAAAAGCAGGTAGCGATATACAAAAGATGATTAAGAATTATGTTAAAGCGAACGAAGATATCAATGTAGAGATACCAGAAGATATGTACGAACGTATTAAAAACTACAGTGCTTCATTAAATGAAGCAGTTAAAGATACATTAATGGGAGTTGAAGATCCAGTAATTGTTATCACAAATGCACAAGGCAAGATTGTTGACAAACTACAGATGAGTATTGCGGCAAAGAAATATAAGTTTAATATGACTTTTATTAGACCACAGTTTAAACATCAAGGTAACGTTAAACATGGACAGTTTACATTAAGTGCACCGATGGCAGGACAACCTATGGAAAGCACAAGTCCACCAGAAGTTATTAATCCTAGTAAAGATTCTTCAAAAGAAGATTTAAAAGCGGCTATCAAGTATGCAGAGTACATGATGGCAAAGATGAATGACACAGGTAAAGCATCTTATGAAAAAGAAATTTCACAATATAAAAGTTGGTTAGACATAGATGAAGGATATTCAATTCTTCCAGATATGCCTTCCAAGTATGTAGCAAGAGATGGACTAGAAGGTCCTATTATGACACGTTCAGGTAAAGTTGTTTATTACGATCCTAAAGAAGGCAAGTATTACGATCCAGACACAGACATTTATCTAACATATGATGAATGGAAAGCATTTGATCCTGAGTTACCTATTAAGTCAGAAGCAATTGATGCCGTACTTGCACAAGCAGACGGGTATTCAGTAGTTAAAGACGATGGCGATGACATACATATTATGTACAATGATGAAATAATTGGCGGTGCTAGTTTTGATAGTGGTTCAGATAGTTTCTGGGTAAGCACTGGCGAAGCAGGACAAGAATCGTTTGACACTGCACAAGAAATAATTGACTATTATGCACAAAACAAAATTACAGAAATAGCAAGTCCAGATGAACAAGCAACACATAGTAATGTAGCATTAGATACATTGAGAAAGATTGTTGCAGACAAGCAAAATATGCCTGTTAAGTTCGCAGACGGACAAATGAGTGTAGACTTGTATAGTGCAAGTGCTATTACACAAGTATTTGATAAGATTAATCCACAAAACCAAGCAAAGTTACTTGGCATGATGGGTACTAAAGCAGGTATGATTAAAGTAACAAACCTAGTATTTGGTATGATGAATAAAAAAGGTGACCATAGTGTTGCTGAAACAGAAGGACCAGTGTCAGAATACACAGGTGACTCAATTGGAGTTAAAGAAATGGAACAAATGTTAGTAACACTTGCTGATAAAAAAGTAAACAGTATAGCATACCAAAGATTTATATCTGGTTCGGACAAATACAAAGCCGATCCTGCTCTTGCTAAAGAACTCGAAGGCGACAAGCAAAAACTAGCCGCTGATGTAAACGAGAGTGTAGAGTTAGATAGAATTAAATACCTATCAGGATTATAAGTTACAATGACTTCTAATTCTTGTCAAAATTGTGGACACCACAGCCATTGTGGAAGTCCGTTATGGCGAGAAGAAAAAGACTACCCTAGCGAACAACCAGCAGAATACAGACAAATTGAAGTCTGCAAACAGTGTAGATGTAAACAATGCTCAACGAACGACAACAGCAAATAATAGACAACACTTCACCGACAATCACAATTAAAAACTTCTTATCCGAAGTTGAACAAATACACTTACTAAACATACATAAAGATAGACCGGACCATGAGAAGGTGTTTAAGAACACAGGTCCTGTTGTTAGTAAGTTACCTCATAAAAGTGATCATCATTATCAAAACATAATGAAACGTGTTGAAAGTGTACTAGATGCAAAAATTAAACCATTCGGTGGTAATTACTTTACAGTAAGGAAACCACACATACTCCATAATGATGTTCCTAAAGATCATGCTATTATTCCGGGTAAATGTATTGTATTGCCTTTAGAAAAAGTATACACAACATACCAACTTCCTATGTTAGATGACGCAAAATTTTACATATTTGATCAAATGTATTTCGATAGACCAGTAAAGTGTTTTAAGAATAAAGATTCAGCACAAATGTATGAGAAAGGCAATGAGCCTATATTTGAATACTCCGGAGTACATAACTTACATCAAGACAATAGAATACCTAATACAGATACAGGACATATGAAACAAGAATGGTTAGAAGGTTTTAGTATTGAATCAGAATGCCCTTGGGTACCAGGTGATGCTATTATATTTGATTGTGCTAGACTACATTGTGCTAGTAATTTTTTAGAAAACGGTATGGAAGAAAAAACAGGGTTAAGTATCTTTACAGAGTATGTAACATGATATTCACGTTTGGTGACAGTTGGACTGCAAAGTGGCAAGACCACACACCGTGGCCCGAATTACTAGACAAGGACTGTAAAAACTTTGCACGAGCTGGTGCCAGTAACAGACAAATAACAGATCAAGTAAGTGAAGCAAGTCTTGATTATCCAGACGAAGATGTTGAAGCAGTTATAATTGCATTTACTAGTATTAACAGAATGACTATAAACATCAGTGTTAATAGTGAACTTTGTATATCACAACACCCAGACCCGTGGTATGCAGATGCACAAAAGAGAGTGTTTGATGACAATGTAACTGTAAAGAATGTTATGGACTATTCGTTATATAACTTTCATGCAATTGAATGTATAGTGGCTCAAGTATGGGATTGCCCAGTACACTTTATACCTGTATTTGAAGATACAGAATTTTGGAGAAAACAAGAAACATTCTTGCCACACAGTTTAATTAATGTATTGTACTTCGAAGAAAAGCAAAGATACTTTATGTACGACTGTCCAGTATATGAATTAGGATATTTACAAGAACCTAATACGTTTGGACAAGCATGGCTAGATAAAAATGTAGACAGTAACTGGCGTAAAGCACACTTCGAAAGAACAGACTTTAGTATGACTAGTAAACTATTTGATAACACGCAACACCCTAATCAGCAAGGACACAAGGCTCTAGCAAACTACTTTAACAAAGTCTTGAACTAAATACTAATATGAAATATACAGAATTATTACCCATTTCCGAAGGTGTACAATATCACCTAAAATCTAATACTCCACTGCACGAAAGCGTCTTTCGTTTAGGTAGTGATGAGTACTTTAATATGTTTAAAGAAGCAAGGTCTCTTTACACAGAAGGTAAGTTAAACGACTTACATTGGTTTGATGAAGAGATTCTTCGTGACACACAACTGGGTGAATGGGTTAACTTAAAAGAACATGGCAGAGTTCCTTTAGATATGATTATTAGTGAAGACAACATGAATGTCCACGAAGCAGAGTATCAAGGTAAAAAAGTAGATTTAAATAAACCCAAACGTGGTGGTAGTAAAAAGTTCTATGTATACACAAAGAACAAAAAAGGTAACACAATTAAAGTATCATTCGGTGCGGCAGGTGGCGGCGGTAATCTTGCAGTTAAACTAAAAGACCCTAAGGCTAAAAAAGCATTTAAAGACAGACATGATTGCGAAAACAAGAATGATAAAACTAAAGCAGGATACTGGAGTTGTCGTTTACCACGTTATGCAAAAAGTTTAGGATTATCTGGTGGCGGAACTTGGTGGTAATGTTTTTCCTTTCGTAGAGAAAACAATTTCAAACAATAGAAAAATTAGGACATTTCCAGAGACAATCTGGGAAGACGACTTAGTATGGCATCGAGATAACGAAGACCGTACTATTAAAGTTATCAGCAGTGATGGTTGGCAACTACAAATGGATAACAGTATTCCTAAAGTTTTAGTAATGGGCGAGACCCATTTTATACCCAAGGAAGTATATCACAGGATTATTAAAGGTGTTAATGACCTAATCGTTGAGATACATACAAACTAATAAAGTGATAAATACTTTATACAATAGGAATAAACAATGCGAGCCAAAGATTTTTTAATAGAATATACAGATTTAAATACTGCTAAAGCAGAGATTTTGAAGAGTATAAATGCTATTGACCCTGACACACAAGACGAAGATGCTCGTAAAACAGCAGAGCAAGTGCTTGACAAAATTTACACTGTTTTAAACAAGAACCAAGTGTTAGATAGATTCACATCAGTACTACCATCCATACTCAAAGGTGAATACAACGATACGCAAGTAATGAAGATTGCTGGAGAAATATCTAAAGCACCATTGTCATTTGCAGAGAAAATGAAGTTCACAGAGAATTTAGCAAGTAACAAAGTTATTAATCCTAAAGTATTAATTACCCCAGGTACATACACTATTGACAAGTTATGTTATGATAGTGCCGTTAACAAAGAAGTATTTTTACACATGAAGAGCTTCGGTGTTGGTCAACTTATGAAAGGTCCAATGGAACACGCATTGGCTATTCTAAGTAGTGATATTGGTATTAAAGGTAAGGGAGATGTTACAGTAGGCAATACACCCGTTGAAGTTAAAGCGGCTATTGGCGAGAAAAAAGGTTCAGGCGGTGGACGTTTTGGAGAAACTGGTGCATTACCTAGCAGAGATAAAATGCTTGGCATTTGTACAAGTTACGAATGGTTAGCAGGTCCTATTAATGAATACTTAGAAGGACAAGCAAGTTTAAACGTTGAAAACTTTGTAAGTATTGTTAACAATGCAAATCCTGAAGCAAGTGAACGTAAAGCACTTGGACAAGAATTATTCAGCGAGATCTTCCAAGGTCACGCAACCGAAATTATAAACATCTTTTCTAAACCCCAAGCAGATCCTAATGAGGTTAGAAAAGCATATATTAGAGCCAACTTCGAATGGTACAAAGACTCAGACATGGGTGGTGCTTGGCAAGTATTGGTGGGCATTAGCATGGCAGATAATTCCGTAGGAGTTATGAGTACTGGTGAAGACTTTAATAAAGTAAGCACAGCCAAGAAGAACCCTGCTATCATAACTACTGGAAAGCCACAAGAAATGCTATTCCAGTTCAATCCTAAACTTTCATAATATCCTAAAATAAGTTGCAATAAAGGTTGACAAGTCGTCATCTTTGTTGTATTATAGTAACAATATATAAACTATATTAACTTTTAAAAGGAGTCAGATGTATGAGTGCAGATAAAGTATTTAATCCAGAAGAAAAAGCAAAACTTACTCAAGTTATCAATGAAGGCATCAGTGTGATGCAAGAAGTCGAAGACTTGAACGAAGGTCTATCCGATACTGTTAAAGCGATTGCAGAAGAAATGCAAATTAAACCAGCAGTATTAAAAAAAGCAATAAAAACTGCCCATAAAGGCAACTTTGACGAGAACGCAGAAGATTATGGTAGCCTGGAGAATATCCTTGCAACTGTAGGTAAAATCGGCACTATAAGTTCTTATTAATGGAGAAGATTAGGTCGTTTTGGGTAAATTCATACAAAAGTGATACAACTGCTTTTGGACTTGAATTAATAAGTTTTGTATTTACAGTAGGTGCAAGTTTGACTTTGGCTATCAATGCTAAAGATCCAAATATGCTTATTGTTTATCCAGGCTTCTTTGTCGGATCAATAACACAATGTTATGCAAGTTATCGCAGAGGTGCGGCTTGGGTAACACTACTAACATTTTACTTTGGTCTCGTAAACGTATTTGGTTACGGTGTTGCGGCACAATGGTGGTAGAAACAACTAGCAATAAACAACAGGAATAATATATGAAACCAGGCGTAATAATCCCGCTATTAAAATTTAATGTCAGAACAGGCGACACTGTACTTGAAAAAGGTTGCAGTTTTGCAGACGGTAAATGGCATACAGAAACAACACATGATTACTTTAAAGATAAACGTGTTGTATTGTTTAGTTTACCAGGGGCATTTACACCAACGTGTACAAGCACACAACTACCAGGGTTTGAAGATAATATGGAAGAGTTTCGTAACTTAGGCATCGATGATGTTTATGTTAGTTCAGTAAACGATTCGTTTGTTATGAATGCTTGGAAAGAAGTATTAGACATTAAGCACGTTAAAGTTATTCCTGACGGAAATGGTGACCTTACTAAATGTTTAGGTATGCTTATTAATAAAACTCACGTAGGCTTCGGCAATCGTTCGTGGCGTTTTATGGCAGTTATCAATAATGGAGTTATTGAACAATGGTGGGAAGAACCCGGCATCAATAACGTCGGTTCTGATAGCGATCCATATGAACAGACAACACCAGAGAATGCTATTGCCTTTCTTAAGGAAACAGCAAAAGTATAATGAGTAGTATAGGAGGTTACGATAAAGCAGATGAGCAAGACACAGAACTGCTTACTTATAACCTCCTTATTACTAAAGGCAATAAAGTAACAAAAGAAACAGTAACAGATACATTTAAAAAGGTTGTAAAATTAGTGGAAAGACATTATAATAAAGGAGCAGATGCAGTAGAGATGGAGTTAATGGAATGGAAAAAGTAAAACCATATCAAGGACTCGCATGGACTGGCACTGCAATATTACTAATCGCGGCTACTATGGCAAGTTTCAATATGTATCCGTACTACAGTTATGCATTTTGTTTGGCAAATGCTATCTGGGTAGTGGTAGGTGTATTATGGAAAGAAAAGAGTTTGATTGTATTAAACGCAGGACTTACTTTAATATACATAATTGGAATTATACAAAGTTTAATCGCTCAGTAGAGCATGAATCACAGTTAGTTGGCTATAAGCAACAAAGGAAAAATATATGTACGTTGATGCACTCTTTGATAGAGACAAGGACTTAATACAAATAGTCGAACGAAATAAGCACGGTAAACGTGTGTATAAAGATTATCCCGCAAAATATGTATTCTATTATGATGATCCGAAAGGTAAACATAAAAGTATCCACGGCAACACTGTTAGTAGAATCCAGTGCCGTTCGATAAAAGATTTCCGTAGAGAAATAAAACTAGTAGGACAAAAGCGACTTTATGAAAGCGACTTTAATCCTGTATTCCGTATTTTAGAAGAAAACTATCTAGGACAAGAAGCACCTAAGTTGCACACTTGTTTCTTTGATATTGAGACTGACTTCGATAAGGAACGAGGTTTCTCTCCGCCTGAGGATCCGTTTAATCCTGTAACTGCAATTAGTTTGTACTTACAATGGACTGATCAACTTATAACACTTGCAATTCCGCCTAAAGGAATGAGTAAGGAAGAAAGCGATAAGGTTTGTGCAAAGTATGAAAACTGTTTCTTCTTTGAACAAGAGTCGCAATTACTAGATACATTCTTAACACTTATTGATGATGCAGATATTTTATCTGGTTGGAACAGTGAAGGTTATGATATTCCGTATTTGGTAAACAGAGTTAAACGTGTACTGAGTAAAGATGATACAAGACGTTTTTGTTTATGGGGTGCATTACCCAAGTCGAGAACGTTTGAACGATTTGGTAGTGAAACACTAACGTTTGATACTATTGGTCGTGTACACATGGACTATATGCAACTGTATCGTAAGTATACATACCACGAAATGCATAGTTACAGTTTAGATGCTATTGGTGAATATGAATTAGATGAACGCAAAGTTCAATACACAGGCACACTGGATCAATTATATAACAATGACTTTGAAACGTTTATTGAATATTCGAGACAGGATACTGCACTACTAGATAAACTAGATAAGAAATTAAAATTTATGGAGTTGAGTAGTGAACTAGCACACAGTAATACAGTGTTGTTACAAACAACAATGGGTGCTGTCGCAGTTACAGAACAAGCAATTATTAACGAAGCACACGAACGTGGGTTAGTTGTTCCAAGTCGTAAGAGTAGAGATGAACTTGGTAACACACAGGCGGCTGGTGCGTATGTGGCATACCCACAAAAAGGATTGCATGATTGGATTGGTAGTATTGATATTAACAGTTTGTATCCTTCGGCTATTCGTGCTCTTAACATGGGAAATGAAACTATTGTAGGACAGTTGCGTCCGGACTACACAGACCGACACGTTAAAGATAGCATGGCTGACAAGAAGAGTTTTGCAGATTCTTGGGAAGGTATGTTTGGTAGTATCGAATATGAACTAGTTATGTCACAAGACATCGAAAAAGAAATTGTACTTGAATGGGAAAACGGTTCGCATGATATAATGTCTGGTAAAGAGATCTATAAACTTATATTTTTAAGTAAAAAACCTTGGATGTTAAGTGCAAATGGTACTATATTTAATTCGCAAATAGAAGGTGTTGTACCTGGACTATTAGCACGTTGGTACAGAGAACGACAAGATATACAAAAAGTAAAAGCAAGTGCAACAACTCCGGAAGAGAAACAGTTTTGGGATAAACGACAGTTAGTTAAAAAGATTAACTTGAACAGTTTATATGGTGCGATTCTTAATCCAGGTTGTAGATTCTTTGATAAACGTATTGGACAAAGTACTACATTGTGTGGCAGAAGTATTGCAAAACACATGGACGCATATGTTAATGAATGTTTAACAGGCGTGTATGATCATAGAGGTGAAACTATTATATATGGTGACACAGACTCTGCATACTTTAGTGCATGGCCCGTTCTTAAAGAACGTGTTGAGAAAGGTGAATTAGAGTGGAACAAAGATACTTGTACTGCTTTATATGATTCTATTAGCGACAAAGTTAACGAAAGTTTTCCAGGCTTTATGAAGAAGGCTTTTAATGCACCTAGGGAAAATGGAGAGATTATTGTTGGTGGTAGAGAAGTATGTGCAACCAAAGGTTTGTTTATTACAAAGAAACGTTATGCATTACTTATATACGACAACGAAGGATATCGCACAGATAAAGACAGTCCGGGAAAGATTAAAGCAATGGGACTTGACCTTAAACGGTCAGATACACCTAAGATTGTACAAGACTTTCTTAGTAACATCTTAACAGGAGTGTTAACTGGCGATGATAGAGATACTGCACTTGAGAAAGTAAAGTTGTTTAAAGAAGAATTCATGCAAAAGCAAGGTTGGGAAAAAGGTAGCCCAAGACGTGCAAATAACATGACAAAATTCCAAGCACTTGAACAGAGGCAAGGAAGAGCAAATATGCCAGGACACGTCAGAGCTAGTATGAACTGGAATAGATTGCGAAAGATGAACAGTGACAGATATAGTACCGAGATCAAAGACGGTCACAAAGTTATTGTTTGTAAAATGAAGGCAAATCCACTAGGATACACTAGTGTGGCTTATCCAGTTGATGAACCGCATTTGCCACAATGGTTTAAAGAATTACCGTTTGATGATAGTGCAATGGAAAGCACTGTAATTGACAGTAAGATTAACAACCTATTAGACGTATTGGGGTGGGACTTGACGCTAGATTCCAATACTAACACTAAATTTAATGATTTGTTTAGTTTTGAATAAAAAGAACTTGACTTTGAACCTAAATACACATATAATTGTATTATTAACTGATGGAGAATAAATCTATGAAAGACTATCTAAACGATATTGTTCAGCATACACACAGCCTAGGCTTTATTGACTTGGTAAAAATTGAAGGTAGTGATGTTGCAACAACACTAGAAGGACTTGCAGATGACAGAAGTGTTATCGTACAAGCCAAATTTAAATCGCCGTACGCAGAGTTTATGGGTACGTTCGGTATGCCTAATTTAAGTAAATTAGCAATACTACTTGGTATTCAAGAGTATAAAGCAGATGCTAAGATTACAATTAGCAAACAAGAACGCAACGGAACAGATGTTCCAGTTGGGTTATACTTTGAAAATGTTAGGGGCGACTTTAAGAACGACTATCGCTTTATGACAAGTGAAGTAATTAACGACAAACTTAAAACTGTAAAGTTTAAGGGTGTTAAGTGGGACGTTGAAATTAAGCCAAGTATGGCGGCAGTACAACGTTTAAAAATGCAGGCACAAGTGCATAGTGAAGAAACAACTTTCATCGCTAGAACAGAAGATGGCAACTTAAAGTTTTACTTTGGTGACCATAGCACACACGCAGGTAACTTTGTATTCCAACCAGATATTACTGGTTCGTTGAAGCACGGTTGGCAGTGGCCCATTAACCAAGTAATTAGTATTTTGAGCCTCCCAGGTGAAATTACTATGCGATTCTCTGATGAGGGTGCTAGTATGATTTCAGTTGATTCTGGACAGATTCAATACGATTATATCCTTCCAGCACAATCTAAATAAAGGGGAAGTCAATGAAGACTAACCTTACAGATGCACAAAATGACTACGCAGTATTTCTGCCAGCATTAAGTACATTCTACGCACTCTTTGTAGGCAGACAACGTAGGCACGAATATATTGATTATAATCGTGTTCCTAGTTTTCTTCCACACGGTGTTGAAAGTATGAACTGGTTGGCACCAGAAGGTCTATGGAAATACAAATGGTCATTGCACTCGGCTGGTCATGCCAGTCTAGACTTGGAAAAGGATATGTATCGTGAAGATATGTACAGAGACAGGAACCGAGAACACAGTTGGTTACTAGGAGACTCAGGTGGTTTCCAAATTGGTAAAGGCAAGTGGGAAGGTGACTGGAGAGCAAATAGCGGTTGTGCTCAAGCACAAAAGAAACGTGATGGTGTTCTAAAGTGGATGGACAAGTTCATGGACTATGGAATGATTTTAGATATTCCGGCATGGGTAGGACGTAGTCCTGAAGGTGCAGAAAAAAGTAAAATTAGTTCATATCAAGAAGCAGTTGAAGGCACACAATTTAATAACGAATACTTTATTAAAAACCGTAATGGTAACTGTAAGTTCTTAAATGTACTACAAGGTGAAAACTTTGCACAAGCCGATGATTGGTATCAGCAAATGAAGAAGTACAGTGATCACCGATTGTACCCAGATACACATTTTAACGGTTGGGCAATGGGCGGACAGAATATGTGCGACTTGCATCTAGCATTGAAACGTGTAATTGAACTAAGGTTTGACGGTTTACTTGAAAAAGGTAAACAAGATGTTATGCACTTCTTAGGAACTAGTAAACTTGAATGGGCACTAGTACTAACTGCAATACAACGTGGTATTCGTAAGAACCATAATGAGAACTTCACAGTAACATTTGATTGTGCAAGTCCGTTCTTATGTACTGCAAATGGTCAAGTCTATACAGGACATAGAACAGTACAAGATGAAAAGTGGAGTTATATGATGTCGCCGGCACCAGATGACAAAGCATATAGTACTGACACTAGACCCTACGATGATTTAGCAACAGACTTCTTTAATAAACAAGGAATGAACTGGATGCCTACTCCTATTACACAAGGACTAAAAGTAAATGACGTTTGTATTTACAGTCCAACAGATGTTAATAGAATGGGTGTATCGACTAAAACTAGTTGGGATTCGTTTGCATATGCACTTATGATGAACCATAATGTATATACACACATTAATAGTGTACAAGAAGCAAATAGACAGTATGACGGTGGTAACTATCCTAATATGCTTGTTAACGATACATTCGATAAACAAGAAGTTAAAGATGTTATTGCTAGAATATTTGAACTTGATAACAAAGACCAAGCACTTGCATTAGTAGATGAACACACTAAACTATGGATGAAGGTCGTTGGAACACGTGGAGCAGTTGGTAAGAAAACTATTAACAGTTCTGCACAATTTAACAGTTTGTTTGAGGTATAAATGAAAAGTCTTATAGTAGGTATGGGTATTGGGCAACTATACATGAAGGTACTAACAGAAATGGGTATCGATGTTGTAACAGTTGACCCAAATAGACCTGCTGATTTTAAGACTATTCAAGATGTACCAATTGATATGTACGACACTGTACATATCTGTACGCCAAATGAAACCCACGAAGAACTTGCAAGGTTTATCGCTCCCTGGTGTCATTTAATGTTTATTGAAAAGCCTGGATTATCTACTTCGAAAGCATGGTCAGATTTGCACTATGACTTTCCAGAGTGTAGAATATCTATGGTAAAGAATAATCAGTTTAGACACAACATAGATGAACTTATTAATATGGCAAGAACAAGTCGTGTAGTTGACATTCATTGGCAAAACAAAAACAGAGTACCTAATCCGGGTAGTTGGTTTACAACAAAAGAATTAGCATATGGCGGAGTAAGTAGAGATTTACTTCCACACTTGTTAAGCCTTTATCAAGTATTCAATCCTAGTTATGCTAATACTCTTCCATCAGATAAAATAGCAAGAACTAATTGGAATCTTAAAGGATTACTTGATACAGATTATGGCACAGTTGATCCCGATGGAGTATATGATGTAGATGATGAAGCAGGTATGGGATATAAGACAAAGTTTTGTCAATACAACTTACTCGCTAATTGGAAAACAGACTTATACGATGATGTCGGGATTAACTTTGAAATACTTGGTCATATAGAACGTGTAGAATTAGGCTTATGTCCCGAAGAAGCATACAAAAGAATGATTGACATTGGACTAGAAAACCTGCATAATAATGAATATTGGGAAGATCAATTTACAAAGGATATGTGGATACATAAACAAATGGAAGAACTATGCTAGTAAAACTATTACAAACAACAGGCAATGGAAAGTTCGAAGAAATCGAATGGAACAAACCTAATGTAGGAAATGAAGAAATTGAAGTTATGGCTTTAATGACTGGCATTTGTCGTAGTGACATTGATATGATGAATGGTAACTTTGGTCCATTGCCTTTAAATATGCAAGGACATGAAGGACTAGGTCAAGTTACAAAAATTGGTAAAGAGATTACAGACACTAAGGTAGGCGACATTGTTGCTACTAGAGGTGAACCTGCATATGCAGATTATTACAACGTTAGACATAACGAATATGTAGTTGTGCCAGATGCTGATCCTAAATACATTATAGAGCCTGTGGCTTGTGGTATTAATATAGTTACAAGTAACTTAGACAAGTTAAACTATATGTCAGGTATGGCAAAGTTTAAAGGACAACGACAACGTATTTTAATTATAGGCAGTGGCTTTTTAGCAACAGTTGTTTACACAAAATTAAAAGTATTACGTTTAGCAGATGATGTTGATGTGCTAGGTTCTCATAATAGAAAGTTTTGGGAAGATAGATTAATATCAGAACCTAACGGCAAGTATGATGTAGTGATAGATTTGAAAGATGATAGCACACTTGTATTTGATGGCGATATAATTAATGAGAATGCATTGATTATACTAGCGGCAGAGAAAAAAGGAATTACTACTACATTTGGTAACTTGTTATGGAAAAATGCAAGTATGGACTTTCCAAGTCCTAGAAACCCAAACTTTCATAGTAGTATGGGAGATGCAGTTTCCTTAATTAGTACAGGTATCTTAAACATAGATGGCTTTTGGACAAAAAGTTATGATAGAGATATGGAATGGGAACAAGCATTTGTTGACGGCAACAATCGTCCAGAAGGATACAGTAGAGGCTACATTACTTGGAATAAGCATATGTACAAACTGTATGAAAAAACCAGAGCTCAACGTATAGTTGACGAAACAGAGAGTAAATAGATGAAACAAATGATGCGAACGTATGCTACACTAAAAGGTGGCGAAGTTACAACTGATAAAGCAAAGTTCTTTATGAACAAAGAAGTTGAAAAGACTCCTATGTACGGTGAAAAGACATTGTTTGTATGCGGTATACAAGACTTAAATAGAACTATTGAACACGCAACCAATCATGATATTAAACACATCTATTTAGGCACAGGCACAACATTTAAACCAGTAACAAACGGTGACTGGACTGATTGGAATAATTACATCTCAGGATTGCTTAAAGCAGACTTATGGGTTACATTAGATTTTGATCTAATGGAATATGGTAAAGATATTTTAGAAATGGGTTGGGTTGAAGATAGACGCTTCATTCCTATGCAAAGTCTAAAACTTGGCTATTGGCAACAATGGAACCATAATACAACTATAAAGTTTGATGACACAGACTTTAATGCCACAAATCCTGGTGTATGGTGTGTTCCTATGGAAGATGTTATTAATCGTAAAACATTTTCAGATTGGGACAAGTACGTTGGCGACACATTTATTGAATAACCTTAGGAGGGTATAATATGATAGCAACAACTGATGAACTACGCAAAGAACATAAGGCACTTAAAAAACAAGTAGCGGACGCAGAAAAACTCCGTGAAGGCGACCGAGGTTGGAGAGGCAAAGAAGATTTGATTGCTTTAAAACTAAAAAAATTACACATTAAAGAGCAAATTGCTAAAAGTAAGTCTTGACATTCGAAAACAACTATACTATAATAATATAGAAAGTAACAACAATGGGAAGATACATAGACGATATGATTAGCGACATGAGAGCGGCGGCTATACAAGACGCACAAAAAAAGCAAATTGAATCCGCTAGTAAAATGATCTGGGTTACATTTAAGAAGGAAGGTATACACAAATACCCTGCCGCATTAGATGATCCTAAACTAGCAACAGGAGATGAATATGATGTTAGTTTTTTAGGCTATCCTCATAGACATATTTTTCATTTTAAAGTGGCAATAGAAGTATTCCACGACGACAGAGATATTGAATTTATTCAATTCAAACGTTGGCTTGAAAAATTATATGCAGAAAAAACATTAGAGTTAGATTACAAATCTTGTGAAATGATGTCTGATGATTTATTTGGCATGATACAATCCCGTTACCCTGAACGTACTGTAGAAATTGAAGTAAGTGAGGACGGGGAAAACGGATCTTTAGCGAAATATGAGTATACAAGGAATTAAGAAAAATGAAGCTCAGCAACACGGAGCAACTATTTGATCGACTGGATCAATATAAGCGGTTTTGCGTCGATAACGGATATCCGTTTAACGAAGCAGACCTTGGTCGAAACAACAGCCCATGGGGGCATATGCAGAAAAGCATTGCTAACAAGCGCCGTCCTTATAATCAATGGATTAGAGATGGCAAGGCTATGAGATCTCAAGGGAGGGTAATCCGGAAGTAATGAGAGAATTTATCTTTGAATCGTGGAATACTATTATGGATCATAACAAGAATCCATTAAGAGCTATTCCCGATTTACAAGTTAGACATATGGTGATGCAAATACTCGCATTTATGTGGTCAACTGTATTTGCAATCATTATTGTCAACAACATATGGGTTTTTATGTATAGTGCAATCGGACACGCATTATTTGTAGGAGCAGTAGTTGTTACCGTTGCCACATTTAGAGTAGCAGAAAAAATTCCAAATGCGTTTAAATTTAAAAATGGATATCATTCTTACGGTAGAGGTAGAGGTTCTATTATATTCCGTGATAAGAATGGTATTGCTCAAAAAGTTCCACTAGATCCAAATGATCCTGGTGGAGAACATGAATAGGATAAAAATGAAAACAGTATATATAGTAGACTTAGAGCCAGTCGAAACACGTTACACGGCTCAGTGGAAGAAACATTTACCTAAACAAATGTCTGAGTACTTTGGTACAGAGGATTATAACGTAGAAGTTATTAGTGGTGGAGATGTTCCACAGACTACTACACCTGGTGCATTTTTAAACTTTGCAGGAACTAACAGTTACAAAAGTCAACAGATGTTGCAAATTGCTGAACTAGTTGCAAGTGGTAAAGTTAAAGACGGCGATTACTTCTTGTACACTGATGCATGGAACCCTACAGTAATACAGTTAAAGTATATGGCAGAACTACTAGGTATCAATATTAAAATTGGTGGTATGTGGCACGCCGGTAGTTATGATCCAGCAGACTTCTTAGGAAGATTGATTGGTGCTAAACCTTGGGTACGTTACGCAGAAGCAAGTATGTTCGAATGTTATGACCATAATTACTTTGCTACACGATTCCATGTAGACTTGTTTGCACAAAGTTTCTTAACTGATACAAAGGATATTGATCAGAATTTAGAAGTAGGTAAGATGCAGATTGTTGGTTGGCCCATGGAGTATCTAACAGATACACTGCAACCGTTTGCTGGTGCTAAAAAAGAAAACATTATATTGTTTCCGCACAGAGTAGCACCTGAGAAGAATCCAGAGATCTTTGCTAAACTAAAAGAACTATTACCAGACTATGAATTTATTGTATGTCAGGATAAGCAGTTAAGCAAAGACGAATACCACGAACTACTCGGTAAAGCAAAGATTGTGTTTAGTGCTAACTTGCAAGAAACATTAGGTATCAGTGCTTACGAAGGTAGTTTAGTTGATACATTACCATTAGTACCTAATAGATTAAGTTACTTTGAAATGTATCCAGATGAATTCAAATATGCAAGTGCTTTAACAGTTAATTTAAAAGGTTTTGAAAAGAGTCCTACTGAAGTCGTAGACAAGATTATTGATATGATTGAGAACTATGACAAGTATGTTGAAACAAACAACTTACTAAAAGAACGACTTAAAGACTTCTTTGATGGTACCAAATTGTATCAGGCTATCAAGGCTAGTGTCGATGGAATTTAAAGATATTCCATGGACAGACGTAATAATTGATACACGAGATTTTACAGTCTTTAGAGATGCTTACCCTGTAACAGAAGGACATATCTTATTTGTTCCTAAATTACTCGAATGGTCATCTTTAGAAAAATGCTATAAAGCCGCTTATAATTGGGGATATGGTTGGGTAAAAGATGGTTACTGTGATGCTTATAACATTGGACAAAATGTTGGAGCAGAAGCAGGACAAACTATTGAATACCCTCATGTACATTTAATCCCAAGACGTAAAGGCGATATGGAAGACCCAAGGGGTGGCGTAAGACACGTTATACCTGAGAAGGGCAATTACAGGAAAGGAAGTTATGTTGAAACAAATAATAATTAATGCGGCTAAGAAACACGCCGAAGCAGAAGTAGATTTGCATAAAGCCAATATTGAAGTATATATGCAATCTGTGGTAGGCATCGGTGAACATAGTGATATTATCGAAACTGTTCAAAAAGAATTAGATAAAATGGCTACCGCTGACGACAGACTTGAAATGTTGAACAAATATTTTGGTTGACTTATACTATAATAATGTAGTATACTATAATAATAAACACGACTCGCCGTGTATAACTAGGGGAATTAAATGAGTATAAGTGAAGAAATTAAAAAAAGAATCCAGGCTGATAAAGGACGTTATTGGGCTGGAGATAACATTAGCAAGTATCTTGAAGATGGTGATACTGAGAAACTAATCGAAGAACTTACACCTAAGTTCAGTAGTGTACTAGATAGTTTGCTTATTGATAGAGAAAATGATCCTAACAGTAACGACACTGGTAGACGTCTTGCTAAAATGTATATTAACGAATTGATGAGTGGACGCTATTTTCCAAAGCCTAATGCAACTGCATTTCCACAAGAGATGGCAGATGCATACACAGGTATTTTGGTGGTTCGTAGTGAACTTAAAAGTGTCTGTTCTCATCACCACCAACCAGTAACTGGTGTCGCATACATAGGAATACTTGCGGCAGAGAAATTGATTGGGTTGAGCAAATACACTCGTATAGCTCAGTGGTGTGCAAGACGTGGCACACTGCAAGAAGAACTTTGTAATAATATCGCTAGAGAAATTATGAATGCAACTGGAAGTGAAGACGTGGGTGTTTACATTCAAGCAACACATGGTTGTTGTGAGAATCGTGGCATTATGGCACACAGTAGTTTAACACAAACTACAGTACTTAAAGGTGCATTTACAAATGACGCTGGTACAAAGCAAGAGTTCTTCGATAACATTAAACTACAACAGGAGTTTGCTCCTAGATAGGACTTTATGACAAGTGTAGATGATAGAGATAATGATGCAACGTTCGAAAACGAACAAAGTACTGTAACATTAACTTTAAAAGAATACGACAAGTTAAAAAGTAGTAAAGCATTTATTACAGATAAAAGTTTAATATCCGTAATAGATAAAATTGAAGAACTGGTTAGAGCATTAAGAAAACATATCGTGAGGTCTGAATTTAATGACTAGTTCTAAACCAATAGTATACCATATATGTGATGATGGAACACTCTTAGAAAAGAAAGACTACGAGTGGTTACAACTTCATATGAAGAAACAAACCAACAGTCCTAAGTATAAAGTTAAGGACAAATTAAGCAAACGTACTAAACGATAATGACATTTAGTGACGGGATAGGTTTGTTCTTCCTAGGTATGGTAGTTACTGTTATAGTTCTATACTTAATCCTATTTAAGTTTATGGACACAACGGATAAAGAGAATGACAATAGAACCGATTAAAGAAAAACTTGACGATAAAATAGCAAAACTTAATAGCTCTAGAGTCTTCAAAAAGATTACACCTAAAGGAGACTTGTCGTGGTACATTAAGTGGGCGGCAAGTTTTTTTATACTAACTGCCGTTGCGGCTAGAAGTGTAGGTACAATACCTCTTATAGACTTATGGTTTAGTTTAATAGGAACAGTAGGATGGTTTTGGGTAGGTATGCTTTGGCATGACAGAGCCCTTACTATGCTAAACGCAACATTAACAACATTATTAGTCGCAGGACTATTTCAACATTATTTCGGAGGATAGATGCCATCTATGCCAATACCAGAGAGAGTTTATGTTCCAGTTACGGAACAACCAAAATCCCCCAAAGGGATAACACCTGCCCCAAAGGATCCAAGCATGGGCCATTTTTATGTCAGTTTGGTCAAATCGTTTTTAAGAATAGGCGCCGGAGGATCACTCCTCTACGGTAATCTTTTGGTGGCAGGTATCTTATTCATAATTGCCGAATTACTAGGCATATTAGAAGAACTAGTATAATGTTAAAAGATTACAAAGGACAAATAGACAACTTCTTCAGGTGGGTTAAAGGTGCCGAACTAGTTGAGCTACACGAAATTGACGTAACAGAAGATCCTGTACGTCCTAACCTAGACTTAGAGTTTAGAACAAGTTACGGACGTAAAATTTATGGATTGAAGTACGAAGATACTATTGAAGGAATTATTTGCATAGCCTATACAAATGAAGTACCAACTACTGAAAAAGAATTGGAACTAATGAGTAAGACGGCTAGTTTAGAAAGTAACCCAACAATAGCAATAGCCTACACTGTATGGTCTCGTAAACGAGGTGCAGGAAGGGAAATTATTCTTAAACTAAAAGAATACATTTCAAAAGAGTTACCACACATTAAACGTGTAGTAACTTTATCACCATTGACACCAATGGCAACACACTTTCATATTAAGAATGGTGCAAGGTTGATCGAAATTAATACAACCACGCAGAATTTCGAATACAAATAATATGATTAATTATAACATAACATACACCACGGAGGAAACTTATGTTTAACTTTAAGAACGTAGACAAAACTATGTTGATGAAACTTGTAGCACTACACGTTATTGTGATTACAGTATCAAATGCATTGGTCGGTATTCCAGTAGAGATATTTGGAGTAAAATTAACATGGGCGGCATTCACGTTCCCATTAGTAGTAATTGCAACAGACTTAACTGTTAGGTTACTAGGCAAAAGCATTGCAAGGCAAACTATTGCGGCGGCATATCCGTTAGCAATTATTGGATCTATAGCAGTTGTACTAGCCGAAGGTGCACCAGGATCTGTTGCATTAAGAATTGGCTTTGCAAGTGCTACTGCATACGCAGTAGGTACATTACTTGATGTATATGTATTCCAATACATCAGAGAAGGATTTAAGAACAATTGGTGGTTGGCACCTGCGGTATCAACTGTGGCGGCAAACATCATCGATACTTACACATTCTTTGCAGTTGCATTTAACAACGGTGCTGATGAATATATGGCGGCAAATTGGATTGAGATTGCAGGTTCACAAGTTGTAATTAAAATTGCAGTAGGCTTAATCATATTCTTACCAGCATATGGTCTGTTACTCAAGCATCTACAAAAGAAATACAAGTTAAAATAACCTAAACAGTTATCGGATAACTTGGAACTAAAGCCACCTTCGGGTGGCTTTTTTTATGGGCCAAAGGTTGACAGATTAGCAAAATCCTGTATAATATAATATTAAAACAAGAAAAAGGAACCATATGTTAACAAGTTTAATGACAAGTTTTATGGTAAGATCTCGCCCCGACACTAAATTAAAGACTTTCAACGTTGATTATGTACGAGCTATTAGTAAGCAAGATGCAATCAATCGTCTTGACCAAACAATAGAAGCAAGAGGCGACACAGTAATTGATGTGTTAGAACCCGGTGAACAAGCATATGGTATGTCTAAGAAGGATATACAAGCACTTTTTAGGCAAAAATAATAAAAAAAAGATTAAAGAGCCTTGTTTTCATTGGGTTTTTTAATGCGTTATTAGGTTGACAGATAGGCTAGATGTGCTATTATAGTAATATAAGTTAATTAATAAGGAGTAGCAAATATGTTTAATAAAGTAATGCAAACAACCGCGTATATACTAATTGTTTTAGGTATTATAGCAATGGCAGGATCAGGCGGTGATTGTGATGGAAAATGTGGTCCCGGAAACTCTATTACAGAAATGTTACAAATCGCGGCAGTTGGACTGGCAATGTTAGCCACTGGTGCAGTTATTTTAATCAAAGGAGATGCTTAATGAATACAGTAATTAAAAAAGAAGTAATGTCTATGTCTTTAACAGAACTTAATGCTCTTACTAGTTTTATTAACGAAGTTAAAGTACTTAATGCAAAAGCAAGTCTGTCAGTTGGTATGGACGTTTATATTGTACAGAAGACTAAGAAAACACTTGGTACAATTACTAAAATTAATCAAAAGAAATGTTTAGTTAAGACGCACAGTGCTATTGGTACAACTTATACTGTTCCAATGTCAATGTTAGAGGCGGCTTAATGTTAAACGATTTAATATCGTTTATATGGAAGAGTGCAATAGCACTTTTCCTAGTTTGGTTTATATTTTTCTTAATTGGTTTAGGAGTAAGTTAATGAATAAAAAGACAGCAGTGTTAGGAATGGTTAGTATGTTGGCTCTTACCGCTTGTGGCGGTGGTGGAGGTGGAAGTATTAGTATCACTGCACCAACTCCAACTAATATTGGAACTGTTTCTTTTAATTCATTAATTTCCAATAGTATAGGAAATCTTGCAGTAATACAAACTGTTACCGAAGATGGTAAAGTAACTGCCCAGGAGGCAGTAGAAGTATTTGAATGGATGAACAATAATAGTATTGATGAATCCGTATTAAAAAATTATACAGTTGAAATCGATGGTGTTGCAACTCCACTTGACCAAGCATGGAATAAACTTAAAGGTTACAAGAAAGTTTATTATGATGGTAAAGAAACCTTTTGGAAAGGTGTTGCTGATAGCGGAACATTTGATGATGAAACTGGTGCATATTTAGATGTAAAAGCCTTTGCACAAAATGAAGATAAGATTGACTTTGAAAAGGTTGGTACAGGTGAGATTGAAGTTGAAGATGTTAAAGATATTATTGCCCCTGTCGTAGAAGAACCAGTAGTTGAAGAGCCTATTGTAGAAGAGCCTATTGTAGAAGAGCCTATTGTAGAAGAGCCTATTGTAGAGGAACCAGTAGTTGAAGTAACTGAAGTTTCTAGAGAACAAGTTGCAAAAGAATTACAAAGCCAAGTAGTAGAGTCAACAGTAGCAGGTGATGTTAGTAAATCATTTAATGCTACAGTAGATTGCACTAATCAAATATTACAAGATGGCACAACTCATACAGGAACTTGCGACAAGTATAGAGTTCAAACAAACATGAACGAAAACCTAATTAAGACGTGGAATGTAACATACAACATAACGTATAGTGACAATAGTGTTAAGGCTATTACAGTTGTTGAAACTTCTACGCACATTGTTCCAGCAAGTCCTGTTATAACTTACGAGTACATTAAGAATGGTGATGCTCCTGTAGAAGAAGAAGTTGTTGAAGAAGAAGTTGTTGAAGAAGAAAACAACACATCAGTTTCATATGCAAATGTTGTATATACACATAGCGACTTGGGTACAGTAACTCCTGGTGCTATTAAAGATAATAACTTATATAGAACAGACGAGTTCTTTGGACTTGCAGACTTTGTTAACGATAACGTGCTGTCTACTATTAATGCAGATGCGGCATGGAGCAGAGGTTGGACAGGTAAAGGAAGTATTGTAGTTATTGCAGACAGTGGTGCTAACGTAAACCACACAGACTTAGATGGTAACATTGGACTTACTAAAAACTTCTTAGACAATAGTACAGATGTTTCGGACAGTAACGGACACGGTACACACGTTGCAGGTATTACAGGTGCAGAACTTGATGGTAACGGAATAATTGGTGTAGCACCAGATGTTACTATGATGATTGCAAAAGTAACAGACAATACTGCATATAGTTTTTACAGGGCCAAAAAAGCCGCACAGTGGGGCAAGGATAACGGAGCAATAGCAATTAATGTTAGTGCCGAAGTTAGATTAGATAACGGATTTAAAAGAAGTCTTACATTAGATGGTAACGGACAATGGCATAGTACACATTGGTATTATGGTGTAAATGGTTACAATGGTGCAAAAGACGAAGCAACAGGTTGGAAAACTGCATTAGGTGATGACATGGTATTAGTTAAAGCCGCAGGTAACCAAGGGTATGAATATAGTCCAGGTATGAACCAAATGGCTACTGCAACTGATAGCAATGGTAACTTAATACTAGATGGGCAAATGCTTGTAGTAGGTAGTTGGGATATTGCTAACAATCAGATATCAGGATTTAGTAACAAAGCAGGCACGGTATGTACAACTTATGTTAATGATGCTTGTACAGATGCCGCAAGTATAAGTGATTACTATATACTTGCACCGGGTACGAGTGTGTACAGTACAGATAATAATGGTACAGGGTATGTACATATGTCAGGTACTAGTATGGCGGCTCCGGTAGTAACAGGTGCAGTTGCTATTGTTAATCAAATGTGGCCTCACATGAAAGGCAAGAACCTTGTAAGACTTCTTACAGAAACTGCTGATAAAACTATTGCAAACTATAATGTAAACACACACGGACAAGGATTGTTAGATTTAGATAAAGCAACACAACCAGTTGGAGTAACAGGTATTCCTACCACTGGTAGAACAAATGGTAGTGTAAGTTCACTGTCAGGATATGTTTCAGGTAGCAGTGGTGCTATGTCAGAACTTGCTAGTGTAATGGTATTAGATAGTTATGAAAGAGATTTTTATGTAGACATGAGTACTTCATATAAAGTAGATACAAGAGCAAATAAATTTACACACACATTGGCGGCAACAAATATGTATGCAGGGTATAGTAATTATGACCAACACTTGGCATTACCGCACATTGCATTAAATGATAATCCAGATCATCAGTGGACAATACAACCTGGATTCTTTAACGAAGCAAATTCGTTTTTAGGAAACAGTCAATCAGGTGTGTTTGGTAATTTAGATAATGCATACACAACTTATGCCAACTTCAATTACAATGCATCTTATAATGATGTTAAGGTATTTGGACAGTTTGGTTTAGGTTACACTAAAAATTCTTACAGTAATGAATGGAGTATGTTAAGTAAAGCAGGCGATATTTACAGTAGTACATGGAGTGCTGGTGTTGAAAAGAATGGTTGGGGTGCAAGTGTAAGTCAGCCAGTTACTATTGAAACTGCTAGTATGACGTATAATGTACCTACTAGTAGAGATATGGATGGTAACGTAAACAATACAGAAACTAAAGTTAATATGAAAACAGACGAAAGAAACCTTGACTTTACTGCATATTACAAGTATAATATAGATACAGTAGACTTCAAAGCATATGTTGAACAAAGAACAGGTGGATTTGCTGACACAAACTTAGGAGTACAAATTGCATACAAGTTTTAAAAAGCCAAATGATCAAACGTTAGAAGAATTAAGACTATCATTTAGAAACGGATTGTTTAGTAGTAAGTTAGATCCTATAGACGAAGTATATGATCCTGAATGGCAAGTTTACAGTTGGGACGAAGGTAATGAAATTGAACCTATGCACCCACATGATGCTCTTTTAATGGAGTTAAAAGGAATGATAGTTGTTAACATGACAGAGAAACATGGCATGAGACCAGCACATTTAAAATTGATCGAAAGAAAAGAACAGGAAGAAAGGTGGGCAAATAGATAGTTATGTTTAAAAAAATATTAATAGCAACAGTAATTGCAACATTGACACTTTCAAGTCATGCTTGGGGGTTTAGTAACGAGTTTAATAGAGCAGAAACAATTGAATCAATGCAAAAAGGTGGAATGATTGTATTTGTAAGACACGCCTACGCACCTAAAGTAAAAGGTATTAACGAAGACAAGAGTAGTAAGGTATGTGGTAACCAAAGAAACTTAATGTCAGAAGGTATTAAACAATCAAAAGCAATTGGTGTATTCTTAAGAGAACATAATATTAAAATTGAGAAGGCATGGTCAAGTCCTATTTGTAGATGTTGGCAAACTGCCGAGTATGCCGGAATAGAATTTAAAAAGAATAAGTTGTTTGATTCACAAACAAAAGAGTTTGATAAGATTAGAGATTTAATAAAGAGTTGGGATGGTAAAGGAAACTTGTTCGTCTTTACACATTTCAAAGTAATGAACAGTGTTTTTCCAGGCTTCAAAGCAGACAGTGGACAAATGCTAGTAGTAGATACAAATCTAACTAGAATTGGAGTAATTAGTACTCCATATGATTTGATGAACAAGCAGTAAGGGATAGTAATGTTTAAGAAGTTAATGACATGGTTAGGAAGATATAGAATTATAAATGATAGGCAAACAGGTGAACCGTATTTAGAAAGGTATTACTTGTTCCTTAAGGATAGAAAGAACTTTCCTTTTAACATATTTTTACACAAGTTTGTAAAAAGTGATCCTGATCATTTACATGACCATCCATGGGGTTATACTACATTTATTCTTAAAGGTGGCTATCACGAATGGGTACCAGTTATAGTACCTGAGACTGGAGCAGTTGTAGGATCAACAAGAGAATGGAGAGGTCCTGGATCTCTTATTAAAGCAACGGCAGATAGTATGCACAGAGTAGAACTAGAGCCAGGTATTACACCTTGGACTATTTTTATTCCAGGTAAGAAAAGTAAGGACTGGGGTTTTATTCACCCAAAGAAAGTTGATCAAATGTTTGGAGATTTTAAAACTAAAACAGTAAAGTATGTTTGGACAGATCACAAAACGTATTTAGGCGAAGATAACATTTAAGGGGCAAAGATGATAAAGAAACATATATATGATTGGCATGATGTAGAGAAGATGGTTACATCTATCATTACACAGATGTACAATGATGACTGGAGACCAGAATACATTGTAGGATTAACCAGGGGTGGATTAACACCTGCTATTATGATGAGTAATAGAACTGGTATTCCTATGTACACATTAGATGTAAGGTTGCGTGACAGGGACGGTCTTTTTATTAAAACAGAAAGTAATACCTGGATGCCTCTAGACGCTTTTGCAGGTAAGAAGATATTGATTATCGATGATATCAATGACAGTGGTGCAACATTCAATTGGATTTGTGAAGATTGGGCTAAAGCCGTTGATGTCGGTGAAGTACAAAAAGTATGGGATAGTAATGTAAGATTTGCAGTACTAACCGAAAATAATTCAAGTGACTTTGGTTCCGTTAGGTATCAAGCACACGAAGTTAATAAAGCCGAAGAAGATGTTTGGCTAGTTTATCCATGGGAATAGAGGAGAAATAAAATGGCATTCGAATGGGACAGAATACACAAGCACGAAGATAATATTATGAATGATATATTCGAACGTGTTAAAGAACGTGTAGAAGAATACTATAATGTTGACGACGTTGTTAATCTTACACAAGAACAAATTGATGAACTTGCAGTATATACTGAAGAAGAACTTGACAAACATTCTGTTATGCAATGTGGGTTCACAGATGTAATTAACTATTGGGAAAGTACACAAGTTGCTATTCTCGAAGCGGACAATGATAATAATGTTGGAGAAGGTTAATGAGTTATACTAAAGAAACATTAATGGAACGTCTTAGGACAGGTGAAAGTATAGTAACCTTTACTAAACTAAATGGTGATCAACGCATTATGACTTGCACAACTGATCCTAAACTTATCCCCGAAGAAGCAATGCCAAAAGGTACTAAAGAAAAGAAAGAACCAAGTGCCAAACAGTTAGAGAATATTGGTGTATATGATATTAATGCAAAAGGTTGGCGTAGTTTTAAAGTTGCCAATGTTACAGATGTACAAACAACTGAAGAAGCACACGAAGAACTAATTGAAGTTATTAAGAAGCCAGTAAGGCATTATCGTATCAGGTTACATGGCTACGGTGGCGAAAGTGTTTATGCAAAGTTAACTAAAGAACAATTTGAGTTCTGGAATAACTGGGACAAAAACAAAAAAGACAATGCATTTAATCCGAATCTCAATACACTAGAAGACTATGCAAATGATCCAGAAGAGTTTCGTAAGCATAATGATATGCCACAAGAAGCAGACTTTATGTGGGATCCAGAACATGAATGTCATATGGCATGGCATGAGAAAGACGATATTGAACATTCAAATGGTGTTGATACTAATGGTGTTCATATAGAAATTGACGAAGTAGACAGTGACAAGAGTTGGGGAACCGAATGGATCGAGACACTCGTTGAAAACGAATCCTTAGATAAACTATTAGAACGTAATGGTAAAGAGATTAAAGTTGATTATATGGATTTAGATGCTCATGCAGATGAAAATGGCAACAACTATGTATTCTTCTTCATGAGTATTGAAAAAGGCACATTCCACGATGTCTATGTTAAAACCGAAGGTAAGCAACTTGATGTTAGTAAGATTGACATTAGTGCAACTGAAATGCCTAATGGTGATACTATTATTACTACTATATCATATAACGGTGTTGAATTAGATAACGAATTTGGCGATACTACTGGTAAAGGATATGTTGGTTCTGTTTGGAATTATTAGAATTACCTTGACAACGAACCTAAATAGTAGTATAATATATATAAATTAAGGAGTATTAATACATGGGACAATATTTTAGCACAAAGCATTACGGACATAACATTGGATTGTCGGCAGTATTTAGACAACCTAACGCAGACCATAGCCATTGTCATTTACTACATGGTTACAGTTTAGCATTTACATTTACTTTTGGCTGTAGCGAACTTGATAAAAAGAACTGGGCAGTAGACTTTGGGGGACTTAAACCTTTGAAGAAATGGTTAGAAGATAACTTTGATCACAAGACAGCAATCGACAAAGACGATCCACACATGGACAAGTTTATGGAACTACAAGAACTTGACTTGGCAGAGATTGTAGTAATGGACGGTGTTGGTGCAGAGAAGTTTGCCGAACACGCCTTTAACTTTGCAGATAAACTTATCCGTGAAGCAACAAACAATAGATGTTATTGTGTAAAAGTTGAATGTGCCGAGCATGGTGCCAATAGTGCAATTTACAAAGGTTAAAAACAATGGCAGTAACACAAGAAAAGAAGTATTACTATTCGGAGATATTTCATAGTATACAAGGCGAAGGGAATTACACAGGTGTTCCTACTGCTTGGATACGTTTCTTCATGTGTAACTTACAGTGTAATGGATTTGGACAAATAGATCCTACAAAACCTGACACTTACGAATTACCGTTTGAAGACTTTGATGTTGATAGTGTATCACGTGTAGAAGATTTACCTGTTTGGGATAAAGGTTGTGACAGTAGTTACACCTGGGCAAAGAAGTTTAAAAAACTAATGGGAGAAGAAACTCCCACAGTGTTAGCACAAAAGATTATTAACGTTATGAAAAATGAGAGCAATCCGGAAGGGTTGTTCCTACATCCTGTTACACAACAAAGACAGCACTTATGTATTACAGGTGGCGAACCTTTGATGGTTACTGGACAACGGGCGACAATTGGTATATATGAAGAACTTGAAAGACAAGGTAACTTGCCTGCTAGTATGACATTTGAAACAAATGGTACGCAAAAATTACTACCCGAGTTTGTTGAATGGGTAAACAGAATTGATATAGAAATATTCTTTTCTTGTAGTCCTAAACTATTTACAGTATCAGGTGAGAAACCTGAGAAGGCTATTAAGCCAGAAATAGTTAAGCAGTATAGAGAACTTTCTAGTAAAGGACAACTTAAATTTGTAGTTGGACACAAAGAAAGAGAGTGGGAAGAAATGGAACAAGCAATAGCAAAGTTTAAAGACGCTGGTGTTGATTGGCCCATTTGGGTTATGCCCACAGGTGCAAGGGAAGAAGAACAAACAACTACTGCAGGTGCAGTGGCTGAAAAGGCATTTAAACGTGGCTACAATGTAGCGGCAAGAGTACACGTTTACTTGTTTGGAAATGCAATAGGAACATAAGGATATAAAATGCTTAAATACATACTACTATCGACTGTTATGCAATTAAATATAACATACCCAAGTGCAGACGTTTGTAATGCGGCACTAGAACACGTTCTAAAAAATGATAGTACGGCAATTTGTATACCGGCTGGAATCGACAAACACAACGACATGATGAATAACTTCATGAAGATGGTACAAGAATTACAATCAACAGCCACAAAAGAAAGTAAGGAGTAATATGGACATACTAAAAAAAATGTTTGGTAAGAAAGAAAAACTGAAAGAAACAATTAAAGCACAGACTCCACAAGATAGTGCAAAAGCAAAAGCAGAAGCGACTAAAAATAAACAACCGTTTATTGAAGTTATTGGCTTAGACATCGATGCTGATAATCCTGTACAAGGTGCATTTGAATTAGATTGGAATGAATTCTTTGTAGCAGAGTTAAGAGCTAAAGGCTTCCAAGGTGTTGAAGATGAAACAGTAGTAGACCAATGGTTCAACGCAGTATGCAAGAACGTTGCATTAAGCGAATATGAGAATATGGACGAACGGGGTAGAACTAGTTTTATTAAAACCACCGATATCGGTGACGGACGTAAAGAAATCAAATAGTGGGAACTTGCTTATCGGTGTTTATGGCACTGTCTATGCACGTTGGTTTAGAAGGCAGTTATAACGCCCTACACCCACACGCAAGGTGTACTGTAGATGATAATATTGCAGGCATATTTTATAATTCAGAATATAAGGTAAGTGCATACGTTGGAAAAGAGTTCCGCTTTGATGAATTTCATTCATTGGAAGTAGGATTAGTTTCAGGATACGAATATGCAGATGTTGTTCCGATGATAAGATACAAAGTAGGTACATGGTTCATCTCTCCAGCATATGAGAAGTTAAAGTCTACTGGTGAAGAGAACTACGGAATAGTCCTAGGTTGGGAAATTGGCGGGAAATTAAAGTAAATGATATTTTATAATATAGGTGATGGTTACTCAAGTGGTTGTTGTACTGGCAACCTATATACAATATCACAAGATGATCCAAAGTATTTTGGTGCTAGAGATATAGAGCACCCGGATAACAAGCCTGGTAGTTTTATTACAAACTTGGCAGATATGTACAAAGCAAGACCAATTACTGTAGGCAGACATAATCTAACACTAGAAGTAATGTTAGATAACTTAGAAAGATATGAAAGTGAAATAGCAGGTCATAATGATCAAATAACGGCTTTCATAGGTATACCGGATTTATACACATTTCATTCAGAGAATGAAGAACAGTTTAAATCGTTGTTTGGTGTTGATACTGATTACTCTACGTTTGTGGGTAAGCATTTACTACTAAATGGTACTGATAACTTAGGCGAACTTACTCCAGCAGAGTTAAGCACATACCAAATGATGTGTGAGAAACGTAAGACTGTTGATGTTGCTAAGAAGATTGAGTACTTAGAAATGTTTATTCAGAGGATAAGTAATATTACACACAAAGTGATAGTTTATCGAACTACACATTTGGAAAGTTTAGATTTAAACTTACCTAACAACGTAACCTTCCTTAATGAAAGTATAGTTGAAATACTTTCCAAACAACACCAACCTCATAGACGGGGTTACTTTGATAAAGAAGCATACAAAACCTTACAACGGAGTTTCTTAAAATTATTATGAATAACAGAATATATGTAATCGGAGACAACTGGAACTTACCAGTTGCAAAGGCAAAAGAATTTTATGCAGATGATCGCTGGGCCAAAAAGAAGTTTAGCATAGATCCTAATGCAATGTATAACTCTTGGGTAGATGAGATAGCAAACAAGATTGACGGTTATGTCTACTATGTAGTTGACCATGATTTCAGTGTAGGAGGAACTATTGATGCCGCCATTGAAACTATAAACAATTATAAAGATGTAGACGACGAAGACCAAATCAATTACTTTATTATCAACTTACCTACTTCAAAAGGTAAGATAGATTTATTATCTTATAATCCACAAGAGCAACACGAACTTGAAAAGCATTTAAATAATGTATACAAAGGACACGCATCAAAGATTAAGTCTAGTTTAGATAAACTAAACCTTAGCAAGTCCAATGATAATGCTAATGCAGTGGCAAAAATAAAAAAATTCTCTGAGTTTGTAGAGGAAATGGCTGACTATAATAACAGATTTGTGATTATGTCTGTTGAAATAGACAGACTAAAGACAGCAATACTTGGTGATAAGAATTCTGCAGAAGATGATTGGGTAAAATTCCCATTAACTAACATAATGTTTGCAAATTTAAAAGATAATGACGCAGTTGCAGTTATAGATTATGCACTAACTAGAAATGAAACACTTAAATCTACTACTAAGAATACAAACCGAATGCATTTTTCAAAAATTAAAGAAAATGGAACGGCTAGTATACTAAAAGTTAATCAATTTGACAAGCATGGACACAGAAACTTTGGTCAAAAGGTACTTTTATACTTGACAGATACAACAAAATTGTTTACAATATAAAGTATGTACAAAAAAGTAATATTATTAATTACATTCATATCGTTACTATCTGCTTGTAGCACAACTGTTGCAGTTGTTGACACAGTTGCTAGTACGACTATCTACACTGCTAAAGCAGTTGTATCGACGACTGTGAATGTCGTAGATGCTATTACACCAAATATTATCAATAAGGACTAACATGACAAAATATCTATTAGTAGACACTGCAAATACTTTCTTTAGAGCTCGTCACGTAGCATATCGAGGTACGTCAGCAGAAGAGAAATTAGGACTGGCAATGCACATTACTCTTAATGCGGTATTAAAAGCATATCAGAAGCAAGGTGCAGATCATGTTGTATTTTGTTTAGAAGGACGCAGTTGGCGTAAAGACTTCTATGAGCCTTATAAAAAGAATCGTGCAGTAGCACGTCAGGCTCTAACAGAAGCAGAACAAGAAGAAGATCAGTTATTTTGGCAAGCCTTTGACGACCTTACAACATTCTTAAAAGATAAGACTAACTGTAGTGTATTACAATGTAAGATTGCAGAAGCAGACGATATAATTGCACGTTGGGTATACAAGCACCCGGAAGATGAGCATTGTATTGTTAGTAGTGACACAGATTTTATACAGTTAATAACTGATAAGGTAACACAGTATAACGGTATTACACAAGAATTACATACATTAAAAGGCATCTTTGATGACAAGGGTAAGTATGTAGTTGATAAGAAAACAAAGTTACCTAAAGCAATACCTGATCCCGAATGGTTATTGTTTGAAAAATGTATGCGAGGCGATACAAGTGATAATGTGTTTAGTGCGTTCCCCGGTGTTCGTAAGAAAGGCACTAAGAACAAAGTAGGCTTACTTGAAGCATTTGAGGATCGTAAGAACAAAGGCTTTAATTGGAACAACATGATGTTACAACGATGGGTAGATCATCATGGTGTAGAGCATCGTGTATTAGATGATTACACTCGCAATGTACATTTGATAGACTTAACTGAGCAACCTCAAGATGTTAAAGATGTTGTAGATACGCACATCGATGAAACTGTGGCAATAAAAGAACACCCGATGGTAGGTGCAAAGTTCTTAAAGTTCTGTGGCAAATATGATTTACAGAAGTTAGCCGACAATGCTCAAAAGTATGCAGAATTTTTACAGGCAGGATATAAATGAGTTATAATTTAAAAACAATAATTGAAAAGAAATTTTGGATCATCGAAGCAGATGGTCAAAAGTGTGGAACACTTAGACAAGTAGGTAATGATACTAGTGACCAATATGAAGTTAGTTACAAAGACGGTATTGTTAGACAAGTAGATAAGTCTAGTTTAACTGTGGACTTTGGTATTAACATTGATACTAACGTTATAAATGTAACTGTTCAGTCACCACAAGGCGAAGTAACACGAAATACAGACGAAAAACACGTTGCCGATGTACATGGGTATCCTAGTGCAAGTCAACCGTTCAATGAAGTATATGATGTTAGAAAGAAACTTCCATTATATTCTAAAAATGAAAAAAGTCAAAGTATGCATTGTGCAGGTTACTATGTTGTTAGGTACGAGAATGGTTGGACAAGAAGTTTTTGTCCAAAACTTGTAACCTTAGACAAATACGAGTTTATTGGCCCATTTAAAATAAAAGAAGATATGCTAACAACACTACGGAAAAAAAGTAGGGAAGATGATTAGTCTAGTATTAATCTTATTACTATCCTATGCCTTACCGGTGTTTATGTTATGGCGTATGAACCAGGAAGATCCCAAATGAGTATACAACTATCAGAATTTGCACATCTAGTTTCTAGCAGTAGAGATATGCATAAAGATCAAGTATCAATCGATACAACACAAGCCAGCCTAATAGTAAATGACATTGTAGAACTACAAGATAAAGTAATATCTTTACAAAACAAAGTAATAACACTACTGGAGCAAGATGTAGCACCCACTACAGGCGAAATGGACGGTGGAGTTTTTAACTCATAATAGTAGCATTTAATATGTTCTTTGGATAAATATATTTGTAATTAAATATATCGGAGAATATAAGTGAGTAGACCAAAGCCAGTAATTCTTATTGAAAAAGTCGACAAAGACTATAAAACGGATCAGATCCTTGCGAGTGAAGGTGTTTGGGCAGTATTTTATGACCAAAAACCAATCAACTTAAAGAGTTTTAATGCGATGATTGGATACGCATCTCCAAAGTATAAGAAAGTTTCATTTTCAAACCCGGGCCATGCAATCAACCTAGCGAAAAAACTTAACGTACTATTCAAGTGCGACAAATTTACAGTAGTTTTAATGAACGCAGGCGTATGCATATATCCGGAATCAACAAACGAAGGCTAACCGAAATACTGCTTAAAGAAGCAGTTGGTATAGACGAACCTCTAGATAAATTGTATCCAAAGATTTGGGCAAACTTTAGAGAAGATGGTGGGCTAAGGCTAACCAATAATGGCAGAGCATTCTTTGTTGCTAACTGCAATATCGAGTACACCACTTTAAAACTTAAACGACCAATACAGAACTTTAAGAATGTATTGTATATGGATAAAGTAATTGAATGTCCATATTTCCTAGTTGGATCCTTATCCAACAATTTCCCTAAAATTGAACTATTCGGTGAAGAAGTAGCAACTATGCTGTCTTTATACGATGGCGACTTAGATTTGTATCTAGAAGCCAACAAACCCCTATAAGTTTACACATAAACCCGCAGATCCCGTATACGACCCTTATATAAGCGATTAAACTACCATTTAACGGGTGTTTAAGGGCTCAAATACTTCATATAACACACGATTAATAAAAGGTTGACACATTGGCAATAGATGTTATTATAAAGTATAAGTTAAATTAAACAAAGGAGATAAAAATGGGAATGAGTAGTTATATATTTGATAACGTAGATAAGTTTTACGACATTGCAAATAAAGAAATTACAAACTGTGAATCGTTTGATGAATTTACTAACAAAATGAAACACCATGAAGATTTACTTGCTGGTTCTTCTGATGCTGATAACGTTGAAGATGGACTTTATGAAGTATGGCAAGAAAAAATGTCAAAATACCTGTAATTAGGTATTGACACATTAACTGTTTGTGTTATAATAGTTATATAAGTTAAACAAAGGAGTTGAATATATGTATAAAGTTTTTCAAATTAGATTGTCAGATGCTGATGTTGATATGATCAATGAACATGGACATAATTCAGTTCCAAAGCAGAAGGCTAAAATGGATATGATTCTTGCAGAAGATATTAATGTTCCAGCCAGTCAAGCATTTAAAGATGGTTACTTTGAACACGTTGCAAATATTAATGCTAACGATTTAGAAGATGTATTTGAAGTTGGTAATATAGGCCCTGAAGAACAAATAGAAAGATTTAAACCAATGCATTCAATTAGTGTTGGAGATATTGTCATAGATGAAAGCGGTAATAAATCTGTTGTTGCAAGTTTAGGATTTCAAAATGTTGCCTAAAAAGGTTGACAACAAGACAAAAGATGTTATTATAAAGTATAAACTAAAAAAACGACAAATTAAGGAGATAATATGTCACAATTAACAGAAAATAGGACCGTAACAAGTATTGCCGCTAACAAGGCTATACTCAAAGCATTCGCTAAAAAGCGACCTGTGTTCCTTTGGGGACCTATGGGAATTGGTAAATCAGAACTGATGCAAGGCATTGTTGATTCTGGTGATATTGGAAACGCATTGCTAATTGACTTGCGTATGGCACTAATGGAGCCAACTGATATTAAAGGTATTCCGTTTTACAATAAAGAATTAGGCGTTATGGATTGGGCACCACCGGTTGACCTTCCAAGTCCTGAGTTGGCTAAACAATATGATACAGTTGTATTGTTCTTAGACGAACTTAACTCTGCTCCGCAAAGTACACAGGCGGCGGCTTACCAATTAGTTCTTAATAACCGTGTTGGTAAATATCAACTTCCAAGTAACGTAGTTATTGTTGCCGCAGGTAACAGGGAGACTGATAAAGGTGTTACTTACAGGATGCCAGCACCGTTGGCAAACAGGTTCGTTCACTTAGAAATGCGTGTTGATTATGAGTCTTGGTTAAACTGGGCAATCAATAATAACATACATTCAGATGTTATTGGTCACATAACAGTTCACAAGCAGGACTTGTTTGACTTTGATCCACGTAGCTCAAGTCGTTCATTTGCAACTCCTCGTTCTTGGACATTCGTTAGTGACTTAATTGACGATGATGACATGGACGAAGAAACATTAGCAAACCTAGTTTCAGGTGCAGTTGGTGAAGGCGTTGGTGTTAAGTTTATGGCTACTTTAAAGAACAGTGGCAAACTTCCTAACCCAAGTGATGTACTTGCAGGCAAGGTTAAGACACTGGATTCAAGTGTTGAAATCTCAGGTAGGTATTCACTTACTGTTTCTATGTGTTACGAATTACGTGAAGCATACGAAAAAGAAGGTACAAAAGGTATTGAGAAATTCCACAAACTTGCAGATAACTTCTTTAGGTTTATGATGGATAACTTTGAAACTGAAATGGTTGTACTTGGTGCAAGGGCGGCATTGGTTACTTACAAGATACCATTACGACCTAAGTATTTAAAGAATTACAAAGAGTTTTATGACAGGTTTGGTAAGTATATCAAAGCCAGTCATAACGCCTAGTTCTCCTGCTAGGTAATTTAGAAAGGGGTGTAAAAACCCCTTTCGCTTTTAAAAGAATAAGGTGGTTATGAATAGTGAATACTAGTTTACGTTGTATTAAACCAGAGTCCGATCATCAGAGAACTAAGACTCGGCCACCTTTATTCCCTAAAAACTTAAAGATAAGTAATTATATGACCGAAAAAGAAATAAAAAAATTACTTCACACTGTTGAAGATGATGACTGGATGCTTGTCATTAGTCCAAACGGACAATTAAAAACAGTAGTAATGCCTAAGAACAAAGAGACAAAGGCATTCACTATGAAGCAGATCCTTGCAATAGCAGATTCGGGTATTGAAGAAGCAGTTCGTATGGAAATAGAAGACGAATTCCCCCAATTAATAGGACAAATATTTAAGAAAACCTTGCATTAAGGTATTGACAAATACTGTAAAGATGTTATTATAATAGTATAAGTTAAACAAAAGGAGTAATATATGTCGTTTCAAACTAATAAAAGCAGTGGTAAGTTTGTTTGTGAAACAGGCTTTGAAACTGATCCTAAATTAGATTTAGAAGTTAGAGAGAAATTAGTACAAGCTCGTGTTAGTTTGCTTATTAAACATCCATTCTTTGGAACACTTGCTACAAGGCTTGAACTTGTAAATGGTGACGATTGGTTGCCTACGGCGGCAACAGACGGTAGACGTTTTTATTACAATACAAGATTTATAGATGCACTAACTGTTGGCGAGACTATGTTCTTATTTGGACACGAAGTGTTGCACGTTGTTTATGACCACATGGGAAGGTTCCATGGACGTGATAAAAACTTGTCAAACATTGCCGCTGACTATTGTGTTAATGGCGACCTTGTTAAAAACTCAGTCGGTGAACCTATTAAACTTGTTGAAATGATACATGATAGAAAATATTATGATTGGTCATTTGAAGAAGTGTATGATGACTTATATGAAAACGCAGACAAAATTGATATTGAAGACCTTTTACAAAAAGTATTAGATGACCACCTTGAAGAAGATGGTAAAGGCAAAAAAGCCAATGATGCTTCTGAAGGTAATGGAGATTCTAAAGGCGGCAAAAGTGTACGTCCTTCATTGTCAGACGAAGAGAAGCGTCAGATTAAAGAAGAGATGAAAGCGGCTGTAATGGGTGCGGCACAGAGTTCGGGTGCTAGTAATGTTCCTGCAGGTGTTAAACGACTTATAGAGTCTTGGACACAACCTAAAATGGATTGGCGTACATTGTTACAACAACAAATTGAAAGCACTATTAAAAGTGACTTTACTTTCCAAAAAATTAACAGACGTTCATGGCACATGGATGCAATACTACCAGGTATGAACAACGATGAAAAGATTGATGTTTGTATTGCACTTGATATGTCAGGTAGTATTAGTAATAGCATGACAAAAGACTTCTTAAGTGAAGTAAAAGGTATTATGGATGCTTACGAAGATTATAGCATTAAGTTATGGTGCTTTGATACTTCTGTGTATGCTGAAGCAGATTTTGATCCGCATAACGGAGACGAACTAATTGATTACCAACCAGTTGGAGGCGGAGGTACAGACTTCGATTGTAATTGGGAATACATGAAAGAACACGGTATTGATCCTAAGAAACTAATTATGTTTACAGATGGTTACCCATTTGGAAGTTGGGGTGACGAATTGTATTGTGACACAGTATTCATTATACACGGTAATGAAAGCATTGTTCCTCCATTTGGAACTCATGCATATTATAACGAAGAACCAAAGAAAACCAGAAAGGCGGCATAGTGAAGAAACCTAAATGTTCAGTTTGTGCAAAAGTATTCACACATAACAAGCCAACTACATTGATTGGTAAGTTAGGTATTATACCTGTACAATTTTGTAAGAAATGTTTTCCAAAAGTAATGGCACAAAAGACGACATTAAATTTGTCTGATTCTCGTAGAGCAATGGCATAATGAGAGACATTAATCCTTTAAACGTTCTTAATCAACGTGAAGTAAGTATGATGCCAGAACACTTTACTCAAATAATCCACAAGTTTAATTATATGGGATTAGGTAAGACCCATAACGATATCGTTGATAACATCAAACATTGGATATTTAATAATCTAGATGGCAGGTATACTGTATCAGATTATGGCAAGTCTACTAGTAAAGATGCCTGGGAAGAATTCGATGTCGATGATGAAATTGAAAACTTACACAATGATTGGAATACAAGCAAGTATGATGTAGAAGTTACAATTGGTTTTGAAGTACCAGAGGAATCTACATTCTTTTCTTTGGCTTATCAACTTCCGGTGGCGTAGACTTAACTGCTTTATTAATAAAGTCAAGAATAGGTTTCCTATTCATAATACAATAATTAGTTGCTCCGAGAATTCTTGTTATATATTCTTCAGGATGCAGTGACATAATGTTACTAGCAAAAAAATCATTTAGTTCTTGGAATTGTTGAAACTTATAAGATTGTAAACTATCGTAAGTTTGTTGAAACTCTTTAATAAGCATACCTTCCATTATTTGGTTAAGTTTCATCCAAGTATTGACTTCTGCAGATTGTTCTTTCATTAATGCTACAATATTATCGCTTGGATTAAGAAAGGTTGCAATAGAAGAGTGTTTATACTGTAAAGTATATAGGTATGTACACCCTCCAGACACATTGTAATAATATGTTGCCTGTGCTAAATTGTATACCATAGTTTTAGGCGGAGTAGTAAGACTGTATTCTTCGGCATTTACACTAGTAAAGGGCATAAGAATAATAAAAAGAGTAATAAAAAATTTCATGGGCTTTTCCTGTGAAGATAAATAATAATAGTAGTATATAACTATTTATACATAACGGAGAGAAATATGTCAAAAAAAGATAAAACAACTGGTATTAAGGTACCAACTGTTAAAACACCTGAGTCAACAACTCCAGTAGATGCGACAGCACCAATTGGATTAAGTGTTGGAGACTTAAAGAAGATGGTTCAAATTATTCAAATTTGTTCTAAACGTGGAGCCTTTGAAGCCAATGAAATGGCACAAGTAGGTTCAACATACACAAACCTAGTTAACTTCCTAGTTAGTACTGGAGCAATACCTAAAGCAGGTGATCCAGCCGCAACACCAGACACTGCACCCGCAGTAGATGTTGAAGCACCGACAGAAGCAACACCAAGTTCAACTGATACAATGACAGACCCGATTAGCAATAATCAATCTGCAGTATCTTAATCATAAAAGGAGCAATCAATGAAACATATTGGTATACACAAGGACCGTAAGGTCGCAGTAATATTTAGAACAGTTCCTGGTGAAAAAGAAAACTGTCTAGTTACATACATCGATTCTTTACCAGAAATTCCTCGTAATGCAATCAACGAATGTTTAAAATCACGTGACGGACAAAATGCACCAGCATTTTCTGATGCAGTGTACAGATTTAAAACTGTAATCGGAGATGGTTTACTTAATACTCTTAATGTAGGAAACTTAATGGTTAAGGTTCCAACTGTAGAAGTATTTTTAACACCAAACGATAAGTCGAGAGTACAACTATCAGAACTAAATGCAGTTGTAGGAACCGACGAACCACAAACTCCAAATCCTACTAACCGTGATGTAAGAATGCCAGAGATGAGTGTAAACAATCCATCGGCACCACCATCAGCGGGCGGCAGTACTCCATTATCTGATGATCAAATTGCAGATAGTTTAAGAGCACAAGCGGCTACAATGCAAAAAGAAGCAACTCGTTTGTTAAAAGAAGCAGAAGAGTTAAAGCCATTACCGAAACGTGGAAGAGGGCGTCCAACAAAAGCGCCAACACCCGTAGCATAAGGAGAGGTCACTTTGACCACATCAACTATATGGTTATCTCAAATTATAAACCATTGGGAAGATTTGTTCGAGGGAGTTGAGTATCAGGATATTCCTATCCAGTACGTTCAACGAATGGTCATTCATCTTAAGAATGGGCAAGTCATAGATTTATATATAAAAGACATCGTGTCAAAGCACGGTGTTGATTATAGAGCTATGGAACAAGCACTAGACGACAAGATAGCCACCATCGAAGATAAAATTAAGTATGTCGACTGGCATATTGACACATCTAAAGCCGCGGATATAATAGCCGAAGCAACAAATCAAACTCTTGGAGAATTATAAATGACAGCCGAAGTTAAGATGATAAGTTACAGTAATCCTGTAAAAGAGTACACAGAATTAGACAGTGTACAAGACCTCATTGCCTTTTGTGCCAGGGTAAGTAATCCTGCAGGACAAATGAATAAAGAAACAAATGAGAAACTTATCAAGTATTTGATTAAACATAAGCATTGGTCACCATTAGAAATGGTTAGTGCTTGTTTAGAAATCAAAACAACTAGGGATATTGCACATCAAATTGTAAGGCACCGTAGTTTTTCATTCCAAGAATTTAGTCAACGTTATGCTGATCCTAAAGCACAAGGAGATATCTTTGAGTACAGTGAAGCACGTTTACAAGACACAAAGAATAGACAAAACAGTATTGCTACTGATGACAGAGATTTACAACATTGGTGGGACTCACAACAAAAGCACGTTGCAGAAGTTTCAAAGGTTGCATATGAGAATGCTATTGAAAAAGGCATTGCTAAAGAACAAGCTCGTAAGGTATTACCCGAAGGACTTACAAAGACAACATTATATATGAACGGTAGTTTACGTTCGTGGGTTCACTACATTGAATTGCGTAGTGCTAACGGAACACAAAAGGAACACATGGAAGTCGCTATCGCTTGTGCGAAAGTTATTGCTAACATATTTCCTTTGATAAATGAAATAAATACTTAAGATGAACCAGGAAGAACTCAACAAATATTTCTCTACAGAATGGACAGAAGAATTTGATAAGTATGCATTGTCGGGATATGATTTAGTACACAAATGTCGTAAAAGAGATTGGGTATTAGACGTAGGCTGTGGATTCAATCCGTTTAAAGGTTCCATTAAAAATTTAGTAGCCATTGACCCTGCTAATACAAAAGCAGATCAAGTTGTAACTTTAGAAGAGTTTGAATCGGATAAGTTATTCGATGTAGCATTTTGTTTAGGAAGTATTAACTTTGGAGACGACAAAAAGATTCGTAATCAAATTGAAAAACTTCTTACCCACATGAAACCAAGTTGTAAGATTTTTTGGCGTTGCAATCCTGGTCGAAGTGACCATGGCAAGCCAAATACACATAAAGTACCGTTCTTTCATTGGAGCGAACAATGGCATGAAACGTTTTGTAGAGACTACGGTTTTGAATTAGTTGAACTAGGTACAGAGATACCAGAACCGAATAAGAGAAGAATTTATGCAGAATGGAATAGATAATTACCAAGGTGAAGACCTTATAATCATTACAGGTGCTCCTGGTACAAGATGGAGTGCAAGTATCCAATCGATTACAAGTCATCCAGACATTAACCTTTCAGACCAAACAGATGACCGTACATACGAACGTACTGCATCATATGAAGATGGTAAGAAAGCAGGCATTGGTTGGCATCGTGGTGTATACTTTGGCCCGTGTCATGAGTTTGGTAAAACGTTTGACAATTTAGAAGCATGGACAAAAGAAGAATTATTATTAGAATTTAAGAAAGCATTTAGTGATTGGGAAACCGGAATCAAGATTGTAAAAAGTCATTGGTTTGCATACGGACTTGACCATTTAAAGAAATGCTTTCCTAAGGCAAAGATTATTGCATACTATCTACCTGACGAACTATGTTTAAGATGGTGGCAAGTTGTAGGAGGGTTTGACATTGAATACCCGCACTACGATTGGTATGAAACAAATGAACGTATGTTACAACAAATCAAAATAGAAAATGCGTGTTCAATAAAGTTTGCGGCAGAGACCGGAGCAAAATTTAAACGATACAAGTCACTCGCTGACTTGCATACTGACTTAGGTTTAGACCCTGGCCAGGTAAGTTACACAGATGTATGGGATAGAGATCCAAAGATTCAAACACTAGCAGAGCAATTAGGTGATGGTGATTGGGATTTGGATACTTCAGAAGGTAGAGATGCTTATACGAAACATATGTTAGACGATCGTACTAAAGCAACCATGACAATGGTATACAATCCAGATGTAGAGTATACCGATCATATTATTAATCAAAACTTAATAGATTCTACCGTAAAAGTAATTAACAAATACGGACGAAAATAACATGGCATATTCAGATAAGGTGATGGACCATTACGAAAACCCTCGTAATGTAGGTAGGTTCGATGACACAGACGGAAGCATTGGAACAGGAATGGTGGGAGCACCTGCTTGTGGTGATGTAATGCGTTTGCAAATTAAAGTTGATAAGAATGGCATCATAGAAGATGCTAAATTTAAAACATATGGATGCGGTAGTGCTATTGCCAGCAGTAGTTTATTAACTACAATGGTAAAAGGAATGTCGTTAGGACAAGCAGGTAAGATTACAAATACTGAACTTGCTACCGAACTTGCATTGCCTCCAGTAAAGATTCACTGTAGTGTGTTGGCAGAAGATGCCATCAAAGCCGCAGTGTTGGATTATCAAGGAAAGAATCCTGAGCAAGAAAAAACAGGCAATTATTATGAGATCAAGTAAATGAAAGAACTACCTGAAAAGGGTTGGTTGTTTATTTTTTCTGTTATCATAGTTCTTGTCGTAACACAAATATTATAAGGAACATGATGGACTCAGTACTACTATTACCTGCCGCTTTATTTCCGGCAATACCCTTAATGATGATATCTTTTGGTAACCGTTATACATCTTTGGCTACATTAATTCGTAAGATACACGACGAACTAATGTCTAAGAAGTTAAGTAAAAAGGATAAAGCAACAAATAGATACTTAAAACAAATAACTGTACTACGAAAACGTTTAGGACTTAATAGGGCAACATCAACATTGGCGGCATTTGCATTTATATGCAACTTATTTGCTATGTACTTTGCTTTTATTAAGTCATTTTCTATATTCAGTTTATTGTTTACAAGTAGTTTAGTTATATTTGGATTAGCAATATTATTATATGCAGTTGAATTGCAATTCGCCACTAAAGCATTAGATACACACTTACAAGATTTAGAGGACTTATAATGGACGAAAGTAAACTAGTATTTTTTACAGGTGCACCTGGTAGTAAATGGAGTGCAGTTGCACACATAATGGCACAAAGTAAAAAGTATCTATTCGATACCGGAGACTATGCTGAAGATAGACAGTACGCACACTACAACGATCCCGATATTATCCCACATCGTGGTAGTTATTTTGGTCCAGGTTTTCCATTCGGTGATAGTTTCGATGCATTGGATCGCTTATCTAAGAAAGAGATATTCGAAGAGATTGAAAGAGCATGGATCACTACCAACGACGGATACAAAATTATCAAGTGTCATCAATTTAGTATCGACTTACCTAAAATCTATAAGATGTTCCCAAACAGTAAGTTTGTTATTGTTTATAGATCAGATGAAAAGTGCGAGGAAGGTTGGTTTGGGGCAGGTGGGTTTGATATTCCGTATCCTAGATACAAAGAAGGATACACTAACAAAGAAACAATGATTAAAGCAATGGCCCATGAGAATAGACACAATCTAATGTTTATTCATGAAAACAAATTAACTATGAATGTATGTAATGAAGGCTATTGGAAGAATGTCTTTAATGTCGACACAGACGATAGTATAATTAAAAAGTATATTAGAATGGTCGAAGGTGTTCCGTTAACATTGGATTCTAAAAAGTTAGAACTTAAAAACGAAGATGGTTATTCTATGATGGTTAGTAATCAGAAACTAGATACGTTTATAGCAACCATGGGTTTCGAATAAACTTAATAACTTTATCAAAGTTATCATCATTAAAAGTTAAATTAAACTTATCACAGACCTTTTGGAAGTTTTCTTCAACAAAAAACTTATCCGGGTCTGTTATTATGACATCCTCTTCTGTAACATTACGACTGTAGTTGTCTACTACACGTTCTAAATGTTCAAGCATATTCATATAATTTCCCTCATATAAATCAAAGAATGTTTTATCTGGATTCTCTGGATCAACATAATACTTGGCACTTGTTTGACAGAACCTTGCAAGTAGTCTAGACATATCTTTAGGTATAACTACAATGTGTTTAGCAGGACCAAAAAACTCTTTAGTTTTATCCAAAGGTCCATGTAATGCATACATTAAATTAGAGGGAGACACACGTTGTTTCCAGTCGTTTATGGGCTCATATTTGCCCGTACGCTGTGTTTGTCTGTTCGCCATATCAAGTACAGGGGGAACAGTATATTCGTCTAAACCATGTCCTTTAGAGCCATTAAAGCGTCTATTCCAATGATATATAGTAAAATTGTTATCAGTACCATGGAGATGATTTTCCCTATAAGGCTTCCATGGTTCTGTGCCATTAGCACTATGATTATACCATTCAACATTATCGCAACTAGCCAATAGTCTGCCAATTTGATGTCCTTTTGCTCCCATTGGAGCACTTATTACAATTAGGTTATTTTCTGCCATTATAAAATAATACGTTCTTATGTTGTTCGACTAAGTCACCTGTTTTAAACCAATCATCATACACACAGATATTGCCTTTAACAGATAACTCGTTCCATTCACTTATTTGGTAATCACAGTAGAATCTATCACCTAGTACAGGCATTGATCCCTTTAGATCCACTTTGCTTTCATATTCTTCTATCTTGCCTAAACTTCCAAATACTGTATTGATTGCACAAGGACCTACTTCTGTCATTCCCCAGTTACACATAAACGTTGCACCTCTGTTAACAAACGCCTTAATAAGATGCCATGGAACAATGTCACTGCCACAAGTTATCCAAACATTGGATAAGTCCATGTCCTTAAAGCCCTTTGTTTTCATAATTGCTTCGCCATGTGCAGGTATGATGTGTGTATGCGTGTACTTGTGTACTTCTTTAACCCAACGATATGGATTAAAGTCATCAAATACAACTTCGGCTCCTAAACGAATTGCTGGTAAACTTTGTGCAAGTAGTCCGCCGGCGTGTGTAGTCTTACACACTGTATAAACTTTAGACTTGCTTGTAAGTCGCTGACTGTCTATAGCGGCTTCGTCACCTGCTTTTAGTTTAGCAACTGTTTGTTCTATAGGTTTAGGTTTGCCTGTTGTTCCGCTAGAACATATAGTCGTACCCTCGTTGATAATATCTTGTAACTTGTTGATTTCCATTCGTCACTCTTTTTATGCTTTTTGTAGGTTTACTGCCGATGATCCTCGTTGACCTTCTTCAACCTCAAACGATAATGTATCGCCTTCATTTAGTCCGTCCATTCCTGAACTTCTTACTGCTGAAGAATGTACAAATACATCCTTTTCTTTGTCGTCTCTTTCAATAAATCCGTAGCCTTTAACGCCATCGAACCATTTTACTTTTCCTGTTATTGTTGTCATTTATTCCTTTGTTTTTTGTTTGTTGTTTTCTTTGTTGATCTTTGTTCTTAAACTATCCCACGCTTTATGCGTAGGGACAAAGTCGTATAACTTCTCGTCATATTTTAATCTTAATTCTAATAACTTAAAGTCGAATAAGGGTGGACAGATTGCGTGTAGGATACTTGCTATACATAATACAAACAAACTCCATGCTTCAATTAAACTTACTCTGGCGTGTTTAAAATATAACACTATCCCATTTGTACCTTTATTGCCACCATGTTTTTCTGCTTCTCTTAGATGATTCCAATTAAACCACATTAGCTCGTACCTCCATGTACTTCTCTTTGTTTAGTTTCCACACACTTTGTCTTGTAAAGTATAACTCCATATCATTATGATGTTCTACCATACCCAACACTTTTAAACGTTGGAACAATCTGTGTGTCTTATTCATTTTCCCACTAGCATCATTGTTCATGTTAGTAGTAATATAGATGTCTTTGTCTTCACCTATAAATTCTATTTGTTTAGGTAATATGTATCTCCAAGTTAAAGCATTCATATGATACTTGCTTAACCCTAGTCCATAGTTACCAGGAATCTGTACGCCTCTAAACATAACTCTCCAGGCGTTTTCGTTTACTTCAGGCAATGGGTGGCATCCTGCCAAACTTAATATGTCTCCATACCCTGCTTCTAATCCACCATGAGAAACACAATGCCATATACCGCCTTGTTGGCGTAGCCATTCGTATTTCATTGCTGAGAATGTATTGTTCATATACCCAAGTCCTTCACACTTCTTACAGAAGTTACTTAGGCTTAAATCCATCTCTGGTGTTAATTCTTTAATTTGAAACATTAGTGAGTGTTGGGTGTTGCTTTGAATAGCGTATTGTCGCAAGTTTCTGTCTTGGTACTATCTCTATTTTCATCTCTACTATAGTGCGTGATCATAAGTTATAGTCTTTCTATCTTGCTTTGTATTACTCCGATTAGATTGTAGAGACCATTACGTCTCTGTGGTGTAACTAATTGTGTGAAGCCCAGAGGTTCTAGGTCTTCCATTTTCATACTGAGTGCTTCTTCTTTATTGCTACCTGTAAAGATATCACAAACTATTGTTGTTATTCCTTTAGGGATTAAAGCATCACTGTCGTAATAAATGTTTATACCATCTTCTTTCAGTCCTACTTCGACCCAGATCTTACTAATACATCCTGGGACTAATCTTTCATCAGTTCGCAATTCACTAGGGAGGGTTGTTGCTCGTCGAGCAAGGTCAACAAGATAAGATAATCTTTCGTGTCCTTCTAACATGGATAAGTCGTCTGCCCAAGTCTTAATTTTTGATTGGATCATTTAACACCTGTGTCTCACCTTGTTCGAAAAAGTCTTCCTCACGCCAATCATCATAAAATTCTGCATTGGTATAATAAGGATTATTGAAAGCGGGATCATCTACACCGACTACACTTTTAACTTCTTGTATGTAATGTTTAAGCATATTCTCAACACCCATTTTAAGTGTCATCATACTACTTGCACAGCCTGAACAACTTCCGCTCATTAGCATTGTTGCTTGTCCAGTTTCCATATCAAAGTCTTCGAGTGTAACAGTTCCACCATGTTGTGCTACATTAGGTTGTACATATTCTTCTACAACTTTTTTAATCTCAACTATTATTTCTTCTTTTGTTTTGTCTGTCATGTTTTTTACTCTGTTGATTGATCGGGCGTTTACTTGATGGATTTGTTCCGTAAGTTTTAGTTAACTTACTAAACGATTCGTCGTCCATTCCCGCGAATATTCCTTTCGGATCTCTTTGTTTTCGTTTGTCGTCGTTGTTACTCATTCTTTCCTTTTTGGAATCTTACTGTCTGCACTAGATACACACGAGTTTGAAATACAAGGCATCGGTTTATTAAATAACTTAAACCCTGTTTCGATATTTCCTAGTGGACTGTCACTGCAACTATAACTTCTCTTAATTGAGCCGTCTGGTTCTCTTATTATAATTCCTTGGAACCCTGCATTGCATTGCCAACCAGTAAATTTATTAAAATTAAACGCATTAAAGCGTTCTGCTTGATCCATGTACCATTTCTTGCCTTTATTATCTTCAAACTCTACTTGAAAATGCTGAGGTACTGTTCCATTGTCCAATTTCATTTCTGGTAAAGGCTTCCAATTGGGCTTTGGTCTACTAACGTATTTATTTTTAATCTCAGTATATGCACGTTGTGGCATATCATTATACAGTTTTTGCTTCATTTCCTCTGTATAACCATCAACGACTCTACTTGCAGTTGGATCACTCATAGGCTTTAAAGTTACGTTAATGTTCTGATTATGAAAGAACAATGCATTCTCATAATACTTGTCAAATACTTCTGGAACCATAACCATATTAATAGTTACTTGTACATCATGTTCTTGACATAGTATAAGTTTGTTTGCAAGGTCCTGCATTTTCTCAGGTGTGTCGACGTGTTCAACGTGTAGACTACAAGTAATACTAGCACGGTGAAACTTACTTGCGTAATCGACATACGTTTCAAACCACTTCATGTTACGACTACAATTACTAGTCATGTGTACACTTGTGTAGTTTGTATTGTGAGCATCGTCACTTAAATGTTTTAAAATATCTAAGTAACCAGGATGAAAAGTTGGCTCGCCTCCACTTAAACTAAAATGAAAACTATTAAAGCCATTGTCTCTTGCCTGTCTCTTAATTTCGTCAATAGTTGATAGACATAGTTCCGTAGGTCTATGGTCTTTTCTATCACTACGAGCATAGGGCCAACAATAAGAACATTTGTAGTTACAAAATCTTCCTAGTAGCCAACTAACTGTAAAAATATCTCTATGAAGTAAAGTACGTTGCCCAACACTAACTAAATCGTCAAAGGGTATAGCACTAAAGTCATATTCACTTGTTTTTAAATCAGTCATCTAATCTACTTTTTATTAAGTTTTTAATCATTACTCTGTCGTTTGCTGTAGAGAAGCCGCCTTCCTTACTTGTTTGTAAGAACGGTTTGCCACACATTTGTTTACAACTATCCATTGGAGCATCTGTAAAACTTTGTTCTATCATGTAACTTGCTTCACTACGATTAATTTCATCCATTGTGCCGTTTGAGATATGCAGTTGTTCTATTTTATCTCCAAGTAAATTTTTTAAGTCGAACCACGGAGACTCGCCGCCGAAGTGACAACAAGGTCCAACATATCCATCTACTCTTAGGATAGGTGGCTGGTCATCTCTGTATTTACATTTAGGGTAAATAGGCATCTATCTCTCCTTTAATGTCGTTCCACTGTTTACTCTTTAATCTCATATGTTCTGGTGTTCTGCCATCTCCAACAAATATACGCAACGTGTTTGCCTTTAAGTCTTGTGCGAGTTTACAAACATCTAGTGTTTGGTGATAGTTGTGTTCGAATATAAGATGTCTTACATCTACTTCAGCATCACTATCTATTTCATTTATACTCGTCTTTAAAGCCTTAAAGCCATCTATAACTGTATTCCACTTTGAGTTAATTCTATAAATCTTATTTGTATCTTCTAGTCCATCAATAGTAAACTCAACTCTATCTCTACCTCGTAGTAGTTTACCTAGTTTACTCCACCAATCTTTAGAACGACCACTGCCGTTAGTATGTAAATTAATCCAAGGACGTTTATCTAAAGTATTTAAGTAATGCACTTGTTCTAAAAACGATCCACTGTATATAGGATCTCCTAATGTAAGACTATATGTTATACGTTTAATATTATTCTCAGGACGAACTAACAGTTTAAAATTATCTAAACTCATATCCATAATAGGATACATAAGTTCACTCTCACCTGCATCATACTTTGCTTTAGTCTTTGTTCTAGAGCAACCAGGACATAAGCAGTTACATCTTGTGCTGGATTCTATTTGTATTCTAAACCCACCTTCCAAATATACTGAATTGTTAAGTCCTTCGTATCCTTCTTTAATCATTGTCGAACAATCGTTTGTATCTAGGAGCAACATCGAGTATACTTTGGTTTCTTGATATGTCTAAATACTTTGTAAACTTCTTAAACTCAGGTAATGCATCAGAGTAATCTTCTGATTTACAATATTGTAACACACTATCTAGTATTTTGCAAGCCTTTTCTGTCTGTAAATCAGTAAACTCTCCTTCGAAAATCTTCTTCCAACCTGTATAAAATAATTCTAATTCGTCTTTCATATCCTCAGGAAGTAACCTAATGTTAGCACGTCTGGGTCCATGTGCAACATGGTGAGTTATAACAGGTCTCTTTAATGTACTATTAATCTTCTTCCACCCACTAGCATTAACTTTCCATAACATAAACTCCGGCAAGTGCCATATATTGTTTACTGTTACTGTATAAGCGATCCATGCCATTACGTTGCTGTTCTCTTGGCAGAACTTATCTAACTTATCTAAATTCTTCTTTGCTTGTTCCCATTTAATTGGATAACGTTGATACTCTAGTACTTTGCCCATACCATCTATACTAGCACCAACTCTTACTTCTTTAAAATGTTTCCAATACTCTAATACTCTATCAGGCAATGCTGTCATGTTAGTATTGTATTCAATTAATATATTCTTAGCAACACCTTTCTTTACACACTTCTCTAGGAACTCGTAATGTCTTTCGATCATCATAGGTTCGCCGCCTGCCATATAAACGTGTCGAATATTATCTAAATTCTTTTCAATGTTATTCCAAAAACTAGTAGAGCCATGCCAACTATAATCATCAGTGTCTAGCCTACCTTTTGCATTACGTTCAAGTTTAACATAACCATGTGTGTCTTGGAAGCCATCTTCTTTATGATAGTCTGTCCACTGTTCATACCAACTATGACTATCTGTTGGTCCACACATCCTACATTGTAGATTGCATAAGTTACCAAACCGTAAATCATAATAAACAACAGGAGAATTGCTAGTATCAATAGTTCCATCTTCTGATGTCAACACTTGTGCTTGTCGTATATCAAATTCTTTCCATGTTTGCAATTCGTATTGACGTCTACTGTTAAGTCCTACGTCTTCTTCTTGCTTACAACGAGTACATTCGTCGCTCCACTTACCTTCAAGCATATTCTTTCGAACTGCTTTCATTAAGTCTGCATTACGAGCCTGCTTCATACTATGCTTACCTGCATTATACGGAGTGCCGTCTTTATGTCTAACTACACCTTGATTCTTTGTTACGTTTGCTTGACAGCAAATACGAATGTCGCCATTATTTCTAATAGCCTGAAAGTTCCAAGGTATTGGACAAAATGTTTTACTCATGCATTACTCCATAATTCCGCTGAACATTTTTCAACGCATCTTTTAATTCTTGGATTTGATTTATCATGTATACTGTTGTTAAAACTTTCGTCGAGGTCTTTCCAGTATGGATGATCAAAAACTTCTTGTATTGTATGTATATTTAAGTTATTCCAATCGATGCCATATTTGTCAATGTAATATTGATACTCTTTATGTTTAAAGTTCTTTGTTCTACCATATTTTCCACCAATATGACAACATTGATATATTCTACCATCGTAGTCTATTTGTATCATCTTACGTCTTTGCCATGGACAACGGACTGTACTTGTATCATAAAAGTTTTCAGTATCACTTACAATACTTTTTATATGAGTTTCTAAAACATTTCTTGTAGCCTTATCCATTGAATCTATTTCAATATGTTCTTTTTTCTTTGTTGCTTGTCCAGTTACCTTATAAGATTTATTATCTAAAGTTTCTTCAATTACTCTTGTTTTATTCCTTGTTGCTTTCAAATAAAATCTTTGAAATCCTAATTCTTTTGCTAGTTGTCTTGCTTGTTCAACTTGATGTGTATTATGGTCGAACTCTAAAAACTTCCATGTAGCAACACCTCCACCTGCCATAAATGCTGTTGCGTTATCTATAATTTTATTGTAATCTAAGTTACGTCTATATATTCCGTGTGTTTCAAAGTCTACTCCATCTATACCAAACTTAATATGCTCCGGTCTCCTATTAAGATGTGTGGATAATAACTTTCCTAACTTATACCACCAGTCTGTGTCATTATAAGATCCATTAGAATTAATCTCGATATTAGTTCCTGGAAACTCATTACAATAGTATTCCATAAACTCGTAACTCTGTGGGTGTATTAAACTATCACCAAAGTTACCATCTAGTTCTAACTTCTTAAAGTTAGGTAATGTCTTTTTGTTAAGTATACTTTTAAATAATTCAAAGCTCATGTTTCCTGCTTTACCAAACTCTACATATGGATTAAGTTTTACTCCATCAATGTTTCTAGCACAATCTAAACACATGGCATTACAATTACTTGTAATTTCTAATTGTATTGATTCTAAATCTTGTAATTTAATCATTACTAATGCCTAAGTGTTTTTTAATATGAACTGCAAGTTCAGGATAAACTTCTTCAAAGTTTTCTCCTCTACTTTCATCTAAAATGCGTGTACGTCTCCACATTTCAGGTAGTTCCTCTACTGTACTTCGTGCATTCATAAATTGTAACATACTATTCAATTGTTTGCAAGTGATTTCATATAAAGCATCAGGGCCATTGTCCCAATCTCTTGTAATCTTACCATGGTTTCTCATTTCATAATTACTGTTAGACATTTTATAGTCTCTAGGCTTACTATCACACCATTCTTTAAACCAACCATTCATCCAATCAGTTATATACTTTGTTACATACTCTTTTGCAGGGTCTGGCAGACTAGTTACACAATAATATGCAGGATTATGCACAGGGTGATATGTAAAGAAAGCACTTTGACTATATCGATTAAACTTAACAAAGTCTTGCTCTAAACAATACTCTATAATGTCTGTAACACTTAACACATTTAATATTTGCCAGGTGTATGTTAACCAACACGTTACATTATCTTCTGTTTGGGTATCTAATTTTGTTATGTTCTCTTTTATCTGTGTCCACTTACTTGGATACCTAACGTAGTCGTTTACTTTATCGATACCGTCTACACTTCCACCAATGTTAACCTGTCTAAAGTGTTTCCATTGATCTAATGCACGTTGTGGAATACTTGTAAAGTTTGTATTGTAATCGATCTCTAAGTCTTTTGCAGTACCATTATCGATATACTGTTGTAATACTTCGTACTGTTGATTAATGATTAAAGGTTCGCCTCCACTCATATATATTTGTTTTAAGTGAGGTGCATCTTTCTGAAGTATCTCTGCAACATCGATTCTGTCGCTCCAGCCATATGGACTCTTACCAACTATTTTAGCTCGGCTACCTTGCATTTCTAAATTAACAGTGTGGTCATACGCTTTAAACTTTTTGTATCCTGTTGTCTTCATCCATTCAGTGTACCATTGATGACTCTCAGTAGGCCCACACATACGACACTTCAAGTTACAAGTGTTATCTAAACGTAAGTCTAAGTCTAATAATGGATATTCCTCTGTGTCTATGCTACCATCTTTGGCTGTATTCTCTATTGCATCGTCGATGTCAAACTCTTGCCAATACTTCTTTAAGTCAAGCCAACGTCGGCTGTTACTACCAGCATCATCTTCTCTGTTACAACGAACGCAATGATCACTTCTCTTGCCTGCAATCATATCACGTCTTGTTTCTTTCATTACTTCGCTGTTACGACTATCGGCAATGCTAGTGTCTTCGATACGCATAGTAACACCGTCAGGGCCTTTACATTGTCCTCTGATGTTATTTTTTCTATTAGCCGCGGCTTGAACACACATACGATAGTCACCGTTGTTATTAACTCCTAGACTAACCCAGGGTATAGGACAAAAGCCTGAACAACCTTTATCTTTTATACTCTGTTCGTAATGTTCTGGATCTTTATAATGTGTTCTGTCGAAGTGTTTCATAGTGTTCGCTTATATCATTGATATTTGTTTTTCTAATTCTATCTAGCATATCGTTATGTTCAAAGAACATAGCAACTTCTTTTTCTGGTATGCCTTTTGCTTTTTTAGTAGTGTGATGTCTAACTGCTTTTAAAACTTTATCCATTGGCATACTATCGATTTTGTCTACTACAATTTGTTTGTATTCCTCAGGTAAATTAGATACCATTTGATAAGTGGGCCAAGTACAATCAATAATATTAAAGTTAATGTCTATACCATATTCTCGTTGCATAGTTTCTTTTATTTCTAACAACTCTGGATACCACTGATCAATAGTAAAACAGTCATAGACACTAAACACAATATTAGAACCAATGTTTCTAATGTTATTAATCTTTTTAGGCATTAACATAATATTTTCTTTAATTTTATGCCAATTGGCGCCTGTTCTAATATAGTCGTATGTTTTGCCTGTGCCATCTAAACTTAATTGAATCTTTGTTGTTTTAAATTGTTTAACTGCTTTAATCCAATTTTCATTTATGTTTGTTGCATTTGTTGTGTAACGCAAATTAATATTCTTTGCGTATCCATTACTAATTGTCCACTCTAGTAATTTTTGTACTTGTGGATCAATAGTTGGTTCACCGCCTAATATTTTTAATACTTCTAAATCTCTAAAGGTTTCATCATTGCAAATACTTGGTAATAATTCCGATTCGTATTCAGGTATTGTCTCCATAAATTTTTTCAATTCAGGATGTTTTTTTGTTTCTTTATCGATTAAACTACTGTTACTAGAATGACACATTCTACATTTTAAGTTACATAAGTTTCCTGGTCTATAATCTAACCATTTAAGTTCAAACTTACTTGTATCTAATTTGTCAACTTCTAAATGTTTATTAAATGTTTCTCTATCACTTTCAAGACCCGCGTTTTCTAATTTGTGACAAAGTGTACAACCTTCATGCCATTCTCCGTTAAGCATTTTCTCTCTAACAGATTCTACCATTGGCGAGTTGTAATAATCTTCAGGACTTTCTGCTTTAGTCCATTTTTTAAAACTACAACACATTTTGTATTTGCCCATACTTTCTTTATAGTATGTTGCTTGCCAAGGTGCTGAACAAATTGTATTTTTCATTATTTTACCACCTTAATTACATCGTCGAACACAGGACGAGGGTATACTTTTTCTACATTAACTGGCTTAAACGGAATTAGTTTTGTTTTATCTATTCTAGGATCGAAGTACTCGTGCTTTATACTAGCATCTTTTCCATACCCAACTCCCATTATAAATCTAAAGTCTAGGTTTTTAACATCACTATCGATATCGAATATCTCTTCCGCTCTAGTGTAATCTCTTTGTATGTTTTGACACATACCAGTTTGTATTCCTCTATTAGCCATTGCTAACATAATATAAGTAGACATAATACCTATTTCAATATTTTCTGTTTGCATTTGTCCTCGTTCACTACCAGCACGATTTTGTATTTTTGCTTTTCTTTCTCTAGTGCCTACTTCCGGAAGTTCAAACGTGTCTAGGCCTCTTGTTGAGTCTGATTCGTATCTCGACTCTAAGTCTGCTACATATCTAGAACAAAATCCTATAAGCCACGGAGCAAGTACTTGAGGATTTCCTAGATCTTCTTCATCTGTTTTGTGTTCGTTTCGTTTACAAATAGTCATTATTTCTTTGCTTATCGCAGGATCATTATTCCTTAAAAGTCTTACTTGATAAGGAAACTGTAAATTTTTAGATGGTATATGTGCGAATACCTCCTGCAGAACGTCCACAAGTTCTTCCTCTGTTGGTATCTTATCTTCTTCCCAAGCAAACGTTGTGTGCCTGTTGTTTATTATATCAAGCCATTCCATTACATATACCTCTCTAGTTGTGGTACAAAATCTAACACATTTGTATTCCTAATTTTATCTAATGCTTTTGTATGTCTTACATACCTTGCCTTTTCGTACTCTACATCTAATTTTTGGTTTAATTCTGTTTTTAAAACTTTTAATTTCTTTTCAATATCGTTATTGTTAGCATAACGTTTAAGTAATATGTCTAACTTGCTTTGAATAATTTGTTTATGATCTTCATCTAACCAACCAACACACAAATACATAGGATCAACTAACGGCAGTAAGTTAATTCCTTTAAACTTATCCCCGCCTGCTTCTTTGCCTATTTCATATAATTCACTATACCATTCGTCAATATTGAAAGCATTAGTAACTTGCATAACTGCATTAATGCCTTGCCATTGTAAATTCTTTATTTTAAATATGTCTTTAAAGTTTGTGATACACTTGTCGTAGTTAGAATTTGTTCTTAAGTATTCATTTAGCGATCCACTTGCGTCAAAACTTGTATTGATGGTTAACACCTTAAACTGTTCTAGCACAGGTCTTAACTTAATAGGATTAACTGTACCGTTAGTAAGCAGGTGTAAGTTTATACCTTTTGCATAACCTGTATCTGCCACACGTTGTAACATTCTAATAACACGTTTATCTACTAGTGTCTCTCCGCCAGACATTTTTAACCATTTAACATTATCTAAATCAAAATTACTCACGATATCAAAGTCATCACTTTCCCAGTCGATGCTGTTAACAATATCCATTGACTTTTTGTTTTGTGTAATGGTATCCCAATACCATTCTTTGCCTTGTATCTCTGGATTTGCTAAAACTTCTTTTTCAATCTTATCACTCCAAACAGTATTACAACTTCTGCATTTTAGATTGCATAGTTTACCAGGACGTAAATCAATATCTAATGGCTTGTTATGTTTGTTGCCGTTTACAATATCTAACTCAAGTTCTTCAAAGTCTAGTTTATTTTCATAACGTTCGAGTAATTGTATTCTTTGACTTTCAGCGATGTTGTCTTTTTCTTCGTGTTCCTTACAATACCAACAAGCCTTGGGAAACTCTCCTTGCATAAAAGACTTTCTTGTGTCTTGCATCACCTCTCCATTCCAAAACTCTTGGAAAGTGTCTTGCAAAGGCTTTGTTCCATCAAACCTGCCCACAATATCACTCATGCAACATAGTTTATGAGCTCTATTGTTTGCATTAATGTATCCATGTACAAAGGGAGCCGGGCAGAAGTTTTTCTTATCTTTAAGCATCAATTGATCCGCATTTTGAAATACATCTGTTTATTCTAGGGTTTTCAGTTGCATCTGTTCTGTTATTAAAACTGTCTGTTAAGTCGTGCTGGAAGTATTGGTGATTTAATATATCCATTATTCCGTGTTCGTCTAAACTGTTCCAGTTAGTGTTGTATTTATTTGTATAATATTCATATTCTTTATAAATCTCAGTGCCAGGTTGTTGGTAATTATAGTACCCAGGTAAATGACAGCATTGATATATTCTGCCACTGTGTTCTACTTGAAATCCATAGTTCTTTTCCCTACGGAACCTACAATGTATTGTACTATCGTTAGCAAAGTCTTTAACACTTTTAATTTCTTTCTTTGCTTGTGCAACTATCTCTTGACTAATTGTACTGTTAACATTCTTACTCGTAGCACTAACACCCTTGTCTAAGTCTTGTAGACCCATTGCTTCACGTATAATACTATGTCTTACTCTAGTATTTTTATATATAAACGCACTGAACCCCATTTCTTTACTCATACGTTTAGCATCTTCCAATTGGTGATCATTATAATCAAAGCCAATCCATTTCCATTCAGCGTTGCCACCATTATCGATAAACGCTTTAGCATTTTCAAATACTTTGTTTAAGTCTACTCTTACTCTGTACCTGGCATGCATTTCTGGATCTATTCCATCGATGCCGAATGTAATACAACTTGTAGGATGAAAACGTTTCATTAAGTCGCCCAACTTTGTCCAAAACTCAGGCTTCTTGTAGCCTCCATTGGAATCAATGTATAACTTAATCTTAGATGCATCTTGTGTGTCAGCGATGTATTCCAATAATTCTAAACTGTGTGGGTGATACATACTGTCACCATAGTTGCCATCAATATTAAGTTTTCTTAAATTGGGCCATTTGATACCAAAAAGATTCTTCATATGGTCCATTGTTATTTGTCTACTACCATGAGGAGTTATTCCACTGTTAACAAAGTGCTGTGTTCTTGCACAAGCAGGACATCTGGCATTACAAGCCGATGTAAACTCTATCATCATGTAGTTAATTTTATCTATGTCTAAAGCCATTTATTAATATTCACTCGTTTGAATTGTTCTGTATCACGTATTATATTTGCCAACATTAATGCCATGCCTTTATGTTGTATATGATTTAAATGATTATTAACGTCCATAGGAGTTACCTTTTTATCAGGATCCTTTTCATCAGCAGTACAAATATCAAATAATGTTGGATGTATTGTAACAGCGTTTTTAAAGTTAAAGTCATTTAATGTTACATCTATATAATCAAAGTCAAAGCAAAAGAAGTTAATGAATTTAATATGTGGCATACTAGGATATAATACTGCATCAACATACTGTAATAAGTCGTATGCTTTAGTACATTCTCTACCTTCATTTATTAAATCATACTTAATCATATTAGAAACTGTACCTTGCTTTGCTTTAAGTCCAGGATCGTGTTTGACTCCAAAGAACTCCTCATCACAAAGTGCTGGATCGTTCATACGCCAGTCTCTCATATACTCTGGAGCATACATTCTAAATGGATGACTCCACCCTACTATACAATATTTAATATTATTATAATAGTCTTGGTTCTTTAAATCTTTTACTTGATCTAACTGTCTCCAAAAGCCAGTACCACCTTTAGCACTGTTATGTATTGTAAACTGTGTTGGATCTATAGCACGGTCTAGCCAATTACGTTTAGTTTTAGTAAAAAAACTATCGCCAATAATTCGAATTACAGGATTAGGTGTGTTACTCATTAAAGTTGTTTCTTCTTCATTTCTTTTTTAAACAAGGATATACCGTATTTAATCTTATGCTGATATGATTCCTTGAAACTTTCTAATTGCCACCCTGATAATCTTTCCATGCACTCTTTTAAATTGTTTTCTTTCCACTCGTCTGTGGTATCCTGGTCTTTCCATATCATTTTCTCTGCAACAGTACGACCACATCCGTAACAGTTACTGGTTACTGGATCCCATCTACATATGCTGATACATGGAGAAATCATACTCATTAAAGTTGTTCCTTCTTCATTGCCTTAAGTGCCTGTCTAATGCCAACTTTGTAATGTCGTTGGTCCATTAAGAAGTCCTTGTGCCAATCTTCTTCACCATCTGCTATTGCGATATGCATACATGGACTAGGCATAATGTTTAACTTACGACATAGTTGTATTTGAAAATCTCTGTAATTCTTTACTTGCCAGTCACTAGGTATATGTTTCATTACATGAATACCTACTTGTGCCGCTCCCAATACTAAATGATTATAATTGTTTTGTTGTCTAATTGGTAAGTTATCTTCGTAATTACTGTAACGCACACCACTTCTAATGTTGCCTGTACCTGTGCTTTTAGTTAAACTAAAACTTACTTCACTGATAGCAGGGTGTGTTAAATCAATATGTTGATCCATACAAGTTCCATACCAAGCACAATCTATTAATACAGGAACCTTTTTTAACAAACAATCATTTAATATTGCATGATATCCTAATGGAGTTCCGCCTGTTCCACAAAATGGGAAACTAATTATTACCCAATCGTTTTCTTTTATTGGGTTATCACCATCTAATTGGCTCATGCTTAAATCTTCTGAATATACTTCGTCTAAATAAACATAATCAGACACAACACGTTTGTGATACGCATACTCGCCACGCAATATTCTTAAACGTCTGCCACTGTATCTATAATATGCTTCATCAAATGCTTGTGTAGTTCCATTAATTAAATCGCGATGCTTAAAGTTATCTAATCCATGTACAGTATTAAAATCATTATCAACAATCCATTCAGTTATACGTTCTTTATATTCACCCGCAACTTCAAAGTATCCGGGTTGGTCTAACCAATCATACCACGGTGCGTCTCTTAATGTTGTTTGAAAAAAGTAATCGTATATTGCGTTGTGCTGTTTGTGGCTAATTAATTCTTTTTCTATTAGCTCTTTCGCAAACTGATTAGTTCTGGAAATGTATCCTGCCATGAAGTTCCTCTTATCTTATCCATTTTGTCCAAGTACTCAACTAAGACTGTTATATTTGTTGCTGGTTTATCTAGTGCATTTAATAGTGCATCAAACTTTTTATATCTATTTGTAACTGTTGTACCAAGTTCCATGCGTAGTTGTGCTATATCGTTACTTGCTTTGGCTTTTATTTCATCATTTAAATTATTAATGCCTAAGAAGTTGGGTGTCCATAGTAAATGCATTCCTATAGTGCCACCGAATCTTGTTTTATTTAATTTTTTAAAGCCTTGATCCATCTTCCAACGCACAAAGTCTGGTATATGGCTAACGTTTAATGCACTAACTGTACAGTCGATGTCAACTGTTACGTTGTCAGGCATATTGTCCCAATACTTTAATACTTCTAATTCTTTAGCCCATGTACCAGGATAACGAATATATTCATAACGTTCGTATATACCGTCCATGCTTAAATGAATTAAACAATGTTTAAATTTTGTGTATAATTGTTTTAATTCAGGATCTATTGTTTGTCCATTAGTATTAAATCTTAATTCAATACCTTTTGCATAATTATTATCTACGCAATACTGTAAGAACTGTTTAAATTCTTTATTAATAGTTGGCTCACCACCAATAATATAAATATGTCTTAGGTTATGCAACTGCTCATATATGTCAGTCCAATATGTTTTATTATTTTTCCACCAATTATATCCACCTGCTTCTGATTTATTCCAATAAACTTCTTTATTTAATTCATCACTAGCACTGCTAATTAATTTATTATAGTCAGGTATCCATTGTGTACTATCAGCAGGGTTGCACATAACACAAGCAAGGTCACATTTATTACCTAACTTCATATCAACATAGTGTATACCATAACTCATTGCTCCACTATTGTCAACACCTTTTAATAATGCAGGCACATCAATACGCCTTTCCCACTCTTCGTTTTCCCATACACGTTTACTGCGATAGCCTAATCCTTCTTCTTTATAACAAGTTAAACAAGCTCTTGGCATCTTATTTGCCAACATATCTGTGCGTATAGTACGCATAAACTCTGTATTCCAATAGTCTTCAGCTCTATCCTGCTTTAGATTAACTAAACTACCATCATCTTTACGATTAACGCCGGGTTTTCTATTATCTTCCGTACTACTACTGTTAGCATGACAGCATATCTGCATACTACCATCAGTGCGTGTGCTTAAATGAATAAAAGGCAGTACACAAAAGCCTTTTAATTGTTTATGATTCGTTGGTGTCTTCATCTATTGTTTCAATATCTAGTATGCTTTGATCTAATCCTTCTACAGCCTTGTTACTGCCAGGACCAATACCTGTTCCGCCTTGATGTTTAAAGCGTCCAGTCTTTTGACCTTCTGGAGCCATAACAACTTGACCACCATCTTTAGTAATACCTGTATCATGTATTTCGCTGATGTCTTTATACTCACCAGTTTTTAAATTCTGTTCATTACGTCTCATACTTTCAAATATACCATCACCTAGCTCTGTATGACACATTTGTTTACATTTAGCAGGTTGCATTTCACTACTATGTTTCCAATCTTCTTCTAACAAATACTCATAAAAAGGATGTTCTAGTATGCTTCTAACTGGATTATCGTCGTCTGCAAAGTTATATAAACTGTTCCATTGATCATCTATACCATACTTCTTATAACTTGGTAGAGGCCAATGCTTGTCCTTATTTTCATAAAACTCTATTCCACCTAACCAATTGCAGGGCCATACTTTACCTGTTGCATCAACATATATCCTTGGATCACCTATGTTTTGACATATAATGTTTTGTTTAGTGCTCCAAAACTTTTTAGCAGTCTTGCTTGTACGTTCGTGTATGCCTTTAATCTTTTCTCTATAAGGATGTTGATTCTCTGGATTAATACTTACATTAACTGGGCTCAATTCGGTGCCACCTTGCTTGGCGGCTCGGGCACTCAGTGCCGCATTAGCGTCGGTAAGCTCAAATTTCATACTAACGTCTTTTCGCAGTTCCTCCTGCTTTAAACTACGGTCTTTAAGCATTTCAAACTCTTGGTCTTCTGCTAGTTTCTCTGCTTCACGTTTGCTCATGCGTATGGGGTTATATCTAAAACTAACCTTTTCTATAAACTCACTAAAGCCTATTTCTTTAGCCCATGCTTTTGCTTCTTCTAATTGGTGTTCATTATGGTTCATCATAATCCATTGCCATCTAGCTCTGCCTCCTGCATTAATAAACGCAGTAACATTTTCCACTATCCTATCCCATTTTGCACCCACACGGTATAAATGGTTGGTGTCTGCTAGTCCGTCAATGCTAAAGGTAACTCTACCGCCGTAATAGTTTTTAATATCATCACGGCTTCCACCTTCTCCATTGATGATGCCAGCCAGTTCAGCCCACCATTCAGGACTACGACTTGCTCCGTTTGAACTTATGCTTACGTTCTTTGTTCCATTTGTTCTAAACCAACGTAGTATGTCTAATGTCTCTGGATGTGCTGTTGGATCACCATAGTTACCGCAACTTAAAAAATAATGCAGTTGAGCACAAAATTCGGGTGGGAAGAACTTTTTAACGTCTTTAAGCATGATTAGTTTCTTACCTGCTTTCTCTAGTTCTGGATTAAATGTACGTCCACAACCTCCACAGTATAAGAAACAAGTATTATTGAATTCCAATTCTAAACGTTTAACACGTTCATATTGAAACATAGTGTTGCCTTCAGCATCAAACCATTTGTTTGCTTTGCGTTCTTTTAATGATAGTACACTTAAAGGTTCTAATGGATTAGTAGTAAATTGTGTTTTATCGTATGGGTTGTCCAGTTTTGACATCTATGTTCTCTTGTAATTGATAGTTAGCATTGTTACTCTAATAGTATTGTTATTTACTCTGTTCTACACTAGTACAGGTTTGTTTTACACTAGTAGAGAACTAAAAATAATAAATGATTTAATTCACATTATAGTATACAGTTGTATAGTAGTTAAAGTTTGCATGGGGAAAGCACACACTATAGAACTAGTATACGCACTACTATTTAGCACTGCTTATAGTACTCATTATACTAGAGAAACAACCAAAGAGCAAGTAAATTCATTTAATTACACTAGTAGTGATACTGAATCTAGGGTGTAGAATTTTTCTTATAGGTCGGTTCGAGTCGCTGAGGTATGCCTTTCTGTCGCTTCCGTTTCTCAAGGTATGTCCATTACAACCGTCTACAATGCTGATTCAGTTATAAACTTCACTGTTAAGGGGTCTAAACACTCACTGTAGTGCTGATTGCGTAGTATGTCTACACTAGTAACACTCTTTACCATGTCTGCTAGTCTACTCTTAGTCACGGGCTTATAATCATTTAATAATGTTTTAATATAATTAATTAAAATATCACTTTGACCTTCAACATACTCTATGTTCTCTAGTGCGTATACTAGTATATGTTCAGGTACTATGTCTAAACTGTTGTATATACCGTCAGGGTGTAGCACATTGTTCACATATAAATGTTCTGACCCTACTCGTTGTTGTAGTTTATGTATGTTCTCTATGTTAAACATCTGTGGTACACAAGTATAGGCCCAATGTATTGTAGTACTACTAGTGTATCTACTTTCTAGTAACTGTATACGAGCATTAAACTTGTCCCATGTAAAGGGATAGCGTATGTAATTGTATGTTGTACCATAACCATCAACGCTTATATTGAATCTTGTGTTCTTAAATTGCTCTATACGTTCAAGAAACTTTGTTGTAAACTTGGTAGCATTGGTAGTAACGTGTAGTTCAATGTTTTCTGCATACTTGTTGTCTATACATCTATCGAACAAGCGTAGTACTTCTGGTTGTAGCGTTGGTTCACCACCGGTTACTTTAAGTTGTGTTAACTGTGGTAGTAGATGTTCAATGTCTTCTAGTGTACTTGCCGGCAAACCTCCGATGTAATTGGTATCTGCATGGCTTCTTCTCCTAGGGCCGAAGGCATTAGCATAGTTAACGGGCACTGTCAACCCCCGGGATTCTAGTTCTACTATGTCTTGTGCTATTAAATTACTGTCACTTGGGCCACACATCCTACACTTGAGGTTACATTGGTTGGTTAACTTGAGGTCTAGGTATGAGATCGCAGGTTCAACAGTGGTATGATGTTCATACTTACTGTTATATCTTTGTCTTATACTAGTACCACTACGAGTTTCATCTCTCCAACACCTTCCACACATAGGGTTTTGTACACCATTAGCAAGGTCATTGCGTAGTTTATCCATGTAAGCACTAGTGAACCACTCACTTAATGTCATGTTGTTACGTCTTATACTCATACTATCGCCGGCTCTTGCTACATTAGTAGCGTTAGGATCCTGTTTATACCACGTGCTTTCATCATTTGCATCACTGGTCCACAGTGGTTGATCACTGCCCATGGCATTACAACATGGTTTGAAGGTTCCATTAGCACTAGTATGCGAATGAATCCATGGTAACATACAGTGTGTAGGGCTTTTCTTATTGGGTTTCGTCATTACTACCTGTTCATAAGGAGGTTAATATTATATTATACACTGTTTATTCAGTTTGTCAACCGTTTAATTAGGTTGACAACATGGTGAAAACCTGTTATAATGTATATGTAAACTGGAGTTCTGGACTATTGAACCAATAGTAACGTACAACTATGACTGAATATCCACATAATAATGTGTACAAATGTATTTATTTAGGTTGACAAGCCGGCTAGATATGCTATAATAGTAGTATAAGTTAAGTTAAACAAACAGGAGATACTCTATGCAGTACGCAATCGTCGACTTCGCAACACAAACTACACTCTTTTTCTCTACATTCGATCAAGCCAGTAATGCCTGCATTAGTTATAACGTAACAACATCACCTAGTCAAGCCGTAGTTGTGTGTTTATCTGAATTAGAAATCGACTTATTATAAAATAACCGGTTGACAGTACGTCTAGTTGTGTTATAATTATAGTATAAGTTAACTTTAAAGGAGCATACATATGTCATATGATAACATAGAGCAAACGAGTATTACTACTATACAAGATTACTTTACTGATAACCTGCAGAGTTGTGCTCCTAAGATGGAATGGGCACATGGTGTGCTATGGGTAGACAGTGATGATGAGAGTGAAGTCAATACTATTACTAGTATACTAGAGAATGATGTACTAGCACCAGGTCTTACTACAGAGACTAACTGTTTGAAGGCTACAACAACAGAGCCTTGGGATCAGTGGGCTATTGATATAGTAGGTAGTCCCTATGCATAGTAGTACTAGTACTAGCAGTGTATGTACACTGTAGACCCCTAATATTGAATCTATGCTATATGCTATACTAGTATTAGAGTAAACTCAGAATAATAAAAAAAGAATTATATTTCAGGCCCAGGGGGCTACGTTTTGGCCCCACCGTGATTCCTTACCCTGGCGCAATCAAATCGCTGGTCAACTTTTTTAGGTTTTGGCAACACCTTTTCAACCCTTTAGTTCCGCTACTAGTATACTAGTAAATAAACTTATAGTCTTCTAGGGTTATATAACGTGTGATGGATATGTCTACACTAGTAACGTATTAAACCTGTACTATAGTAGACGTAGTCACTACTACAGTATGCACTCTTTCGAGTACAATATGATTATATAGTATTGCATATATCATACTGTGTTTATATAGTATTGTATATAATTTGGAATGTTACTTATAATGTACAATGTATACTATAAGCAACACTTTCAATATGTTTATGTAATACTGCACTACAACTCTAGTACTGCATACACTAGTAAAACTTTCATACAATTTATACTTGGGCTTTTTAAAAAATTTGCTACAGAATTTTTATGGGTTTTTACTACACCCTTGATGCTTGTTAATCAAATTGGAGTTGTAGTTGCTCAGGATTAATTACACCATTAATAAAGTTTTCCTCAATACTTTCAGCATAAGCACGACTGTGGTTAGTACAACTGCGAGTTTCAAGTAGTACACCATTTTCCCATAGCTCTACAGCATAACTAGTAA